AATTTTTTGGAGTGATGGATATTTTGTTTGTTCTATTGGTGAAGCATCACCAGATACTATTCGTGAGTATATCCTATCACAAGGTTAAGTCGCTTATATCCAACCCACGTAAAAACGATGGATGGGTTTTACGCTCCGTTCAATAAATTGATTTTATTGTTATCTCAGCATTATGATACTGTTTTTTTTTTAAATCTAAATAATCGACTATAGTAGCTTTGAGTACTGTTTCTGATATTGCTGGACAAAAAATTTTTTTTGTAAATTCTAAAACATTGTTAATCGCTGTTTTATGATTTTTAATAGTGCCGCAACAATATAAATATATTACAATATTATCTTCTTGATACTCACGATTTAAAAACTTCCAAATTATTTCTGAATCATACATTGATTATTGGGTGGGGTTCATTATATTTATAACTATAACAAAATTAAAAAAACAAGTAAATGGCATTAGAACTAACAGACGCAGAGATTGCAAAAATATTAGCTGAAAAAGAATTAACAATAATAGATTTTTGGGCTCCTTGGTGTGGACCATGTAGAATGTTATCACCGATTATTGATGAATTGACAAAAGATAACGCAGATAATGAAAGAGTCAACATAGCGAAGGTTAATGTTGATGGGAACGCAGAAACAGCTGTTAAATATGGTATTAGAGGGATACCAACCCTTCTTTTTATAAAAGATGGAAATGTTGTTGATAGGGTGACTGGTTTAAAAAATAAAAGTGAATTACAAGAAAAAATAAACACTTTGTTGTCATAAGACAACGGAGTATTTTATTTTGATAGCGATACTTATAAACATGAAAAAAAAATTAATCATAACAGAAGGTCAGTTAGAACGTTTAAAAACGAATCTTAAAGAAGGTTCCATTCATTCCAATATTATTAAACAAATGAAAGAAGATTTGGACACCAATTACGAACCAGTTGAAAAATTTGTTCGTGAGGAAGGTGAATATTTTGAAAAACCTATGATTATGATTAAAGTTGACCAAGAAGTTATCACTCCAAAATCGTTATACGAATATTTTAAAGACAAGTATAAGATGGGTGAAGAATTTACCAAGCAAGTAATCCGAGATTGGATGTACGGAAATATTACTGATGATTATCGCCTATCAAAAAACATTACTATGAATTAATAAAATGGATTTGAAATATAAAATAAGGAATGTTCTAAAAAAAGAATATGGTAATTTTGAAACTATATTAGAACATCAGTATGAAGACAAACTTACTGAAAACCTTATTGAAGGGTCATTATCCAAAAGAAAAGAGTGGGCCACATATAATCAAGTTGTTTTAGAATTAAAACATAGTTTAAAAGATATGCTTCGTGTTAAAGAGTTACAATATAAATTAACCGATGATGGCAACCCCAATGAAATAATTATTGAGGCTATTGAAGAGGTAAAAACATTTACACCAGAACTTGAAAGGTTATATTACAAGATAAAGAATTTTAAGTAAACTACCCACCCACGCAAAGCGATGGGATGGGCTTTAAATCTGAATTATGCAAAGCACAGCTATACATACTCGACTTTTCGGGGTTTATTACAGAACCCCCAAGCGTAGCAATATTGAGCGATGCGTTTACATCAGCGTCCATATTGTTTCCGCAGTTATTACATTCAAATATTTTTCCTTTCCTATTGCCTATGTGGTGGCAGTTGCTGCAAGTCTTGCTTGTGTATCTTGGATTAACAAGAACAACTTGAACACCATTAAGAATAGCTTTGTAGGAAATATATTGACGCAACTGATTGAACGACCACTTGCCAACTCTTGTTCTAAAATTTTTGCCTTTTTTAAGCGAAGAAAAGCGGATGCCTTTAAGGTCTTCAAGAGCAATTCCTTTGTTTTCTTCTTTAGCAATTTGAACAATTTGTTTGGAAATTGTGTGGTTGATGATAGAAGCGGTGGTACGTTCTCTGCCACTAAGCCTTTTCAAGAGTTTTTTACCTCCTCTTGTGCGTTTGCTTTGAACGGAACTTCTTACTTTTTGTCTTTTTTCTCGATAATCTTGAAGTTTTTTAGAGTTAAATTCTTTACCATTACTAAGAGTTGCAATCGAAACCAACCCCATGTCCACACCGATAAACTTCTCAATATCTTCCACATCTTCTTCGGGAACATCAACGGTTTGAAACAAGTAAAACTTACCTTTCTTGTAAACCAAATCAGCTTCACCTTTTATGTAAGGCAAATAGTTTCGGTTATGGCAAACAAAAGGTATTTTAATCCTACCACCAATAGCCCAAAGAGAAACAATATCGTTAGGCTTGTAGGTCATAATACGACTGTCATAACCAATACTGCCAAGTGGTCTAAATTCTCTTTTTACTTTCTTTTCAAGTTTGTAAGCATCAGCAACTTTTGCTATACATCTTACAAGAATTTGAGAAGAAAGTTTGAATGTAGCCTTATAAGGATGGTAAACTTCGTGATGCAGTTTAAAGTTATTGAAAATACGCTTCTCCCAAGCCACCTCAGAAATGGCATTACAAACAGAATTAGCTTCCTTCATCGTATCGAGAAGCAAGTTAGCCTGTTCGTCAGTAGGCAAAAGTTTTATTTTCAATGTAAGTTTCATACAATCATAAATACACACAAAAATACAAAAAGTTTCTTATATCAGAAAATAATTTTAATTTTGTTTAACTTTAAAGGCGTTAGCGTGTCGCTTACCTCCCATCCACACTACGTGATGAATGGGTTTCACGCTCCGTTAAATGAATAGTTTTAATGTAAGTTATGTTACCACATTGCCAAAAGAAGGCAATTCACCTAGGGTAACGATTAGCGGTGATATACCGCAAAAATATTTAGTTAAGTTTTACGATAGAACTAAAGATTTAGTAAGTTCTGGATATTGTGAAACAAATCAAACCATAATAGCTAAAGCAAAGCAATGGTTTACACAATGGGTTGTAATGATTGAAGATGAGGGTGGAAAAATGGTTCATATTGATTATTTTAATCCAACAAACAAAATAATTTCTATTAAGATAGACGCTTTTGCTTTGGGTGATAATATTGCTTGGATGCCGTATATTGAGGCATTTAGAGAGTTACATGAATGTACTGTAATATGTTCAACATTCCATAATGATTTATTTGTTGAAAGTTATCCAAACATTATATTTGTAAAACCCAATACAGTAATTGAAAATATTTATGCTCAATACTACATTGGTGCTTGTGAAGAAGAAAACCCATATTATGCACCAGTAAAGTCACGTGAGGTAGCATTACAATGGGTTGCTGCTTATACTTTGGGATTACCAAGAATTGAAATAAGACCAGATTTAACAACCAAATATAAAAATAGAATAATCAACGTAAGAAAGAAATACGTTACGTTATCTGAATTTGGAAGTGCTGAAAATAAATCTTGGAAAGCTGAGAATGGTTGGCAACAAATTGTTAATTTTTTGGTTGAAAAGGGATATGATGTTGTTGTAATATCAAAAGAACCCACTCAATTAAATAATGTGGTTAATATGACTGGAAATATTGATTTAAGTTATAGAATCATTGATATAATGAATGCTGAATTTCATTTAGGAATTAGCTCTGGATTAAGTTGGTTGGCATGGGCGTTGGGTAAACACGTAGTTATGATTAGTGATGTAACACCAACATGGCACGAATTTCAAAGTGATGTTACGAGATTTTGTGCTAATGATTTAACCAGTGTTAAATATGATGCTGAGGGGTATACAAAAATAGAAGATGTTATTGAAAAGCTCTCCCAAATGGTAGTTTGAAGATATTTATAGTAAATAACATTTTTATCTTAAACTACAATGATGGGAACAAATATTTTTTTATTTAACTCTGGTCATAGTAAAAAAACTAAGCTTGACAAAGCCTACAATGAGCACTTAAAAAACATTATACATACTATTAATGAGGAAGAAGAGAGTAGATGGGAGACATATAGCATAATAATAGAACAGTTGGTTAAACAAGGAAAAGAAAATTACTTAAACGAAATAAAGTATAGGTTGTCAGATGGTGAAAACCCTAACAAAGTAATTTTAAGTATAATAGACAGAGAATCTGATAATGTAGATGCTTTGACTTGGTTTTTTAAAAAAAGAATTGAGGAGTATTTGGAGGAAGATTATTTTAAAAGATTTTACTTTTAAAACTTGTCTTTAACAAATAATTTTAGTAAATTTGTTAAATATACCATGAAAAATACAAATATTACAGATAGATTGACATTTTTGGCTGAACAATTCGATGTTTTTGAATATGTTGGTGATGATTTAGTTGCTAATCCAATTATGGATAAGCTACAATCTTTGAAAGCTGATGGATATGAAAGCAAAACAATTAGCACTAGTAATGGTGATTTAATTGGTATTGTTTCGACAAAGACAAACGAAAAAAACCGTATTTTCAAAAAAATTAGCGTTTCTTCTAAAGTTTTTTCAAATATGATAATGGCAGACCCAACTGAAAATAAAATATACTTACAGTGGATGCTAAACATATTTACCAGACTAGTAAAAAATGGTAGTGAGAATGATATTTCATCAGCTATAAGATTTGTAAGTGAAGATTTGCCACAGGCCAATGTTTATCTTGTATTGTTTGAGGATAATAAAAGAAAACGTAAGTTTAGGGAATTGTGTAAAAACAGTTATAGCCTTAAACATGTGGAAGACCCAACCAACATCAATCAGTATAAGTCATTATCACAACTGTTTGATGCCGTTGACCCTTTTATTGAACGAGAACCAAGTGCTGTTGAGAGAACTATGGGTAAATTTGTGGAATCTGGGCAAGCTGAGATTCCTGTAAAGGATAGAAAGTTTACACTGTTTATCCCTAAAACAACAGCAGCGAATGTTGTGTTTGATAAGTTTGCTAACTGGTGTACGGCCAAAGAGGGTAATGGTATGTTTAAAAACTATACTCAGAACAATAAAAAGCCGAATGGTAAAAACTCGGATATTTATATTATAATAAATAACAAGTTTTTCTCTGGTGAATCTGAAGAGATGTACCAAATACACTTTGAAACCAACCAGTTAAAAGACAGAAAAAACAGCCAAAACGTTAGCATTTTTGAAAATGTATTGGCTGAAAACGAAGGGTTGAGCAATTTCTTTTACGAAGAATTGATGGGTATGGCTAAAGAATTTAAACTAGGGATTGAGCAAAACAAATACTTAGATTATTTAATAAAATTTGGATTTACAGAAAGTTTATTTGAAATGTTTCCAGAGGACACACCATCAATAAGAATTATGAATAAAGAGGTGCCTAAATTACCAGATTTGAGTAGATTTAAAAAACTTGACCAATTTATTATTACTATGGCAAATTTAACTGAGCTTCACCCATCTATTGGAAATCTAAGTAATCTGGAGATGTTAGTTTTGACGGATAACAAAATTAAATCACTACCTAAAGAAATAGGATTATTAAAAAATCTTGTGTTTTTAAACCTTACTGGTAATCCGATTAAAGATATTCCATCTGATATTGCATATTTAGATAAAAGCAATGGTGGGTCGCTGTATCGAATTGGAATAAAAGAAGAAGACATAGGAAAGGAGAATTATCATAAATTAAAAAGTTTGTTACCACAAACTAAAATTGACTAAGATAAGGGCTCCATTTTTGGAGCCCTTATTGTTTATAATGAGTTTTAAAATTAAAGACTATGAAATGGAGAAGAAATGATGAAGTAATCAAAATACCAATTGTTGAATATTTGGAAAAACTTTTTGATGAAGAATTAGAAAAAGGAATAACACTTAAAGTATCAATAGGAACTGACTCACAAAAAGCTAGTAGAGGTAGCTATAAATTTGCTACAGTTATACTTATTAGAACTTTTGAAGATTTAGGTGATGGTATCACTGTTGGTCATGGAGGTATGATTATATCTTCAACATACTATAACCATTTCAAAGCAAAAAATAAAGAACTGGTTAATGAAAGAATGGTATTTGAAGTTAGCAAATCAGTGGAAGTTGCTTATGAAATAGCAACTTTGTTAGATTTATATGATATACCACTTGAAATTCACGCTGATATTAATCCAGACCCAATTCATGAATCTAATAAAGCATTGCAACAAGCTATTGGTTATATTTTAGGAATGGGCTATAGTTTTAAGGTAAAACCAGACGCTTATGCCGCATCAAATGTTGCTGACCATAAATGTTGACATTTATTTTGGTTATGGTTTATCTTTTTGTTAATTTCAACATATTTATATGTAATAATAAGATTTTTTTAAAAACTTAAAAACATGTCAAATAAAAAGAAAACAGTTAGAATCAAAGAAAATGACCTTGTTGATTTAATTGATAATATTGTTAATGAAGCTGTTACAATAAAAAAACAAGAGTGGATTAACGAACAAGCTAAAAAAGCAACTAACAAAACAGCTGTTTTAGAAAGTAAAATTGCTAAGTTAGAAGCACAATTTAAAGCTTTAACTGAAGGTAAAAAGAAGTAATTCTAAATCAAAAATATTAATGGCTAGGTTATCTTTTCAGATAGCTTAGCCATTTTATTTTATTTACTTGTCACAAATTTGGTATATTTTTGTGACATATGGATAACTTGATTGAGAAATTAAAAAAAGAAACCGAGCCATTGGTTTCAACCGTTGCTAGAGATGAATTTATAACTGCTAGCGAAAAAGCCTTTGATTGTGCATTTGACGGCACTTCTAGGTTCCACCCATGGAAGATGCCAACCAAGCTTCCAAACACGTTTAAAATTGGTGTAATAGTGGGTAGTAGTGGTTCTGGCAAATCAACACTACTTAAACATTTTGGTCGAGAAGAAAATCCTATTTGGAATGCCAATAAATCAATCATATCACATTTTGATAGTCCAGATGATGGAATCAATAGATTAGGTTCTGTTGGTTTCAATTCAATACCTTCATGGTATAAACCTTACAATATTTTATCCAACGGTGAAAAATTTAGAGCTGATTTAGCCAGAAAGATTAAATCTGGAGCAGTTATTGATGAATACACTAGTGTAGTTGACCGAACAGTAGCTAAAGCGGCCAGCATCGCCTTATCAAGATATATCAAAAATAATGATATAAATAATATTGTTATATCAACATGTCATAATGATATTATTGATTGGTTGGAACCAGATTGGGTGATTAATACGGATACAGGTGAATTGCTTCACGGTTTTTTTTTGTCCGACCAAAAATCATTGTCAAAATATATAGGACAAACTATGATAGTTGGGGAATGTTTAAAGACCATCACTATTTAGATGGAAATGTAAATAAAGCAGCCAGATGTTATGTAGGTATTTGGGAAGACCAAGTTGTTGCTTTTGGTGCAACGTTGACAATGCCCAATGGTTCTTTAAAAAACGCATGGCGTGGTCATAGGACGGTAATTTTACCAGATTATCAAGGTATGGGTATTGGGGTAAGATTTTCGGATGCTGTGGCTCAAATACACATAGATGAAGGTCATAGATATTTTTCCAGAACCAGTCATCCAAGAATGATATATTATAGAGAAAATTCTTCTTTATGGAAACCAACTAGCAAACATAAAAAGTTACGAAAAGATGTTTCGGATAATAATACATATAAACAACATATGTACGATAATAAAAGATTATGTGGTAGTTTTGAGTATATTGGTGAGATTAAATTATAGGTTTAAATTTTCACGAATAAGACGTTTAATCAAAGATTTGGTACCTTCATTTACCTTTTCCTTCCCCCAATCTTTTTTAGCTTTTTTTTCCATTTTTTCTATTCTATCATAGTAATCTGGAAATTCAGTAACGTGGTCCATAGCAATTTCAGTTGCTTTTTCTTTATCGCTGGTATGTTCTTTTTCAATCTCTATACCTTTTTTTAGTTGAGCTTTGATTTTATCAACTGATACTTTGAATTTCTTTGCTATATCTTCGACAGACATCTTATCTGCTTTGCCGCCTTTGATTGTGTTTGTTTCAGTAACTGATTCATTGGCATTAGCATGAAGGGCTGCTAGATATTTTTCAATAGGCCCTTTGGTACAACCAACCTTGGCACCCGTGTCTTTTTTATAAACACAATTATTTTTAACTTTATAAGGCATAGTTTTAATTATTTTTATATTTCCAATCAATTTTATTCATATATTTCTGGGTGTAGTTTACCATAAATTCTAATTATCTTTCCAGCAACAGCATTTGCTTCGTTTTCTATTTCACTACCATCAGCACCATCTATTTTTGGGTTTGTTAATCTACCATCTAAATTTTGTCTGTGATGTTGAAGTTCGTGAGCAATCGACCTAATAATATCAACTATGGCTCTGTCTTTTGCGTAAACAACCAAATAACCATTTGTGCTATAATATGCTGTTGTTGTTAGGTCTGGTGTTCTTTCATAAGCCAAAGCTACCTTGATGTCATCATCGATATCCAAGTATTTTTTAACAAAGTTAATGAAATCACCCATTACCTTAACATCTTTTTCTTTTTTTGTAAGAATTCTCTCATTAAGAGATTCTTTTTTTGGTGAATTATCGTGACCACATTCGTGACAAACATACAAGTCTTTTTTATCTGATTCAGATTCTTTCCAATGCCATCCACACTCGGTACATGTTATGGTTTTATCCAAGGCTTCTCTAAGAAGCGATTTAATCATTGGTTTTAGGTTTTCTTTCATTCCTGGTAATTTTGGGTATCTAATCATTGTATCTCTGAATTCAAAATTTTTATTGTGACCTTTATTCATTTTGAAACCAAATTTTTTATAAAATTGTACTAATCTATTAACATTTCCACCAAAATCGCTAGAAGGTGTTAAAGCTATTATTTGTCCATGTTCATCTGCATATCTAACCAAATCTTCCATTAAACTACTACCAATACCAGTATTTCTAATTTCTGGATTAATAATAATCCTAGAAAGTATAAGGCTAGTTTTGGTTTCATATATATCCAAAGCTTTTAAGACTTCTCCGTATTTATTTTTTAATATGTCTTCTATCATAGTTATAAATATAAAAAAACCCACAAAAAATTGTGGGCTTTTTATTATTTTGATTTTGTTTTGGTAGTTTTAATTGTGATTTCTTCTTTTTCAGTATCAAATCCGATGTTTATTGTGTCACCTTCCTTAATGTTGTCGTTAAGAATCTCATCGGCCACAGCATCTTCAATATAATGTTGAATGGTTCTAACTAGAGGTCTAGCACCATATGTTTCATCGTAACCTTGTTTTGCCAAAAAATCCACAGCTTCTTTAGAAATTTTTAGTTTAAAATTCATTTCCGATAAACGTTTTTCAAGTTTTGCAACTTCAAGATAAATAATTTTATGAATATCTTCTTGAGTAAGGCCTCTAAAGATAATTGCTTCATCAATACGGTTAAGGAATTCTGGTCTAAATTTCTTTTTAAGTGCTTTTTCAATGATATCACGAGCTTTATTTTCTTCATTTACAATACTAGCAGCTGTTTCAAAACCCATATTCTTGCCAAATGAATTTACTTCTCTTACACCAATGTTTGAGGTAAGGATAATCAAAGCATTTTTAAAGTTTACCTTGCGTCCCAAACCATCAGTTAATTGACCTTCATCCAACAATTGCAATAATAGATTGAACACATCTTCGTGTGCCTTTTCAATTTCATCAAATAAGATAACACAATGTGGTTTTCTTCTAACCTTTTCAGTCAATTGACCACCTTGGTCATAACCAACATATCCTGGTGGTGGTCCAATAAGTCTTGATACTGTATGTTTTTCCATGTATTCAGACATATCCATTCTAATTAGTGCATCTGAATCACCGAATACTTGTTCAGCTAGTAATTTAGCCAACATTGTGTTGTGTGATAAAATTCCATTGGTATAATATCTTCTATTGGACCCTTCTTTTAATTCAAGGTCATACATAACTTCTTCATAACCTAAATTTGTAACAGAGGTAACTTCAGATAAAGGAGTATCTAATTTTTCGTGAAAAAAACTATTATCTTCCGTTACACCAAATTCACCGATAAAAATTTTATCACCAGTTACTAAATTTTTAACAAAAACCTCTTCCATTTGTTCGTTGAATACAAAATGATTATCAGCACATTTAAGCTCTTTTCCATCATTTAATTTAAGGTGATATACTTCATATGGTATTGTCTCATGCAATGCTTCTATATCAATAAAACCATCATCAGTTAAAACTTCATAGTCTGATATTTTGGTTGTCTTAGTAATCTTTTTTAACGATTCTAATTCGTGTTTATCAAATAATAAAACATTATTTGATTTATCAACTCTTTTTTTAATTTCTTCTAGTCTGTTTAATAAATTATAAAAACCATTCATTTCGAATAAATTATAATCTAATATTTCAATTCTATCAGAATATGAATTATTATATTTACATTTAACCCCAGATGGTTTAAACTCTAATGTTGTCACACTAACAGGTATTGAACCTAAATCTAAGTAATAGGTTTCATTTAATTTAATCTCTTTTTTCATTTATTTTGTTTTTAAAAAATTTATACATTTATTTATTATTTCTTGTTTATTCCCCCACCTGTATTCCGAATCCCATATTACAATAACTTCAAAACCGTTTTTAATTGCAATATCTAATTTTCGTTTATCTTTACCCCACATATCTTGTGCTGTAATATTTTTTCTAAAAGGATGTGGATAATCAGTAGAATTATATTTTTTTGGGTTTCCATGATACATATCACCATGAAATTCAATTATTTTTTTATTAATAGTATCAGTAAAATCATATAACCAAACACCACCTTCTTCTTTCTCTAATTTAAATTCTTTATTATGTGTGGCAAAATAAATTTTATCTTTTTCACTAATATCGTAACTTTCCAATAGTTTATAAAACAATTCTTGAGAAATTTTAGAATATCCAATCACCACATTACCATTGTTTAATAATGAATTTAACCATTTGTTTTGTCTTTCAGTAAAACGTTTTTTACCGTTTTCTTCACCATATTTTAAAATACATTTTTCAAGACTAAATGTTGATTGGTGTTCGGACACATTTTGTTTCGCTTCTTCTTCTGTATGTCCCTTATTAACCCAATATTCAACATTTGATGGTATTAATCTTTTTTCAAAATCAACTTGTTTGGCTGATTTTTTTTGGTTTTTACTAATAATATCTTTTGCCTCATTTTCAGAATGACCCTTATTAACCCAAAAATCGGAATTTGTTGGTGTTAGACAAATACGTTTAATTTCTTCTTCACTGTAACCTTTATCGACTAACATTTGTTTTGATTTACCATGGTAGATTTTAACACATTTAGATGATTTTTGTTGTTGTTTAGAAATTTCATCGATAGCTTCTTCTTTAGTGCAACCTTTATTAATCCAATATTCTTCACATAAACGGTTTCTTTGTTTTAATTCTTTATTACGTTTATTAATTTCACCTAAAGCGTTTTCTTCTAACCAACCACGTTCAATGAAATACTCTATATTACCCCATTTTTTAGTTTTAAAACCATAATTTTTAACCAACCAACCACGCATCAACGATAATGAAACAACACCTTCTTGTTCTTCTAATTTAACCATCAATGATTCAATTTCTTTTTTAATTGTTTCATTATCATAGCGTATGTTTTTATCTAACATTAAAACATGATTCTTAAATATTTCTAAATTTGGAAACACTTCATTTACCTCTTTTATACCTTTACTTGTTTTTATCTTCATAATATCTATTTTATAATAAATATCACGAAGTTTTAAAAAGTTCGGACTAATTGGTGTTGGGTACGATATTTTTTATATTAATCGTTTTAATCTCACCAGTTACCTTGTTTCTAACAGTAATTTCTGTATCACCACAAATACATTTACCAACACCAGTAGGACCTAAGAATATAAATGAACCAACAGGTTTGTTTTTATCTTTGATACCGATACGATTACGTTTGATGGCTTTGACAACTTTGCTAACCGCAGCATCTTGACCGATAACTTTACCCATAAGTTCTTTGTCCATATTCATAAGACGTTTGCTTTCTTGTGTGGAGATTTTGGTCAGTGGGATACCAGTCATCATAGACACAACTTCAGAAATAAGTTCGACACCAACTTCTGTTGTTTTCTTCTCAAACCTATCATTCCATTTATCCATAGCGGTTTGCAACTGTTCAATAACTTTTTTTTCTTCATCTCTAAGTTTTGCGGCTTCTTCGTATTTTTGTTTGATAACAACTTCTTTTTTTCTTTCGTTAATTTCAAGTTTTTTAATTTCAAGTTGTTTAATTTCTTCTGGTTTTTCAAAATTTACATTAGTGGTGGCACCAGCCTCATCCATTACATCAATAGCTTTATCTGGCATACTTCTTTCCATAATATAACGGTCAGCCAATTTAACACATTCATCAATAGCTTCTTCAGTATATTTTACCTTATGATGTTTTTCATATTTTTCTTTAATGTTCATAAGAATAATCTTAGTTTCTTCAAGGGTTGGTTCTTCAATCAATACTTGTTGAAAACGTCTTGTTAAAGCACCATCTTTTTCAATATTTTCACGATATTCATCAAGAGTTGTCGCTCCAATAATTTGAATTTCACCACGTGCCAACGCTGGTTTAAAGATATTTGATGCGTCCAATGAACCAGACGCATTACCAGCACCAACAATTGTATGTAATTCATCAATAAATAAAATAATATCGGGATTTGCTTTACATTCTTCTAAAACAGCTTTCATCCTTTCTTCAAATTGACCACGATATTTGGTTCCAGCTACCAATGAAGCTAAATCCAAAGTAAATATTCTTTTATTAACCAGTGTTCTAGGTGCATTGCCATCTTTTATAAGTTGGGCTAACCCTTCTACTATGGAGGTTTTTCCCACGCCAGGTTCACCAATCAATATTGGATTGTTCTTTTTTCTTCGTGATAGTATTTGAGATACACGTTTTATTTCAATTGTTCTACCAACTACAGGGTCTATTTCACCGTTATCAACAGCTTTTGAAACATCTCTACAAAAATTATCCAACACAGGTGTTTTATTTTTTCCGTCACCTTGTTTTAATTTACGTTTAAATGATTCTTGGTCATCATTTACTTCATCATTTTCATAAGCACTATTACTAAAATTTTCTCTCATCCTATTCATTTCTTTTTTAAAACTATTGTAATTTACACCATAAAACTCATTAATAATTTTAGTCGATGGTAATTTTTTTAATAAAATTGATAACATGATATGAGTAGTATCAATCATATTATCATCCATTTTTTCACATTCTTTATCTAAATCTTTGATAACCAATTTGGTTTCTTCAGAAAAAGGAAGTTTTGCTTTTGATGAATTAGTAACCCTAGGTGTTAAGTCGTTTTGTCTTATATATTCAGCTATTCTGTCATATAATTCTGTGGTATTTACGTTTAGTCTTTTAAGAACGTCAACGCATTCATTATCGTCATCTGACAAAATAGACATTACTATATGTTCTGGCCTAACTTTAACATCATCAAAAGATTTAGCCTCTTTCATTGATTGACTAATTATCAATTTTACTTTTGGGTAAATCTCTCTATTCATAGACTTAATTTATACAAAGTTACTACATTATTTTTAATTCTGCAAGAACTTGATTCTTTAAATAAATATTAGTATCTTTGTACAAAAAGTAAATTATGGTTACAAATACAGAACCTAAATTTAGTAAGGTTGAGTTGTTAATTAAATCTAAAAGTTCTGACTTGCCATCCACATTAAATATAAGTTTTGAAAACTGTGGTTTTATGATAACTGGTGATTATATTGTAATAATAATAGACGAAAAAAACGAAGATAACAATACTGTAACTAGTACAGGAAAAATTTTTTCTTTAAAAGAAATAACAGCATATAAAACACATTTAAAATAATAATGTATAAAAAATAAAATAAACATGATTTTAAAAAAACAAGAAAAAAACGGAAAAATAAAAGCGATGTATTCTTCTTCAACGGTTTGTGCTTCGATATTTGACACGGTAACAAGAGACTTAATTGTTATTTTTAACAATGGAGGACAATACAAATACCCTAGTGTTGAATTGACTGATTACACAAGATTTGAGACATCTGATAGCAATGGTTCAACGTTCAACACTTACATCAAGAAAAAATATACCAATTTTGAAAAATTAAATAATCTTGATGAAAATACTACCAAGTCTATTTTAAAAGAAGTTGATGACCTAAAATCAGCTGAAGAAAAAGCTTCAACTGAAGGTGCCGCAAAATCTATGATGGAAATAATGGCAATTATGGTTGCAAACTACATAAGCACTGGAAACGTTGATAACGGTATACTTCGTAAATTGGAAAGCAAGATTGCCGCTTATGATAAAATAATTAGTCCTCAAGTAGAAACAGAAGAAGCTTAATAAATTAATATTAGATGATGGAATTGGAAGACATACCCTACTGTCTCTAGGGTGAGGATACACTGATAAACCTTAAAAAGCTAAAGTCCTCTTGGAGGTTCGAGTCCTTCTCTAATAGCAATTATAGTATATAACATAAAAAATATTAATTAAATATGAACAACAAAAAATTATTAATTACATTGATATTATCAACAATAATATTAAACGTCTTTTCTCAAAATGTTGGTATCAACACAAATTCTCCAAACACAACATTAGATGTAAATGGTCAAGCAACTATAAGAGGCCTTGCTGGGAGTTCAGGTAGTTATATAAAAGTTGATGCTAATGGAAAACTTTTAATTGCATCTGCCCCATCTAATGGAGTTACAGGACCAACAGGTGTTACAGGACCAACAGGTGTTACAGGACCAACAGGTGTTACAGGACCAACAGGTGTTACAGGACCAACAGGTGTTACAGGACCAACAGGAGCTACAGGAACAGCAGGACAATCGGGTACAACGGTTTATGGTTCTTCACAATTATCTGTTACTACAAGCACTACTTCGTTTACGTTAATTCCTGGATTAACAACCACATTAACTATTCCGTCAAGTTCTTTTGTTTATATTTCTACTGATGGTGGTTTTTATACTAATTCATCAACAACAAATAGTTCAGTTATTGATGTGGCCGTTAAAATAGATGGTACATTATTAACTAATGGTGGTTATGCTAGGTTAACTTCAACTAACCCATCTAGTTATACAGTAGGAAACTATGGAACAAGATGGGGTATATCTTTTTATACTACTTTATCAGCTGGGTCACACACAATAACAGTTAATGCTGTATGGGTGGCTGGGGTAAGTTGTCAAGTATCTGGCAGTAATACATCTGCAACTCAAGGAGAATTAACAGTTGTAATTATAAAACAATAAATTTATGAAAAAGAAACTATTATTATTATTTTTGATTATATCTAAAATAGTCGCAAGTCAATCAATACATTTTGATAATAATTCTTATATTTCTTTAAAATCTGGTGGTTATGTTTTTATTAAAGACACTAGTGTAAATGCTATACAAACATTGGGAGGTGGTTTTTTTATACCCGATACTTTAAACGGATATGTTGAGTGGGAAGTTGAAAATAATAAAGGAAAATATACAGTTCCTTACTTATCATATGATAATTTATATTTTCCAATTTCTTTAAATATTAGTGCTGCTGGTTTGGGTACTAGTATAAAATTTTTAACAATTGATACATTTATAAACCGTACTAATCAATATTACAACACTATTAGTATTGGCCGTTATTGGAATATAAACCTATCTAATTACATAACAAAACCACAAGGTACTGTAACATTAAAATACGATACAACAAGATATCCTTATTCAAGTGTTTATTTAAATTATTATAATTCAAGTAATGTTTGGGAACAGTTATACCTAAACGCATATACATCTGGTACAGCTAGTTTTGTATTAGACACGACCAAAACTAATGTTAGATTAACTCTTCTTAACACAAATTTTGGATTACCAATACAATTGGTATATTTTAAAGGTGAAGCTATAGAAAACAAATACTCTCATTTATATTGGCAAACCGCTACCGAAACAAATAATAAAGGTTTTATAATTGAAAAAAGTAAAAACGCTTTAGATTTTGACAGTATTGGATGGGTTGATGGCCAGAATAATTCTAATTGGTATAACGAATATCAATTCAATGATTACGATATTAAACCAAATAACACTTATTATTATCGTTTAAAACAAATAGATTTTAACAATGAATATAGTTACGTACATATTATTTATATAAAGTTTATATCTACGCCAGAAGTTATAGAATATTATAATATATTAGGTCAAAGAATATACACAATTAACAACGCTGGTTTTTATATTAAAGTTAGCAATACCAAATCAAAATTATTTATTAAAATATAAATTATGAACAAAGAACAATTAATAGGGGCAACTTTTGAATTAGACCTTGGGTTATTACATCCAGTTTCAGTTGAGGTAATTGATTTAACTGATTATGTTGTTACTGTAAAGTATAAGAATTCAACACCCAATAGAATTGAAGAATTTAGTATATTTGGTTTTAAAAAGTTAACTGGGATTAAAATAGATAAAATATGAATAAAATAGATAAAATATGAATAAAATAGATAAACAATATACTGACCTACTTCAAGATATTCTTGATAATGGTGTTAAAAAATCTGATAGAACAGGTACAGGAACCATGTCAGTATTTGGAAGACAAATTCGTCACAAAATGAGTGATGGTTTTCCTTTACTTACAACCAAAAAAATGGCTTGGAAACAAATTGTAACAGAACTTTTATGGTTTTTGCGTGGTGATACTAATATTAAATATTTGGTTGATAATGATTGTCATATTTGGGATGGTGATTGTTATAAGAATTATTTAATAGAATGTGAGAAATTAAATAACATAAACAAAAATAAAAAAGAATGAAAGTAAAAAAAGAAGATTTACATGAATCTGGTAGACCATTAAGTCAATCAGAATTTATTGAACGGGTTAAAAATGATGAGGAATTTGCTAAACGTTTTGGTGATTTAGGACCTATTTATGGTTCTGGTTGGCGAAATTTCGAAGGTATTGACCAAATAACTGAATTAATACATGGGTTAAAAACTAACCCAGATTCTAGAAGACTTAGAGTTTCTGCGTGGCAACCACATAAACTTAAAGATATGGTACTCCCACCTTGCCACACTGATTTTCAACTTTATACAAGAGAGTTGAGTAATGATGAAATTATTAACTATTATTATAAGAATATTAAACCAAATAGTAAATGGAAAAAAGATGACAATGGTAAATATTTTTATTTTATTGAATCTGATGACGAAAATTATTGGGTTGAACATTCTACTTCTGATATAATATTTGGTATGAAACCGTTATGTCCAACTAGGGCCATCTCATTGATGTGGAGTCAACGTTCCGTAAACGAAAAATCTGCGGCTTAACATAGTAATATGTTTCGAAAAATTCATCTAAACGGGGAATACCTAAAGAAGTCATGTTGTAGACAATCCCGTGCTAAATTTTATGATGATACCGTTTTAGGGTTACTTTTTAATTTATCTACATATTTATAATAAAAAACATTATGGGATACATTTATAAAATTATTAATTTAGAAACAAACAAATACTATTTAGGTAGTACTAAAGAAATAAAAAAAAAAGAACTTTAAAACATTTTAACGAACTTAGAAAAAATAAACACCATTGTATTCATTTACAAAGAGCGTTTAATAAATACGGTGAAGATAATTTTAAATTAGAAATTATTTTAGAATGTGAAAACTATAAAGATAAAGAACAAGAATTATTAGATTCAATATCTTTTTATGAATTGTACAATGTTTCAAAAAGTGCTAGTGGTGGTGATTTAATATCTAACCACCCAAATAAAGTTAATATAATCAAAAAAGCGATTGAAAACCTTAGAAAGGCACCTAAACAAGAACCAAGATTTAAAAGCGATAACCCTAATTGGAAAGGTGGTAAAACTTTTTGTGAATGTGGTTCTAGAATAGATAGTGTGACAAAAAAATGTATAAAATGTTTAGATAGAAGTGGTGAAAAGAACCCATTTTTTAATAAACAACATTCACAAGTAACCAAAAAAATTTTAAGTGAGAAAAGAACTGGGAAATATAATGGTAACCAAGAAAAAATAGTAATTGTTAACGATGAAGAGTTTAAATCCTTATCAGAATGTGCTAGAGTCTTCAACGTTAAACCAGCAACAATTTTGAACCGAATTAAAAGTGTTAATTACCCAGATTATCAATATAAATAAATGCCTAACGACTATCCCGACAGGGAGTACACTCAAGTGAGTGGAAAAGATGAAAACCCAAATATTTGGGTTGTGATATAGTCTAATCTTTATGGAAACATAAAGAAGTTCATAAGAGAACTGCATAAGATTAACAACCTTATGTGAATATAGTGAGATACATTTTTAGGTTTACCATTCAATATAGCCTCTTATGGATTATTATTAGAAATAATTGCAAAAGAAGTTAATATGGTTCCAGATGAACTAATTGGTAATCTTGGAGATGCTCACTTATATTTGAACCATATTGAACAAGCTAAAGAACAGATTAGTCGAGAACCATTTGAGCTGCCTAAATTAAATATTCATCCAGGCATGTTGGTTTATGAGTTGTCTAAATTAGACAAAGATATGTTTATTTTAGAAAACTATCAATCACACCCAGCAATAAAAGCACCTCTATCAAATTAAAAATAATAATTAAAAATATAAAAAATGGAATACAAACTACGTGATTTTATTAATTATCCAAATTATGATATAGCTTGGATAAGTTGGGAGACTTCTTCATCTTATGGTATAGTGAAAACTAATGAATGTTATACTGAAAAAGGTTGGTCAATTACCCCATTAGAGTTTGAATGGATACTTAAAAAAGATTTTAACTATCCAATAGTTGATTATGTAAGTAAATTTAAGAAAAAATAGTTTTTGATAATTTATTTGAATAATAAAAAGCACTATAATAGTGCTTTTTTTATTTTTAAGCGATATTTATAATAAAACAAATAAAAATGGCAAATATTACTGATGTTCATAGTATTATTGTTCCAGCTCAGTCAGCTAACTTGACAGCACATACGTACAATGAAATATATGGTGGTACATATGGGTGTACTATGGTGCTTAATGGGGTTACTATTGATGTAGCTTCTTCATCAAACATAAAGGTTTGGGTTAAATCAATAAGTGGTGGGACTGGTTGTTACCTATTGGGTGAAAAACAAAATGTTCTTCAAGGATTAACAAATGGTTACTATTTGGGACAGTAACATATTTATATTAAAATAAACAAACACAAAAAGATATAATATGAAAATTAATAACAGAATAACTCCAGTTGGTCTTAAGGGGCAAGAAATAAACAAACGTATGAAAGAATTGATGGGTGTCAAACCTATCAACGAAAACCAATCTAAAGTTGTTGTTGAATTGACCAAAATGGGTCCAGACGGAAATGCTTATGCTATTATAAGAGAAAACCACGAATGGTATATTAAAAAATCAACCAAAACCTCTAATCTAGTTGCTGAAGACTTCAAATATATTGGAGGTTTGATGAACAAGAAGGATGAGGCTTACAATTCATATGCCAAAGCTATCAAGCATTTGAACCTTAAATTCAAGAGTCTAGCTGAAGTTTATAACTTTGAAGGCGAAATCAACGTATTTGTAAACGACAATCTTTTAACTGAAAACACGCCAATGGCTGGTGGTTTCTCTGAAATGAAAGGTAATGGTTTTACAGGTGAAGGTAACTTGGAAGAAAACAAACCTATGTGGGAAGAAGAAGACAAAGATAAAAACAACCCATGGGCTATTTGCACATCTAGTGTTGGTAGAGAAGACAAAGACAAATACGAAGCTTGCGTTAAAGACGTTAAGAAAAAAATGGGTATGGACGAAAGCATGACTGAAGAAGGTTGGGCTGAAGAGTGTTGGATGCGTGAAAACATGACCGATGAAGAAAGAGCTATTGATGAAATGATTGATGGTTATCAATCTACTGATGATAATGAAAATCAAACATCAAATGATGACGCATATGGTAAAGCTTTTAATTCAATGGAAGAAGAAGGAATTGATGAAGAAATGACCGACAAACAAAAAAAGTTTGCAGCATTGGCACCGCCATATGATAACATCACTTATGCTGATAAAATTGCTGGTGCAAAAAAAGGCGAAACAAAAGAATCAAAATTTAGCATTTCAGAAGGACTTAAAAACATTGACCAATTAATTGAGAACTTTACCGAAGGGTTAAAAAAAAAAGTCTAACTGAAGACACAAAATATAAGTTAAAGCTTGCAGCCCCTAAACAAGAGCCATTAGTTTCAACTGAACCAGCACCTGTTGATGATGCTCCACCAGCAGATGCTTCATTTGGTGATGAAAAACCATCAAGTTCAAGCAAAAAGCCTTTTGATGATGAACCATTTGATGCTGGTGTTGAGGCTGATGAAGAATCAGACCCAAAAAAATTCATAGAACAACTAACTGGAAAGTTAGGTCAATCCCTAAGAAAATATAACGAAGAACAAGGTCAACCAGATTTCGAACTAGAAAAGTTCGCAATCAATTCGTTATTGTCAGCAACTCACACTTCTGAAATGGATGCTGAAGACCAAAAAGATATTATAAGCAAAGTCAAAAAAGCTGGTCAAAAAGATAAAAATGTTGCTCCAGAGAGCGATGAAACACCTAGCGAAGAACCAGCACCAGAATCTGAACCATCTGATGAAGAAGGTTTGGATGAATTGCATGTTTATGAAAACATGGATAATTTGTTTGTTGACCCTAAGAAAAACAATATGTTTCAAGATGGTTCAAATGACATACTGGATGAATATGGCTCTTTTACATTAAAAGAAGAATATATCAATGAAGGTTCTGGTAATATTTTGGAAGAAACTGAAGATTATGTAATATATGAAGTAATTGAAGAAGGTAAAAAGAAAAAGAAAAAAAAGAAAAAAGATGCATGCTATCGAAAGGTTAAAAGTAGATATAAAGTATGGCCATCTGCTTATGCTTCTGGTGCTCTAGTTAAATGTCGTAAGGTTGGAGCCGCTAATTGGGGTAAAAGTACGGATGAAGGTGAAGAACCTATAGAAGAAAAATGGTCAGAAAAATATAAAAATAGTATTGATTGTAACAACCCAAAGGGTTTCAGCCAAAGAGCACATTGTCAAGGTAGAAAGAAACATGATGAATCAGTAGAAGAAGCAGCTAAAAAAACTGACTTTTCTAAAGAAAAAGAAAGCGGTCTTCATGGTTGGTTTTCTAGAAGAGGCGGTGGAGGTAGTAAAGGTTGGGTAGATTGTAACACATGTAGAGAAGGAAAATGTAAATCATGCGGAAGAAAAAATGGTGAAAGCAGAGCTAAATATCCTTCATGCAGAAAAACACCTAGTGCTTGCAAAACCAAAGGAAAGGGTGACTCATGGGGTAAAAAATCCGCAAATGAATCTGAATATAAGGTTTATGAAAATATAGAAATTATGAATGAAACTAACAATTACATGTTTTGGTCTAACCTTAAAACTATTGTTCACGCAACTGGTGAACTAATGAAAATGGACTGTGGTAAAATTGATTCAATTTTATCAGATGGTCATGGTTGGGCAATAGACCACATTGCTACTTCAAATGATGATATTGAAGAAGTTTATCATTTCTTGGAGGGTCAAATTAATTATGAAGGTGCTGATGCTGACCGCATGACTGAAGGAGAACATGAATCGAACAATTACATGTTCTGGCAAAATCTAAAAACCATGCATCATGGTGCCAAAGAAATGTTAGAAATGGACCCATCTAGAGTTGATTCAATTTTATCAGATGGTCATGGTTGGGCACTAGACCACGTAGCTACTTCAGCTGATGACGTTGAAGAAGTATATCATTTCTTGGAAACAGAAGTTGATTCTTATGATGGTGATACACAAGGTGGTTATAGTGATGAATTCGGTAGTGTTCAAAACACAACCATGAATGAATCTGAATATAAGGGCAGAACCGTAAAATTGGGCAAACCAATGAAAGGTGATGTTAAGAAATTCAAAGTATTTGTTAAAAACAAATCTGGTAAAGTGGTAAAAGTTAACTTTGGTGACCCTAATATGGAAATCAAACGAGACAACCCAGAAAGAAGAAAATCATTTAGAGCAAGACACAAATGTTCTCAAGCACATGATAGAACAACACCTAAATATTGGTCATGCAGAATGTGGTCAAGAAAACCAGTATCTAAAATTATTGAAAAAGACTTGTCAGAGTCAAATAAAAATAGTATCTTTGACAAAAACTATATAAAGATGATAATTCATGAATCATTAAATACACATACAGAACCAGTTGTAAAACCAGCACCAACTAAACCAGCTGAACAACCTGTAAAACAACCAAGTAGAAAAGATAAGCCATTTTTACCAATGCCAGAAGTTAATCCAGACCCAAAAGCTGTAAACGAAAGCAAATCAAAATACGAGATTTACCATAAGACTCTTAGTCAAACGATTCAAGAAATTGAGCGTTATGTTATGTCACATGGTTATGAACCAGTTGAATTTGATATCAATGATATCCAACACGTTCCTTATGGTGAAACTGCAAGGATTCAAAAACCATTGGTTAAAAACGGTAAACAAAAAGGAAATCTTAACGCTCAAATCTATCGTATGGATGGTGGAACGTATGAATTAAACATGTACGTAGGATAATGAAAGAACTTTTTTTAATATATGTCAATATGGTTGGCAAGGATTATAAAGGAAATTATATTTATGAATTTATATTTTCTGATACGACCAAAAATATTGATGGTGACGAATGGGATACGTTTCCAGCTTCTGGTCGACCAGAGGCACCATATGAACATTTTATTAAAAAAGTTGGTCGTTTGGAATCAGAATTAAAATTGGATGTTATTCAAAATAGCGACACTTTTGCTGTTTGGGATGCTATAGATGGTGTCATAGCTTTAGCTTGGGAGAATATAAATGCTTATGATTCTTACCCAGATAAAAGACTTTGTTTTAAATTTGGTGAGTCTTTGAAAGATGTTGAAGGCAAGCTATACGAAAAAGACATAATACTAAATTACAATAAAGAATATCATGGAGAAACAAAATGATTTAAACAAAATAAATATGGATTATAAAACCTATTCAAAAATAAAAGGTAAATTAAATCCACAAGATAGAAAAAACGTAACTATTACTGGCGATAAACCAACAACATCTTTATCTTCTATGTTAATGGAAGAAAATGAAACGTCAAAACCAGAATCGATAATTAAACCTCAAGATAAAGCTACCATCAAGTATCTTTCTAATGTAAAAGATGCGAAAACTGGAGAGATTTCAAAACCGTTTGCTATTGGAGATAAGAAATATCAAATGGTTAGGGGTGTTCATCCTAGCGGAGAAGTTGGTTTGGCTGTATTTTGCCATGATGATGTGGATGATAGTGGTGAAAACATGATTCATTCAGTTGAGTATTTTGAAGAAAATATAGCCATACCCATGAAAGAACAAATGGGTATGATTGGTCAAGATATTAAACCATTAACAGAAAAAAAACCAATACATAGTTTAAGTGAATTTAAACATTTTATAGTTAATAATAAAAACGGAAAAGTTAGAAAATTTAAAACCATAGAAGAATTGGCAAAGTCAAATATGACCGAAGAGGAATCTTATATGAATTTACCTCAATTTAGAAAACACGTGTCTGAAAAACTTTTTGGTTCTAAACATAGGGTTATAAAAGAAGTAGAACCTACTGGTAATGTTAATGACGAAGAAATAACTACAAAAGCTAAAAATCTTATGAAGGTTATTGAAAAAAATAGTACAATTCAAACTAGCATAAATAGTATTAAAAATAATCCATTAGCTCAAAGAGAAGTAATTGCCGCTTTTGCTGAAACAATCGGTGTTAAAAGAAGTCAATTACCTAAGTTTGTTGCTGATATAAAAGACATAGCTATAGCAAAATCACAACAACAACCACAACAACAACCACAACAACAAGAACCAAAATTATTTGAAAACGTAATAAAAATAATAAAAGTAAAAGATATAAATAATGAATAACTATAAAAAAATAGTTGAAAATGCTTTAAAAAGAACCAACAAAATTAAAACTTTGAATGAGGGGGTTGTGTATCCAGAAGGCATGACTGAAAGAATGCATAAACATCTTGAAGAAGACTTGTTAAATGGAACCCATTCATTAGGTAAACATCCTATTTTTCCAGAAGGAGATGAATCTTCTTTTGAAGAAAAAATAATGGGTGAACGTTTTAGTGAAGTTGCTAAACGTTACAAAAGAGCATTTGATGTTGAGGTGATTGACAATGGTAAGGTGATGACAGAAATAATGCCATTGGTTTACGAGACTATGGGTTTGGAATCAAAACATAGAAAGGCTCTTTGCAAACTGGCCGAAGAAATGGTACGTGAAGAATTTAATATGAGCAAAGATGTTGTTGAAATTCATGCTGAATTAACAACAGAAATAAATATGGTTGGTACCAAGAAGAATCCAAAACCTATGACCACAGAAATAGGTTTTAAAAATCATGATGAAATGGTGAACGCCAAAGATGAGGTTTATAGAAGAAGGTTTATGAATGCTATGATACAAGGTGCTGCTAAAAAATGCAATCATATGTTTCATATGGTTGATGATGAATTGACTGATTTAGACCCAAGACTTCCAAATAAATATTCCAAAATGATGGCAGCTGCTGATTACATGTACTATGTTATACCTAACATGGAAAATGGTGTTAACGGTGGTGTTGTAAGGGTTCAATTCCCAACAGCATCAAATCCTAAAGCTGTTATATACGCACAAGCAATGGTATTCCCAGTTCTTATCCATGAATTGGTAAAAGGCGTTATGGAATTATTGTCAGCACATGCGTTGCCTAAAAACAAAAAATTGGGTGAGTATGTGATTAATAAATCAGATTTCTTGGCGGCTGAGCCGTGGGATATGAGAATGGGTCCAGGTTTATGGAATAGATTCACAAATATGATTGAACCAGATGATTTCCATTTAAAACATCACATTTATACTGAGTTAGCTTCTTTGCCAGTTAAAGAATTCAATATTAAAATGAGAGAAATTATGGCTGGTACCAAAGAAGGTAAGAAAATAATCCAAGGCATTGTTAACGAGGTTAAAGCTGGGTTACAAGAAGACGAATTTAATGAGGCAATGAATGAGATTAATAAAAAAAGTAAAGATGTTATTGAAAAAAATAAAGGTTTTGATTTTGAAGACCTTTTTGGTAATAGCAAAGATTCAGATGATGATTCTGATGGTTTTGAATTTGATGAGCTATTCTAAAATAAAACTTATATAAACATAATGAGGCCTCAAATGAGGCCTTATTTATTTGAAATAGGGCACTTTATCAGAGACTAGTATATTTATATTAAAAAGAATATGCTAACAACAACTGAGGTATTTAAAGAATATGCCAAGTGTTTGACGAGTCCAATCTATGCGATTGAGACTTACTTGGAAGTTTTTGACAAAACTCAAGAGGGGTTTGTACCGTTCAAGCTATTTCCTAGACAGAAAGAAATTATCCATGCTTATGATAAGCATAGATTTAATCTTATTACAAAACCTAGACAGGCTGGTGTATCTACTACAACAGCTGCATATATGGCAATCAAGGTTGGTTTTGCTGATGCTGAAAACCCAGAAGCGGTACTTATCATTGCCAACAAACAAGAGTTGGCGTTTGAATTCCTTGCTAAGATTAAAGATTTTCTATCTCAATTACCAAGATGGGTTTGGGGTGCTGAATACTACGGAAACGCAAAAAATGAAGCCAAGAGTATCTTCCTTACAGATTCTAAAAAAGAAATCAAGTTGCCTAACGGTAGCCGTGTAAAAGCGGTTGCAACATCCAAAGATGCGTTGAGAGGTTTTACTCCTACATATCTTGTAATGGATGAGGCCGCTTATATTGTTAACGGTGCTGAAGTATTCGGTGCCGCATTGACAGCGTTGGGTTGTTTAACTAAAGACTCATTGATACTAACCGAAAATGGTTTAGTTGAATTGAATGAATTGGTTGCTGAAAAAGATAAATTAGGTTTTACTGATTTAGAAACACCGCATATGGTTTGTAATAAATACGGTATTTTAACACCAGCGACCCAAACATTTGTAAGTGAGTATGGTGAGACGTATAGGATAAAAACTAAATTGGGTATAGAGTTAGAGGGTAGCTGGAAACATCCATTATTAATAAAAAGAGGGTTGGAAGAAATTTGGGTTAGAATGAATGAGTTAGTTATTGGAGATAAACCAGTTATAAACTACAACCAGAATTATTTTGGTGTTAATAGTAAATTTGATTTTACTTTCAATAAATCAAATTACAACCAAAAAAACATCAACTTACCATTAAATTTATCAGATAACTTAGATTTTTGTTATTTATTAGGTTTATTCGTTGCTGAAGGTAATTTTACTAGTAGAGGTATAACAATAACAAATGTTGATGAACAGATAACTAATTTTTTAATAAACGATATAGCTAAATTAGGCAATGGATTTAAGAAAGTAGATGATAGACATTATATGTTTCATTCAACTGAATTAGTACAATGGTTTGAGGAGTTTGGGCTTAAAAAACATAATGCTAGAGATAAAGAGATACCATTATCAATACTTAAAATGTCTAAAGAAGTTATTGTTAATTTTTTACAAGGTATGTTTGATGGAGATGGAACGTCAACAATAAAAGATATTAAATATAGTAGTACATCTAAAAAATTAATTAGAACATTACAAACACTACTTTTAAATTTTGGTATTGTTTCACATGTAAAAAAAGTAATACGAAAAACTTCTGAATCATCCATAATTTCAAATAAAAACCATATTTGTATTATATATAATTTAAAAATTTATTCTAATCACGCATTAAAATTTTATTCTGAAATAGGTTTTAGATTAGATAGAAAACAAAAAAATGCAGAATATTTAATTGGTAAAAAATCAAATAGTAGATTTGTTGATGTGTCTCAGAAAACAATATTAAATATTTTAGAAAAAAACGGGTTAACTAAGTATAAATTTAGATTCTTAGACCGTTTTTGGGTTTCAAAATATGAGCGATTAAGTTATGAATCATTGAAACGTTTAATGATTGAAATACCTAATGACGTTAATTTATTGGGGTTATCTGAAAAAATAAAAAATAATGAGAAATATTATATTGATGAAATAATTGAAATAACTAATGGTATGGATTACACATATGATTTACACGTACCAGAAACTAATTCATTCATATCAAATGGTATAGTTAGCCATAATACTGGTGGTAATGCAACTCTTATCTCTACACCACGTGGTATGGATGCTTTGTATTACAAAACATACGACCAAGCCAAGAAAAAAGAAAACGACTTCAATATCATTGAAATGAAATGGTATGAAGATTTGCGTTATAACAAAGATTTGAAGTGGTTGAAAGATGACCTAGTTGAAACAGAAGTAGAATTTACCTTTGATTCATATAAAAGAAGACTTGATGATGGGTGGAAACCTACTTCATCATGGTATGAAGAAATGTGTCGAGGTATGAACAATGATGCCAAGATGATTGCACAAGAGTTAGATGTATCATTTATTGGTTCTGGTGGTAACGTTATTGATGAACAGTACATTGAATTTCAAAATAAACACAATGTTAAGGACCCAACTTTTACACATGGAGCTGAGAATGAAATATGGGTATGGGAAGCACCCAAAGAAGGGCATCAATATATCATGGGTTGTTTACCACCAAATGAGAAAGTATTAACCGATAAGGGTTTAAAAAACATACAAGATGTTGAATTAACTGATATGTTAGTTAGTGAAAATGGTGATTATGTTGAGATTAATAATAAACAAATATACCCAGTTGTTAATGAAGATATTTTTGAAGTGCAAGTTGCTAATACTTTTAGAGCAACAACCTTCACAAAAGAACACCCTTTATTAACTAGTAAACCAAATTTAAAACGTAATTATCTTAAAAATCATGAAAATTTAAAGTTTAATGAAAGGTATTGGGATTTTGATTTTAATTACACTAGAACTGAAGAGGTTGAGAAAGGTGATTGGATTAAGGTTCCGAACATTTATAAAAAAGAAATTCATGATATTTTGGACAATAAATGGATTATTTCTAAAGATATTAGAAAGGATTTTAACATTGATTCACCATTAAAGGATAAAGAATTTTGGTGGTTTATTGGTATGTGGTTAGGTGATGGTTGGTTAGGTAATTTAAATAATAGTTATTCAATATCTATTTGTTTTAATTCTAAAGATGAATATTATTTAAATAAAGTAAATGATTTAATAATTAGATTGTTTGACAGGTCTCCATCATTTATTGATAGGGGTAAAAACACTTTTGAATTGGTTTTTAATTCAAAATTTCTTTACCATTTCATATTGGAGAATTTTGGTCAATATTCTTACGGTAAAAAAATAAATGAATGGGTTAAATTTATACCTAAAGATTTTAAAATTGAACTGTTAAAAGGTTATTTAGCTAGTGATGGTTCTTGGTTTAAGACAGAAAAAAACGGTAAGGTTAACTCTAAAATAAGTTTTGTTAGTATAAATTTAGAATTATTAGAATCAATACAAGATATAATATTTTCATTAGGTATTATATCATCATTAAAAAAATTAAGGAATACTAATAATAATCATTATATACAAGGTAAATTAGTAAATCAAAAAGAAGCATATAATTTATGTTTGGCCAATCAAGATAGTTTAGAATTAGTGCAATTATTAAATAATGATATTTTAGACCCTAAATTAAATAGATTTAATATATATGATTTTAGTGTAATTAATAATAAAACAATAAAATCATGTCATTTTGATGAAAATAAAGATTTTATTTATTTTAGAATTAAAAATATAGATAAATCAAAATATACTGGTAACGTTTACAATTTTGAATGTGATACGCATACATTTATGTGTCATCACATTACAACACATAATTGTGACGTATCCAGAGGTGATGGTGAAGACTCTTCTACTATTGTTGTAGTTGACTTTACCACTATGGAACAAGTTATGGAGTATAAAGGTAAAATACAACCAGACTTATTGGCTCAATTGGTAGAAGAATACGGTGAATTGTACAAAGCATATACCGTAGTCGATGTTACTGGTGGTATGGGTGTATCAACTGTATTAAAATTGCTTGAATTTGGTTACAAAAGACTTCATTATGATAACCAAAACGGTAAGATTTTATCAGCTAGACAAAGAGAATTATCTACTTACAACAAAGAGAACAAAATCCCAGGTTTTCATGCAACATCAGTTCGTTTACCGATGATTTCAAATCTTGAATTCAAGATTAGAACAGATGCTATAAAGATTCGTTCAGCAAGAATGACTTCAGAAATGAAAACATTTATATATAGAAATGGTAGACCAGACCACATGGATGGGTATCATGATGATTTGCTTATGGCTTTGGGTATGTGTTTATGGGTTGTTGAGCATTCATTCAAAAATCTAGAGAAGTTAGAAAAACAAAATAAAGCTATTTTAAATAGCTGGTTGGCTGGTGCTAATACTAATCCTACACAAACAGACCTTGAAAAAGGAACTGGTTTTGTTAGTAAAGAAAACAGAAACAAAACAGCAACACAAAAACCTAAATTTAATCCAATAGTATCCAAAAATATGCAAGACCCTACTGGTCAGTATATGTGGTTATTTAGCGGAACAAAATAAATAAATCAAGATGATACAAGTTAGACCAAAATGTCACAAGGTGTTTGTCAAAAAGACTCACCAAGCTCAAATGTACAAATGGACACCCAATTGTCCAGATTTTAGCAAATCAGCTAGAGAACAAGTCAAGGGTAAACAACCATATTTTTGCACAGCTACGGCTGGTTCTCAAGGTCAAGATTGGACTACTAGTTATGTTTACACATTATTGGTAGTAAACGGACAAGCGGAACACTTGGCTTACGTTGAATGTGATTATGTTCAATAACCTTTATTTTCATTGAAAAAATAGTATAATTTAAGAAAAAATACAAATATGGCAGAAAAACAAAAATTAACAATTTTTCAAAGACTAGGACAAATTATTGGCCCAGACGGACCTAAAATAAAACAAAACCAACCACAACCACAAAGATACAATATTGGAAATGATGTTCTGTTAAAAACAGATAATAAAGTTGATTTTGAAAGGGCCAAGTTACAAGCACAACAAAACAAGTATCTAGGCCAAATGTGGAAAAAAGTTGAGAGTGGTTTGTTTCAACAATCAATCAACTATGAAACCACACGTATTGGTTCTTATTCTGATTTTGAAGCTATGGAATTTTATCCAACTATAGCCGCTTCTTTGGATATTATGATGGAAGAATCAACTACTCTTAATGATAAAGGTAGAATCATGAATGTTTATTCAGATAGCAAACGTGTAAAAGGCATCCTTGAGGATTTATTTTTCAATAGATTAGATTTACACGTATCATTACCTATGTGGGTTAGAAATACACCTATTAGAGAAAATAGTATTATACCGTTATTAGATGGTACGGAAGTAACTATTAAAGAACTTTCTAGTAGAGTTAAATCTGGTGAAGAAATATGGTCTTATGCTATACAAGATGGTACCAAAGCAATTGTACCAAGCAAAATAATATGGTGTGACCTTACTAGAAAGGATTCTGAATTGTATAGGGTTACACTTGACAATGGTACTCATATTGATACAACACCAGACCACGAATACATGCTTAGAGATGGTTCATATAGAAGGGCTGATGAATTAACAGAAGGTACTAGTCTTATGCCTTTTTATACAATGACTAGCACGGAAAAACAAGATAAAATAACTGGTTATGAAAAAATATACAATCCAACGTCAAACAGATACAGATATACACATAGAATTGTCGCCAATGAGTGTGTTAGAGACTATAGGCATGAAAACACAATAAATGACAAGTTTTTAAGACATCATAAAAATTTTATCAAAAAAGATAATAGACCAACTAATTTAGAAAGAATGACTTTTGGTGACCACGCTATTTTACATGAAAGAAATTCCAAACATTTAGAAAACTATAGAAATCTTCCAGAAGTAAAAACCAAAAGAATGGTTGGTATTGATAAGTATCTTAGGTCTGACGCTAGAAAAGAAAGGCTTTCAAAAGAAATGTCTGGTATATACCCTAAATATTTTAATGAATATAATAATAGCCAGTTACACGAAGAACATAATAGTGTTAGGTCAGAAAAAATGACAATTACTTGGGGCAAAGAAAACTATAAACAAAAAACCAAAGAATTAATGACAATAACCATTAATGACAAAGCTTTTGATTATATTACTAACTTAATAAAAAATTTTGATGGATACGTTGGTATTAATTTATTATCTGACCTACTTAAAAAAGATGTTGAATTTATAAAATTATTTAGTGAAGGATATACCCTCAGAAAAGACCCAGCAAAAGCAATTAATCCGACTACGTTAAATAAATTAATAACTAGAAAAACTCAACAAAACTATTTTGATTTTGTTATTTCAATTAAACCTAGTTTAGTAATAGATAAAAAATATATAAAAGCTAAAGCAATATTCTTAGGTAAAACAAACAAAAAAATTCTTAACCATAAAGTTGTTTCAGTTATTAAATTAACTGAAACATCAGATGTTTATTGTCTTGAAGCTGTTGGCCCAAATAATGAACAGGATAGACATAATTTTCCTGTGTGTAGTATTGACATAAGCGGTTCATTTTCAAGAGATGGTGTGTTTTTATCAAATTGTAAGTACGGTGATAATTTTATATATTTAAACATTGATGAAAAACATGGTATATTGGGTGCCAAACAAATGCCTAACTATGAAATGGAACGTAGAGAAAGCGGTTTATTTGATATGATTACAGGTCGTGAGACTGTAAATGCTGAAGTGGCCACCGCTGATAAAACTAAATTTTTCTGGAGAGGTCGTGATGTTGAATTTAATTCATGGCAAATTGCTCACTTCCGTTTATTGGGTGATGACAGACGTTTACCTTATGGTACTTCAGTTTTGGAAAAAATTAGACGTATTTGGAAACAGCTTATTCTTTCTGAAGACTCAATGTTGGTTTATCGTGTAACTCGTGCACCAGAAAGACGTGTATATAAGATTTACGTTGGTAATATTGATGATGGCGATGTGGAAGCATATGTAAACACAATTGCTGATAGATTCAAACGTATGCCTATTATTGACCCACAAACTGGTCAAATGGATTTGCGTTACAATCAATTAAGTAATGACCAAGATTATTTTATACCTGTTCGTACTGAAGATGCTCCTAACCCGATTGATACCCTACCAGGTGCTACAAACCTAGACCAAATTGCCGACATTGAATATTTAAGAAGTAATTTATTTACAGCTCTTAGAGTCCCTAAACCATTTTTAGGGTTTGATGAAACTGCTGGTGAAGGTAAAAATCTTGCGTTGCAAGATATTCGTTTTTCTAGAACTATTAATAGAATTCAACAAGCCATATTACAAGAGCTTAACAAAATTGCTATAATACATTTATATTTGTTAGGTTTTGAAGAAGATTTTGATAATTTTACACTTACACTTAACAATCCATCAACTCAAGCTGAAATGCTTAAGATTGAGCACTTGCAAACAAAAGTTACGCTTTATAAAGATGCAGTATCTGATGCTGGTAATGGATTTGGTGCTATGTCAATGACTCGTGGTAAAAGAGATATATTAGGTATGTCTGATGATGAAATAAAACAAGATTTACTTGAGCAACGTATGGAGAAAGCTGCTGCTGCTGAATTGGCAAATTCTGCCAACGTAATCAAACATACAGGTATGTTTGATGTTGTTGATAGAGTTTATGGTGATTTCAAATTAGCCCTTAAAGGTGGTGGTGGAGGTGGAACTGAAAGTGAACAAAGTGGTAAAGAAAACAGTGGTGGCGGAGGCGGTGGTCTTGGCGGAGGCTTTGGAGGCGGTGGAGTTTCTGGCGAAGATTTAGATTTTGGAACTGAAGAAGCTGGAACTGAAGAAGCTGGAACTGAAGAAGCTGGAACTGAAGAAGTTGGAACAGAACAACCAACAGAAGTAACTGAATCAGTAAAAAAAGTACAAAAGATACTTAAAGAACAAAAAGTTATTTTGGCTAAAAAATTAGATGAAAGAACCAAAAAGTATCAAGGTAAATTTTTAGATAGACTAATCGAATCAGTTGAAGATACACCAAAACAAAAAGAAGAAAAAGTAAAGATTTATGATAAAACCGTCAAAATTAATAAAGAAATTGGTGACATGATTGATGGTATTGATAAAATGTTGGATGAGTAACCAATTTTTGTCGTAAACAATGATATTTATTAAACAAAAAGATTTCATGATAGATTTAACACAAATAACAAAAAATTTCGGACATATCAAGAGTGTTTATAATACTATTTTAGCTGAAAGCGTTATGTCAGATGATAAAACAAAAAAAGAGTTATTTAAAAATTACGTTAAATCCATAAAGGAAAACGAAATACTTAAAACCCAATTTTTGGTTTACACCAACATTGAACAAAAAGTGGAACCAGATGCGTTCAAAGCAACTATGTTTGTAAAGGAAAATATTGATTTGTTTTTGAAGTTCAGTAAAAAAGACATTCAAAAGGCCAACAGCAAATTAATTGAAAAAGTTTTATTTGAACAAAACGTAGTAAATGAAAACAAAGAGCTTTATGATAATATTTCAACTCTTATCTTTACAAATAGAACCACAGAAACTATTGATACTATTGTAGAGGCTACAAGCAAAATTGTTGACTACATAGTAAATAACAAACCAAAGGTAATATCTGAGGTAATTGAGTTACCTAACAGTATGCTGACCAATATGATGGTTGATAAATACAATGAAAAATATGCTTCTTTGGATGAAACAGAAAAGAAAATATTAAAAACATTGATTGGTTCTACTGATGAAGAAAAAAAAGAAATATATTCTAATACAATCAGAGAATGTGTTAATTTGATTAATAAGAAACTTGATACTAACGATTTAGATGCTAAAGATAAACTTTTAAGAGTTAAGGATAAGCTCTTAAATGACAGTCAAGAAATTAATGAAGATTTCATAAAAAATATTTCAAAGCTTGTAGAGCTAAGAAGTAATTTAAAAGAAAATTAAAAGTTATAAAATGGCAAACACAGTTATAAGCGAAAATATTTTAAAGTTAAGAGAATTAACTGAAAAAATGAATATAATTTCAAATAAAGATGAATATGAAAATGTTTTAAAAAGTATTAGGTCTGTGATTGAAGAAAATGAGCAAGAGATTTCAAATTTAATATCAACACAAAGTAAAATTAAGTGTTACGAAAAAATGTGCACAAAACTAAATAAAATTTTAAATAATATTAATTTTTAATTATGTCAGAAGGAAAAGACACTTGGGGTGATTACAGTAAGTTAGTTCTAAAAGAATTGGAACGTCTTAATGATAATTATGATAAGATGAGAAGCGATATGGACAGTCGTTTTTCAGAACTTAATCAAAAACTAACTGAATTTAAGAATACTGAGGGTAAAGTTGAAAATCAAGCCAAGTGGATTGAGAAGGTTAATGACGTATGGTCTCCTTCGCAAATGAAAGAAGCCAAAGACGAAATTTATAAACAAAAGAACAGGTGGGCAGCTGCTATTGCTATTGTAACTTTTGTTCAATTAGCGGTAGGTATAGCAATAGCTATTTGGGGCAATTTAAAAAAATAATTACTTGACGGTATAAATTTTTTTCATTATACTTGTAAAAACCAGGTATCATGAAAACAGGAAAAGAAATAAAAACCAATAATTTCAAAGATTATAACATAATCTTTGGTAGTGTGAATAACAAAAACCCAAAGGCTGTTTATATTAATCTTTCAGCATGGGCAGAACCCAAAAATGAAGTTGAATTAAACTATTCTAGAATTATCAGAAATATAAATAAAAAGGTAAAACAAGAACTTTACCTTTTATTTAATAATGATAAAAATTTTCATTTTATAAAAGATAGAACAATTGTAGATTTTGATATAAAGCAGTCTGGCATTAAATACGGTAAACGTAGTTTTATGAATTGTGAAATTACATTATTTTCCAAAATTGAAATACCTGTTAATTCGGAGCATATGAAAGAAGTGCTAACAAATATATCAAATCAATTAATTAAAAAAATTTTTGAAAACAACGATTCTTTTATTTTTAATAAGAAAAAGAAATAAAACTAAAGCCTCACTGTTCTAGTGGGGCTTTTTTTATTTATATCACATATTTATATCTATAAGCTAAAAAAATTATGGATATAAATTACGATAAAATTAAAACGCTTAGACGTGGAGAAACTGGGTTTGGTTATTTAATTGAAAACGATGCTGGCTATATAAGCCCAGATGAACCAAGGAACCAACCATTTATAAGCGAAATAAAGAAACTAGAAACTGGTAAGTTGGTAATTTCTGAACCACTTGTAGTTTATGTTATTCTTCAAAAATACGGTATCTTAAATCGTAATGGACGTGTATATCCAGAATCCATACTTAAAAAACAAAACGAATTATATCAAAAAACAATCAGAGAACGTAGTGCTGTTGGTGAATTAGACCATCCAGAATCTAGCGTTATTTCTGGTGATAGAATATCTCATAATATTATTGAAACATGGTGGGAAGGTCATACTCTTATGGGTAAGATGGAAATTATTATGACACCAGGTTTTATAAACTATGGTATTGTTTCAACCAAGGGTGATTTAGTAGCAAATTTATTAAGGAATAGAATAAGAATAGGTGTTTCTTCTAGAGGGGTTGGTTCTTTAAAAGATGGAAAAAACGGTGAACAAATAGTACAAGATGATTTTGAAATAATTTGTTGGGATGTAGTTACGGCACCATCTACACCAGACGCTTGGATATTTAATAATATCGAGCAAGCTAAACCTTATGTTGAGGGTGTTGAAATTAAAAAAACTATTATTAAAGAGAATTTAAACGAAAAACTTGATAAATTTTTAGCTGAATAAAATAAATGTATAATTTTTTTTAGCTGTATTTGTCTTTTCGTTAAAATACACATATTTATTATCAAATAAGATGAATAATTTTTTTATTTATCTAATATTTAAAATAAAAAAACTAAAATGGCAGACAAAAAATCAATACTTGAAGAAGCTCTTTTGGATATCAAAAATATTCAAAGTGCTCTTAACGCCAACACTAAAGAAATACTTCGTAGCGTAGCTAGAGAAGAAATTGATGGTGTCGTAAAAGAATCTCTAACTAAAGAGGTTTATGAAGAAGAAGAAGTTGATTCTGTAAATGAAGAATCTCACGAAGAACATGAGAAATCTGAAACTCCAGCGGAGGAAAAGAAAGAACATGGTAAAGGTGGTTCGGAAAAGAAAGAAAAAGTAGAAAAAATGACTGAAAACATGGAAGAAGAAGGCATGGAAGAAGAAGGTATGACTTATGAAGGCATGGAAGAAGAAGGCATGGAAGAATTAGACATGACTTCTGCATCAGATGATGATGTTATCGCGATTTACAAGAAATTAAGTGGTGATGATGAAATAGAAATTGTAGGTGATGAAATTCACTTCAATGTTTCTGAACCAGGCGAATACGTTATTAAAACTTCTGACCTTGAAGGTAACCTTGAAGGTGATGAAGAAGGTGACGTAGATTACGAAATCGAAATGGATGATGAAGAAGGTGACGAGCCAACTGATTTGGAACCAGTAGATGACGAAGAAGAAGAAGAAGAAGAAGAAGAAGAAGAAGAAGAAGAAGAAGAAGGAGTTGAAGAACCAATTGAAGAAAAAATTAGCATTGGTACTGGTATGAGCGTGGGAACACATCGTGGCCAAGGACCAAAATCAATTGGTGCCCCAGAAAATCCTAAATCTGAAGCTATTACTGAATCTGCTAAGAAACTTGTTTCTGAAACAACAAAAAAATATAATCTTTTATTGACTGAAACTAGCAAATTAAAAGCTGAAAACTTAGAGTTCAGAAAAGCTTTGAAAGAGTTTAGAAATAAGTTGGTAGAGACTGTAGTGTTCAATAGCAATCTTACTTATGTAACTAAATTGTTTACTGAACACGCAACTACTAAAGGTGAAAAACAAAATATCATCAAAAGATTTGATGAAGAAGTTACAAACCTTAAGGAGTCTAAAAAATTGTACAAAACTATTGTTAACGAATTGGAATCTAGAAAACCAATTGCTGAATCAGTAGGGAACAAAATAATTAAAGAAGCTACTACCAGTTCTTCAAAACAATTAAATGAAAGCACTGCGTATGTAGACCCTTCAACTAAGAGAATCTTAGATTTGATTAACAGAGTTGAAAAAAAATAAAATAATAACAAAAAAACAAAAACAAATAAAACTATGTCACATTTATTAACATCTGGACAAGTGGGTAATATCGGATTGAACCACATGAAGGCTATCCGTAAAGAAACCCAAGCAAAATGGAATAGCTTAGGCTTCCTTGATGGTCTTGAAGGCCACGTAAGAGAAAACGTTGCTCAATTGTATGAGAACCAAGCTTCTTCATTACTTACTGAGTCTACAAATGCAACATCATCTGGTTCTTTTGAAACAGTTGTATTCCCAATTGTAAGACGTGTATTCTCTAAATTATTAGCTAACGATGTTGTGTCTGTACAAGCTATGACCATGCCAATCGGTAAATTGTTCTACTTTGTACCACAAACTTCTAGCCGTATTGACGGTAATGGTGTTGCTGGTAATGACTATGCTAACGAAAATTACAATAGCACAAATAGTCCATATTCAGCTCACACAGGTCTTAACGGTGAACACAATGGTAAACCTAGTGCTGTTGCATTGCCAGTTGCTGTAAGTGGTGTTAATGGCACTATTCTTACTCAATTTTCGGCTAAAAACTTGTACGATATATTCTACAATGATGGTTTATTTGATAACTCAAAAGGTACTCTTACAATTGTAGGTATGACAGGTTCTTCTAACTACCTTGGTTATACATTTAACGGTAGTGGTACATTAACACAAGGTGCTGCTGGTGATACTGTTCCTACAGCTACTGATGGCAGTGTAAGAGGTGTTATTATCGGTGTAACTGGATTTAGAGGTGGTGCTGGTTCTAGCGGACGTGAAGTATTAACTGGTCCAGACGGTAACAACATGGATACTGAATCATTCTTGGCTTCATTACACGTTGTAAACGGTGCTAGTGCAATCCTTGATAGTGATGGTAATACTATTATCGCTGCTAACAAAGAAATTCCTTTCCGTATCGTAACTCAACAATATGGTAAAGGTATCGTTCAAAACTCAACCAACAACTTGGTTACTGATAAAGGTCTTATGTTTATTGAGCTTGACCTTCGTCACCCAGTTGGTACTTCTAATGGTACTGCTGTAGTTGGTACATCAACTTATGATGGTTATGTAGGTGCTGCATCTACAGGTTCAACTGGTTATTTCAGTGGTTACACTGGCTTAACAATTGCTTGGGCTGAATACTCTTCATTGGAACTTGAAACTGAATTGGGTGAAGTATCTTTCAACCTTGCTGAAGTTGTAGTTTCTGTAGAAGAAAGAAAATTACGTGCAACATGGTCACCAGAATTGGCTCAAGACGTTAGTGCATTCCACAACATTGATGCTGAAGCTGAATTGACAGCTATGTTGTCAGAACAAGTTGCTGCGGAAATTGACCGTGAAATCCTTAGAGATTTGCGTAAAGCTGCTGCATGGCAATTACGTTGGGACTACAACGGTTGGAGAAAAGCTTCTTCTGCTGCTAGCCCATACACTCAAAAAGACTGGAACCAAACTCTTATCACTAGAGTTAACCAATTGAATGCTCAAATCCACAAATCAACTCTTCGTGGTGGTGCTAACTTCATCGTGGTTTCTTCTGAAATCAGTGCAATCTTCGATGATTTGGAATATTTCCACGTATCAGATGCTAACCCAGAGCAAGACCAATACAACATGGGTATTGAAAGAATCGGTACATTAAGCGGTAGATATCAAGTATATCGTGACCCTTATGCTCCAGCTTACTCAGTAATCGTTGGTCACAAAGGTAAATCATTATTGGATACAGGTTACATTTACGCACCATACGTGCCATTGCAATTGACTCCAACAATGTACAATCCTTTCAACTTTGCTCCAGTTAAAGGTATCATGACTCGTTACGCTAAGAAGCTCGTAAATAATAGGTTCTATGGACATGTTAGAGTAGATGGTGTGCCAACGTTCAACGTAGCAGAATTGAGATAATCTAATTAACTCTATAAACTTAAAAAGGCTAGAATTTATTCTAGCCTTTTTTTGTTTTATGCGTATATTATAACCATGAATATTTTAGTAACAGGTGGTCTTGGTTATATTGGTAGCCATACCGTAGTAAAACTTATTGAAGAGGGTCATAATCCGATTATTGTTGACAACCTATCAAACTCATCAATTGATGTTCTTGATAAGATTAAAACCCTAACAGGTAAAGAAGTGGTTTATCATTTTATTGATTTGAGCGTTTTTTCTATTGAAGACGTTCTTGCTGATATTGACTGTATTATACACTTTGCAGCATATAAATCAGTTTCTGAATCAGTAAAAGAACCAATAAAGTATTTTGATAACAACATCACTAGTACGATTAAACTTTTACAAGCTGCACAGAATATGGGTATTAAGAAATTTATTTTTTCATCATCATGTACTGTATATGGTGAACCAGATATTTATCCAGTAAATGAAAACACACCAATAAAACCAGCTAAAAGCCCATATGGGCTCACAAAACAGATTTGTGAAGAAATACTACAAGAAGTAAGTAAAACTGGTTTAAATGTAGTTATATTGCGTTATTTTAATCCTATTGGAGCTCATCCATCTGGAATTATATTTGAAAAACCCAATGGAGTTCCAGAAAATCTTATGCCGTATATTACAGGAGTTATAGAAGGTAAATACCCTAACTTAAAAGTTTTTGGGAATGATTACAACACTCATGATGGCACTGCAATTAGAGATTATATTGATGTAAATGATTTGGCAGACGCACATGTGAAGGCAATAAAAGTAACTGAAAAAGAAACATATTCAGTTATCAATATAGGTTCTGGAAATGGTTATAGTGTTATGGACGTGTTGGAAGCTTTTAAAAGAAATGGTTTTGAGATTCCATATGAAATTTGTCCACGTAGAGATGGAGATATTGAAAAAATATTTTCTGATAATTCAAAAGCAAAATCTATTATGAATTGGGAACCCAAAAAAACAATTGATGATAGTGTAAAATATATTATAAAAACGTTACATCAATCTTGATAGTTCATCAAAACCACTAAAGGGCTTTATTGTATGTAGACCAACAAACGCTGTTTTGGTTCCTCTGGCTCTAAGTGCTGGGGATAGTATTTCATCATCATTCTGGTGCTTATTTAAGTCTTCTGGGGTTACTATACCTAAGATACCAAAAGTATCGTCAGATAGCCTTAAAATGATTATTTCTGGCCTTTCTGAACGTTTAAATATTACAGGGTATTATGTCCGTTTAAACGGCTATTAACCAAATAGTTATAGATAATTTTATCTATTTGTTTCATCTTCTTTTTTTAGTTTTTCAAGCTTTTCTTTGGTATCGTTTATCAGTCTTCTAGCGTGATTGCCAAACTCTGCATCATTAGGATAATTTTTAGCTAAGTTTTTTAGTTCTTTTGCCAAACCCAAGTTAAGTATTGTTTCTCTTGTCATAAAAAAATTTTTTTACAAATATACATAAAAAAAACCGAAGATGCAAGTCCTCGGTTCTTTTTATTTTTGCGTTAACTATTATTTTTGATTAGGCTTTTTTACCACAGTTGGCACAGAACTTATTAGTCTTGCCCAATTTTGAACCACAGTCGGTACAATATTTTTTTACATTAATATCAGCCACTGTGTTTATTTTTTGTGATACTGGAAGAAGTTTGTATTCTACTGTATGGAATGCGTAGTATTCAAAAGATTTGTTCACATAATCGAACTCTTGTTCTGAATGAGAACCTTTTTCAACTCTACCAGTTTCTATGCATTTTTTGAGTCTAAAGTTATTTTTTTTAATATCTTCAAATGATTTTGTATTATCTAAAGTATTAATATCAAATAAATCATTAGTAGTAGTAATAGTAGTAGTAGTTACTGAGTTATTAATTAATGAATTCATGGATAATGTTCCGTTATGACCATTACTTAAATATTTAGGGTCAGTACCTGTAGTGTATGGACCACGAATATTTGTATTGCTAAAATATATAGCAGGTCTATAAGTCCAATCTGGTCTTATGGTAATTGGGGTGTAGTATTGTTGACGTTCTTTATAAAATTCAACTTTGATGTCACCATTGTTTTCAATGGCTTTTTTAACCTCAGCGGTTTTGGCCACTTCATAGGTATCAAATAAGAATTTTTTAGCAACGTCCAAGTGGCGGTCAAGGAATACACGTTGGCCTGGGTTTAACACCAAACCACCTTGGGAAATAACTTTTCCATTCAAGTGAATTTTTGCTAGTACTACTTCTGATGTTGGGTTGAATAGTTCAATTGAAAATTCCTGTCCCTTTTGAAGGTAATAGGTTGGCATATCGCCAGCCTTGGTGTAGAGCTTAATACGGCTCTTGTTTACAGCAATGTGAGCTGTAGGCACCGTGTTCGGTGCGTAGATTGTTTGTTTCATTGTTTAACTTTTTACACTTATGTTATTTGTACCAATACCTTTGTTACCGAAGCAACTCTGAACCTTATAAGGGGTCGGGACTGATACGTTAGTTAACGCTTTACCAATATAATACAATATTTTGGTTTGTCAAGTGGTTTTATTACTTTTGTTTAAATTACCAAAATAAGATACATCATTGACCATTCTTGTTGTTGCCCATAGTGGTTGTGAATTACTTAAAGAATTGACTACATTCATTGGTGTGTCTTTATGAAATTTAGACACTGGTGTTTTGTGGTCAATATGCCATTCACCATAATTATCCCAAGTAATACCATCAGTAAATAAAGCTTCAAGGTGTTGTTTAAGGTCTACCGCTGAATAACCTAATAAATATTATCGTTATTTATAGGCCGCTTCTTAATTCGACCTGATTTACAACATCAAATGAAATTATGTTTCTTAATGTAGTAACTTCGAGATTAGAAATAGCTTTAATATCAAGCTTATATGTATTGGGTATAAGACTAGCTGTATCTAATAAGAAGTAATAATAGTTGTTGGCCATTTCTACTGGTTGGTAATCGATTACAGTAAGTTCACGAACACCTTCAGATACATATAATCTATATTTTATTTCATCGATAGCTTGTGTTTGTTCAACAGTGTAAGGTATTCTAGCTGAAACAATAACTTTACGTATATCACCACGTTTGATTCTTTCTTTGTTTTGTAATCCACCAATAGATACAGCAACTTTTTTAGGTAGCATATCATTGTTACCAATATTATAAAAACCAAATGAATCTTTAACTACAAAATCAAGGCTAATATTGGCTCTAGAAACCCCGTTTACTGTTATACCAGTCCACACATCATTATACATTGTTTCAACATTGGATGCGGTTGTTGGGACGTTGATATCAATTGAATAAACTCCTAATGTTACATGGTTTACATCTGAAGGTGTATAGGCTGATAATAAAGTACCTATATTATCATAAACATTTACACTTGGAATATTATCCAAATTGGTTGGATTACCAGCTAAATTTACGTAAAGATATAATTTGTTTGGTTTATCCAAGAAAAAATTATTTCTATCATCAGTTATGTGTTTATCGTAAATTGTTTCAACGTAAGGTTCATAAAATGTTTGTGTATTGTTTGTAAAGAACCCAACATATTGTAATGTTGTTGTATTCATTACTTCAAAAGGTCTAGTATAAGCAATACCTAAACCATAATTTGTATCTCCAGTCAATAAACCATTAACATAATCTGTAATGTCCATTTCTATATTTTCATTACCTTTATCAAAATGTTGTGTGGTTACTGTAATACCAGAAGGACTACCAGAATAAACACCAGTGCCATTACTCCAAGCAACACCTGTTTGGGCTTCAACCCAATTAGAAGCACCATTTGAAAAAGCACCTTCACCTAAAATCAAAATTGGTATTTCATAGTCATATCCGACACCATTATCCCATGGTTGATTTATTTTAAATGCTATTAAATCAAATGAACTGGCTCTGTCTTTACCACCCATTGTACCGTTTAAATATGCTGTATCAAACGAAGCTGTATTGGTTAATCTAAGCGTATGTTTTAGTTTTGTTATATCAGTAAAAGTACCACCAGTATATAAATTTTTTATTCTTGTTTCATCAAAATGAAATAAAAATCTACTATATTTTTGTTCACCAATAGCACCACCATAAAATAATTCAGCGACTGGGTTTAAACCAGTGTTTACGTCTAGGTTGCTAACAATAGTGTTGTTTTTATCAAAAAATGTACGAATTACCATGTTTTTTTTATTAATAAATATATGAAAACCCTTAATTAATACGAATGTTTTTAGATAACATGGATTTTTCTAAATCATCAGCTTTTGCCTTGAACGCCGCTATTGATTGTTTATTTCCATCTGTAACTAAATCAGTTGCTGGATTTCCACTTCCATTATGAACATGGTTAAACAAGGCTTCTTTCATAAGAATCAGATATTGTAATAAAACATCACCAAATGGCAACTGATGAGCTTGGTCTAGTATATTTGCTAATTCATCATCACTAATTAAATTATCTTGATTGGTCACATCAAATCTTGGGCTTCCATCAGCATGTGTAATAAGATTTATTTTACTGCCAACAATGTTTGTAACTGAACCTCTTTGTTCATCTTGGTTATTTGATTTAGGTACAACAATTACATCATTTTTTATTTGAATATATCCTTGAGTTTTTGCATTAAATTTAAAAGGGTAAGGGTTATTATCATTAGGTAATGATGTTTCAAATTTACCAGCCCTAATAACAACCTCATTATTTTTTTGAGTTATATCAGTATTATACCTACCTTGAATTGATATTTCATCACTTTTAGGGAATACACCATTTAATTCCGCAATTTGGCTTGGATTTATATTAGGTTCTGCTGGGGCAAAACTAAATCCAGCCAAAGCTGAAAATAAAAATGGGTCGTTGTTTAATAATGGTAATTGAGAAATTATTGGACCAATGTATAATCTATCAACATTTTGTTGATATTTACTAAAAGTAAATATAAGTACTACTTCACCTAGTTTAGGTGTTATTGATAAATGTTTTGGTAGCATTGGAAAACACCAAGGTAAATTATCATCTGTTGTATCACCATCACCGCCTTGAGATATTGGACCTTTAATATATACTTTTATTCTGCCCAAACCTTTATTAACAGTAGGACCTCCATCATCTTCAATAACTTTAACAACACCATATCGTATGTTAGGTGTTATATCTATATGGTCATATAGATTGGTTTCATTTCTAAGTATTTTTGAAGTACTATTATCCATATTATTCGCCTTTCAATCTTTTTAAGATTATTTTATTAGCTCTTTCAAATTTTTTTTCAATTTCTTCCATTTTATCATAATCTTTAAGCATTTTTAATTTCAATGCTTCATAATCGGCTTCCATTTGTTTAATTTCAAAAAGTATTTCGTTGTTTGATTTGTTTTCTAAGTCATCCATAATTATTATTTTATTATCTTATTATACCGTCTCCAATACCCATAGCTGTTGTGGCACCTTGTGAAACCACAGGTGCACCTAAATTACCGACACCTACTGTTAATACTGATACGCCTGGTGGGATAACAACATCAACTTTAGCTTCATTTAATAAAGCATCAATGATTGCTTGAGCCCTTATGACTTCCATTGCTTCTTCAACATTAGGGCCGTCAGCAAATACATCACCCACAACTCTACCAGTATTGGATTGTTTGCTTATAATTTCAGATGCAATGCTTTCTGCCGAAAGTCCAGGACGTAATTTAGCTCCAACCATAATAAGTGGTGGTGGCAAAGGTTCAACTGGTGTTTGTGGTATTGAAAACGCACTTAATATTATATTTAACACTCCATTTATTGATGAAGTATTAAATCCAGAAGTTGGTATTGGTTTTGTGTCTGCCATTATAATAAATTATCTAATATTTTTTTTATTGTATCTGTTGGTATTCCGATAAGACTTTGTAATTGAGCCAATCTATTAACAGCTTTTTCTTTTTGTCTTTTAACAATTTTAGCCGCTACTAAAGATGATATTTCTCTTAAAGCTATAGCCAATAGAATTTTTATCAATTCTTCAGCTATAACTTTCATAATATTATTCATTAAGTTTTTATTCTTTTTGATAAAATCTATAGCATCAGTAAATGTAGCTGTTGGACCATAAACTATTTTGTAGTTGATAACAAATGAAAAAATAACTTTTGGTGATAAAAATATATTGACAATTGCTTTAATCATACTACTAATAATCTGTTGTATGAAATTAAGTTTAACTGTTGGTACATCAATTTTACTTGGTACATTTAAAGCACTAACATTGGCCATTTTATTTAAGTGGTTAGTCAATGCATCTTTCTTTTGAAGAGTTGTTGATGCATTTGCCATATCAATATTAAAATTGGTTAAGTTACTGATAGGTACACTAGAACTAACTTTATTTGATGTATCAACACTGATGGACCCTTTCTTTCTGTTTATAGCTTCTAACTGATGAGCGTAAGTTTCTTCTTTTGAAAAATTAAAAGCAGAATCATTTATAGGATTTTTATTAACGTTGTTAACCATTTTGTCAACAATAGTATTAATCTTAGCTTCGTTTTCTAATTGTTTTAATGACTTTCCAATTGTAGAAGAAATTGAACCATAAATAACATCCATTATCTTATTGACGATGTTTTCAGTACTAAGCAATGTTAGGCTATCTACAAAGTCATTGTTAAGGTTAGTAAGTGTTTTGGAGTTATAAGCTGGGTTGGCTTTGATGGTCAACGTGTTGTTCGGGTTACCACCTGTACCTAATGAATTAAATGTGATGTCAAATATATTACGCCATGTATGCGTATTACCATCGTCTTGTATTACAGCGTATAAAAATGTATTGAAATCAGAACTATTAATCAACGGTGTTGTTACATCATTATAAAGTAATTTACCACCTACAGAATTTGGGTCAGTTCTTAATATATCTATAAAATCTATTTTATGTACTTCAATTACTATTCCGTTACCAGTTGATTGCATCCATGACGGCAAGTGTGGGTCAACACCACAACTTACAATAGTTTTAAGCTCCAACTTTAAAGCTTTTTTTATTCCATGTTCTATTTTAGGTATTGAATTGGTTAGAGTATCTACAACAACACTAACAAAAACTTCATAACCTACCAAAGATTTAATTAAATCAGTAAGAAAAGAGATAGAATCACCATTATTATTGATGGATGGAAATGAAGAACTAAGTTTTAACTTAGGTAATCCTTGTGTTAAAGTTTTAGCAGCTGCAATTTTTCCAAAAACTTGTTTTTTCTTATCAATTAATGACATAATTATTCAATTTCTGTTTCGTTATCGGTATCAGAATTGGAATTTTTAAGCATTTCTCTAATTGATTTGAAATCACTTAGTGATGCGGCTCCATTACTTCTTTCTGAAATAGTTGAATCAACATCACCACGATTTTTAATAATATCACTTTGGAGTTTAGCCAACTCTAATTTTACTCTAATAGCGGAATCTTTAACCTTTAAAAGACCAGCCTTTTCTTTGGCAATCTTGGTCAAATCATCAACATCAGTTGGATTGGCACTTGAGGACAACTCATTTATGGTTTTTTGAGCATCATTAATTTGTAAACAAGCATCATTATAAGTTTCTTGCATAAGACCTTCTAATGATTCGGTATCGTTTACTTTTACATCTTGTCGTTTTTTTCTTGGCATAGCTATTTGTTTTACTATAAATACCTTGAAAACTGGTTTTATTGCAATTGTCTATAAACCATGATTTTTTAATAAATCATAAAGTTCTTTGTATCTTTTCATGGCTAATCTAATATCTTTAGTGGATAAATTGGTATAATTTCTCATGGTTTCCAAAACAGAATTTTTATTGTATTTGGCACCACCATTCATTGATTCAAAAGCAGTTTCCCAATTTTCAAGTATTTCTATAAGGGCATAACCTACTTTTTTTTCATTATCACTTAGTTTCTTTTTTGGTATTTTATTTTGGTCATTCAACTCTTCTTTTATACCGTCCGTAATTTTTTTAATAAAATCATCCATTGAAAAAACATCATCGTCCATAACATAAGACATATCACTTCTTTCTTCTAAATCATCGGATATATCTTCATAAGAAGCTGTTTGCTTCGTGTACTTTTCATCTTTAATAAGTAATCCTAAAATATAGTTTTTACTTATTGTGCCAAAGTAAGAATAAGCTTTTTTACCTCTCCCCCTTTCGAACTTATGTACTTTTGTCATTAAGAAAGAAACTGTGTCACTATGAAGTTCATCAAAAGTTTCACCTTTTCTATATAATTTGTACCTTCTAATTATCGATTCAATCATCTTATCAAGCGGTGCTTTTAACCACTCGTTAAAAATTTGATTCCTTTCTGTTTCGTCTGTTGATTCTAAAAATTTAATAACGGCTTCTTCTTCATTTGGACCAAAATACATCTCATTTGTTCTTTTGCGTCCCCTTTTAACCATTTATACTAATTGTTCACTATACGTTATTTTTCTGTCTTTAGCAAAATAATATTCTTTTTTAGCCTGTGCCAACCACCATCTAGCTTCACTAGGGTTAATTGTTTCTTTATATGTTGCAAACAAAGAACCTACCCTTTGATTTACGTGTTTATACCCAAACCTAGGGATTACCATGGTTTTAACTGATTTGAACGTCATACGCAACAAAAATTCATAAATAAATGTTAATTTTATGCTTGATTTAAAACCACCGAATGCTTCATAAACTGATTTTTTCATTACAATTCCGTCAATGTTAAAGTTTTGATAGGTTAGTAATGCATTATTATCCAAAATGCCTAATTCATCTGAAAAGCTTTGAGCCCAAACAGCTTCATTGGTTAAACCGATAAACTGGCCAGATGCATCTACGTCTACAACGATAGGCATAAATATTTCAACATCAGTGTGAGCTGCCCTATATTCAACAACATTTTTAAACCAGATGTTGGCATATTCATCATCAAATTCTAAAATACTAAACCAATCTGATTTACTAGTTTTAACACCAAAATCAATTTGAGTTGCAAAATCTGTTTCACCATCATTCTCAGCAATGGTTATGTTTGAAGTATAATCACCAAAATCCAATGATTTAATATAAGTAGCTACTTCACTATCTTTAGGTACTACAATAACCAATTCGTCTGGTCTTACAGTTTGTGATTTTACACTTTGAACAGCATTGTCAAAAAGTGTTTTGGTTTCATCATTTAACTCATGAACTGGTAATATAACAGAAATATTATTTTTTTCTTTCATTTTATTTTAATTTAATTAAACGTTAGTTTTTTCTTTGATTTGTTCTTCTAGACTAGAAATAATATTTTTAAATTCTCCAATTCTTCCTGTTAACAAACCACCATATACGTTTGATAGGGCTTCTTTTTGTTTTTCACTTGTGTATTGGCCTTTGCTTTCTTTGATACTGTTAATCATTTCATTTGGTACTGAATCTTCTAACCAAACCTTGATGTAAGTTGCAATTAATTCTGGAATATTTATTGTAGTGTTTGTCCAAACACCATTATTTTTAATAGAATAGTTACCTTCATCATCTTTTGTTTCCATCCATTCTGGGATTAGATTTGGCATTTTACCAATTACTGGCGTTTCACATTCCATAGCTTCCAATGGAAACGTACCGAATCCAGATTGGTCATCGACCCATACTGCCAAACAAGATTTTGCCAATTCAGTAGCAAATTGTTGTCTAGGTAATCCTCTCAATTCTTTAAAAGTAATCCATTTATATACAGGAAATTGCAAATAAAAAGATTTTGCAATTTTAGCGGCATCTCCTTGATTTCTAGTTAAAATGCTAACAAGTGGAATCTTAGGTTTATCGCTATTTTTGAAATAACTAGGTATTGATACAGGTACAACATATGTTCTGATTGATGGGAACAGATTGTTTACATACTGGGCTTGTTTAAAGCTTGTGGTAATTACATCATGAAACCCATAATCTGTATTCCATCTTTTACCTATAGGAAGTAGTTCTAATAGGTAGTCATAACTTTGTGAGAACACAATTTTTTTGCATGGAAAAGTTTTTATTTGGTCCATAATATTTGAAAATATTTCTGGAATAACAATAAAATCAGCTGGACTGATATTAAGTTGTTGACCTTCGATTGATACGTGAGGCAAAGCTGCGTATTCTTCTCCTAACCAATCAGCAATGCCTTGTCCATTGTTGTCACCTCTTAATTTATAATCATTTTTTTCATGAAGGATAACCGCATCATAACCTAATTCAATTAATAGTTTTACATGTTCGTAAATGTTAGCAATACCAGCTGTTGGATTTCCTTTGGTGTCCAAAGTAAAAAAGTATATTTTGAAATCTTTGTTTTCTAATTTTTCAATAACCCCTTTAGCTTGGCTAATTTGGTCTTCAAATTGTTTTAAATTTTCTGCCATATTTTTGTTTTTTTTTTAGTTTATAATTCTTTTTCTTTTAGTATACCATAATTGTATAAGGTATTAAAAGCTAATTTGTAAGATAAAGGCATTTTTTCTAATGCTCTTTCGGCACCCAATGAAGTATCTGATTCATCTTCGTAATCTAGAACTATTTCAAGCATTGTTCTTATTACTTCAAATTTTGCAGTATCGATTTCTTTACCTCTAGGTGCTGATGTTTCATATTCTTCAATAGCAAGAATATTACCATCACCATCTTTCATTATTTTTTTTTCATTTGATGTTACTAAATCTGTTGGTTTAAGACCATTTGGGGCTAAAACTTTGTCAAAAGCAGATAAATCAATATAATAAAATGTTTCACCGAATTCTATCATGTTCTTAAATTTCTTCGTAAGTAGTTGTTATTGTTGGTTTTAATATTTTATTTCGTAGTTCTTCATCTTTAAAGAAATCTAGAATTGAATCAATTTCATAATCAGCTTTAGCGTCTGTATTGTAATTTGTTTTTACTTTAACACTTATTTTTCCAGCTGGTTTTGCTTCTAAAGCTTTTGGGTTTGCCGTAATTAAAACATCGACATTATTCCATTTTTGTTCGTATTTTTTTACAAATCTAATATTGGTTGGTCTGGCACCTGTTTTAGATAGAAAGAAAAATGTTGACGGGATAGCTTTGTTTACTTCTCGGCTAACCAGTTCTATTTCATGTTCTCCTTCATATTCAATGTCTATTAAAAATTCATTGAATCGGTTGATGATGCCATCATGTAATTGGTCAGCATGACCAAAAATTTCTAGAGGTGCTTCCAAATAAAGGAAGTTGTTAAATTTGTCAACACTATCAAATTTAAAAAACTCCATCAAATCAAAGTTTGTTACATCTTTAACAGTAATATTTGTTTCAGCAATGTACTTGTTATAAGTGTAAGCAAATTGGCCGATAAAGTCTCTTAGTACCTCGTTTAGACTAATTGCTATTTTCATGTAACCAATTTAATGGTTAACCCTAAATAAGTAAAGTAAAAGGAAATTATTACTTAAATATTTTTAAAAATTTTTCAAACCAATTTAATTTTTTATGTTTTTCAAATTTTATTTCTTTTGGTTTTTCTGTTGGCTCTTTAAAAATATTAATAAAATAACTGGTTAATCTATGTCTAACTATATCGGTTTCATTAAATTCAACAACATCAACACCATCGATAGGGTGTTTTTTAACTCTAGAAACCAAACGCTCAAGAGAGCTATCTTTTTTATTTTTGATATCAATTTGTTCACAGTCACCCAATATAATTGTTTTGGTATTGTCTGAAAATCTAGTAAGAAATGTTTTGGCATTATCGTGACTAATATTTTGAAATTCATCCACAATCAATATAACATTTTCGAATGACCTGCCACGGATGGCCCCAAAAACTTCAAAATCAATCAATTTAGCCTCCATTAATTTGCTAGTGTTTGTTTCACCTATTAGTTTATAAAAAGCATCCATAAATGACATCATATGGAATTTAAGTTTTTCTTTTTCATCACCTGGTAAAATACCCAATTCTTCATTTTTAAGTTGGGTAATTGATTTCACCAATTTAATTTGTTTATATTTTTCTGGATATGTCTTTAGAAGCATAAGGGCTTCAAAAACACTCAATAGAGTTTTTCCAGTACCAGCAGGACCAGTACATATTGTTACATCATTTTTCTTGATGGATTGGGTAAGTTTCTTTTGGGGTTCATTTTTATGTTTAATATCAAATTTTAAAGTAAAAAGTAGATTATTGTTAAAACCTGTTATAATATCTGAGATATCTTCATTTTGTTTTTTAGCTCTGGTAACAGATGGTTTTCTACCCATGTATTTGTTTTCTAATAAATATCTTAAACAGTAAAGATGTTCAAATTTTTATTACATTAAAAAATTTTTGTATTTTTTTCTGTAATCTATTTTAAAATAATAATCGATTATTTCATCTTTTGACATGTTATTTAACATTAAATAAATTTCATTATTATTATTGAAATATTGATTAGAATTGTCGCTGAATGGTGTTCTCGAATGTTCTAAATGATAAATATCGTTAACAATTCTATCTATACGATAACCAATTTTTTGAAATCTTTCGTATCTCTCACTATCTTCTGGCCCATATGCTATAAATTTTTCATTTTCTCCACCAATTGCTCTATATTTCTCTGTATTTAGAAAAACGCAATGTCCATATTTTGCATCCCACATATCAAAATACCCAAGCTCAATATCATTAAGGTTAAAACTTTGATTGAAGGTTTCTCTGTTGAATGTTGTGAATACTCTTCTTTGAAACACGCCATTACCATAAGGATAAACAACATCTGATTCACCAGAAATTATCATATTAACAGCTTCAATATATGATTTAACTGGTAAAATAACATCTATATCATAATTAACAACTACAGGTGTATCCACTATATTTAACATTTCATTTAATTGTCTTGTTCTATGGTATATTGTTAAATCAGATACATCAATAATATGTTTTATATTGGTATTTTTATAATTATCTAAAGGCGGTAAGTTTGTTTTTCCAGATGTTATTTCATGAATAATAATATTAGTCTCAAAATGATAATTCAAATAACCTAAAACAGTTATTGCGTTGTTTAATCTATCGATAGATTCAACACATACTGGGATTATAAATGTTGTTTTTTTTAAATTTTCCATATTTTATAGTAAATATATTGCACCATGTTGGTATTTAAACCCTTTAACAGGTATTATTTTGCTAGGCTCACAGAATAAAGTAACACCTAAATATTTTATAGGTGCGTCACCCCATCTTTTAATATATATATTTCCGCTTTTATCAATTTCCTTATAATAATTATAATATTTTGAATTTATAAACCAATCTACTTTACCTAATTCAAAATTAGTATAAAACATTTTCCCATCTGGAATTAAATTGATGTCAGTATAAGTTTCAATATTATTTGTTCTAATATAATTTTCAGTAAAGTTTTTTAACCCTTCAACAACTTTTGGGTTATCAATTTGCACCGCTGGTTCACAATAACCATATATTAAATCATTATTTTTTGCAAATAAAAAAATATCATAATTTAATGGTGATAAGATATAAGAATCAGTATCTAACCTAAGATAATAATCATAATCTTTTAATATTTTAAGTTCATGGAACTGACCAGAAAAAAATCTACACATGTTTCTATAACCAATAGTAAACCCTGGGTGGCCAAACGCTACTGGTCCGTTAGCGTGTGTTGGGTGTGGATAAAACTCTGGAATTTTAAGTTTAATTTCATCATTATAATCTGGTAAACCCATTTCTATTTCATAATAAATTAATTTATGATTAGATATTATACCATTTTTAAGTTCACCTAAATCTTTTTCATGAAAAATAATAATATCAAAACTATTAGTAAAACACATTAAATTATTTTCCAATAATGATAATGATTTATTAATCATGTTGATATCATCAATTGATGAACGTAGTAAATATACTATACAATTTTTCATATATTTATTTTATGTATTTTTCCCAATTAATTATTGGTGATAATAATCCATCACAATGAGTTGAAAAAGCTGGGATTGGTGTGAATAATGTTCTGCCAATCCTTCCTAATCTAAGAAATTTTCCATTGTCATCTGTGACATTATTATGGCAATTAATTGAATGTAGTTTGTGAATCCCCATATCAGTTTTTAGCGTAATCATTTTACAAGCATACGTATTACAAGTTGACGGTACCGTCCTCCAATGAACAGATTTTGTTAATACTATTTTAGAATTTAAATCTGGATAGTCTAAATATTTATCTAAGTGGTCATATAATGATATATAATCACTGATTTCAACACCTTCAATTATAGCATTGCACCAATTTTCTCTATGTAAATAATCATCTTCTAAAATATAAATAATACTATCATCACTCAAATTATCATTTTCAATAATTTTAAGTATTTCTAAAAAACTACTAGCTTCAGTGCCACAATTAATTTTAATCACTTCAATATCTTCAGTAAAAAAAATATCTGAATTATCACCAAAATATGTATCATAAATAATTTTAACATTACACATTTCTTTATTAACTGTTTCAATAAAATTATTCCAGATTTTCTTTTTATCAAACCATACTGGCCTTATCCTATTTCCTATTACTGAGTTTGGCGAATAAAAAGCGTGTCTAACATAAACATTAATTTTTTTCATTTTCCCAAAATTTATATATTCCTTTATCTAATTCATATTTATTCCAAATAAATCTATTTCTAATTGGTTGTTTTTTTGCCCATTCCCACATTTTAGTTAAACCTTCCTTAAGATTAGTTTTGTGCTCAAATCCAAGAATGTCAACAGATTTACACCAAGTTGGTATTGAATGTTTTACTTCATGTCGTTGTTCATAAAATTTAGTTTCACCACCACCAATAACTTCTTTTAAAATATTATTTGATTCTAAAATAGAATATTCTTCAATACCACCTAAATTAATTATTTCTTTTGATGCACGTGGTTCGATTGCTGTTCTCCATAATGGTTCTAAACTATCATCGATATAACTAAAAGCTCTTGTTTGAGACCCATCACCAAAAATAGACATTGGTTCATTATTGAGATGTTGATACATCCAGATACCTAAAACGTTTCTGTATTTATCCCATATGTTTTGATTGATACCGTAAACATTATGTGGCCTAATGATACACCAATCTAAATTATGTTGTTCTCCAGCTATCATTATATCCATTTCACAGGCGTATTTAGCCACGCCATAAGGGTCTATTGGTTTTGGTTGTTGTTGTTCATCGAATAGACCATTAACAGGGTGTCCGTAAACGGCTAGTGTAGATGTAAAAATTAATCTATCTATATTATATCTAATACTTTCATTAATTACATTTGCAGTAGCTACTAAATTATTTTGGTAATTAAATTGTCGAATGAATGGCGATAACCCTTCTGCTGCATATGCGGCAAAATGAAACACATAGTTTGGTTTAAACTCATCAAAAATTGATTTAAGTTTTTGGTCTTTTAAATCCATCTTATAAAAAATAACTTTTGAATTTACGTTATTAATATAACCACCACTTAAATCATCTATGCCAACAACAATATATGTTGGTTGGTTTTCTATTATCCAATTGGCTAATCTAGAACCGATTAAACCAGCAACGCCAGTTATTAATATTGTTTTATTCATTATTAAATTTTAAATTAATTAATTCGTTTGAGTTTAAGAAATTATGCCCGTGAAAACCAAAATGATTTTCTGGATTATAATTAACTCTATTAACATCTCTTATTTTCATTTCATCACCAATGAAAGCGTTTTCATACGAAAATTTTAACGCTAATTCAAATGGTGGGTGTTTAATTCCAAATTCATTTGCTTTATTATTATTTACTATATTTAAAAAAGAATCCTCACCAATTCCATTACAAGTAGTAAATTGTGATGAGTATTTTAAAAACTTATTGCTTCTTAAACTAAAACCACCATTACCAACTCTAGTGTGTTTAAGGTTTTCATACATATATTGTCTTATATTTTGGTTTTGTAATTCAATCCAAGCACTATCTTCATGTGATGACCAAGGTGCACCAATATAATCATAGTTTAAAAACAAGTCATCCCATTTATTTTGATTGATTATGAAGCCATCATCTTGTACAACCAAAACAAATTCATTATTGATAAATTGATTCAATCTCAAAACAAAATCGTTATATTCATTGACAGAATTTAATTTTTTTATTTTAATAATTTCTATTGTATCAGCAACAATTTCGTCATGTGTAAACATAATAGCTCTACCAAAATTAAAATATTTTTGGCAATGTTTAATTGCCATAATACCAGCATGCGTGTTGGTGCAATTAATGGTTATTATATCAATGTTTTTCAAATCTTTCATATATTATATTGGTATACCACCAGTTGTTATAACTCCTCGTTCAATCCAAGGTAATTTAGTTACTGAAAATAAATCTTTAAAATCTTTCCTAATTAAATAAACATTACCGCTATCTCTCCCAACATAACCAGACATACCAATAAACTCATAACCTAATTCTAAACCCATATTAACCAACATTTCAATTGATGAACCTTCTGGGTTTCTTTTTTCAATAACATCACCGTTTGGTTCTACAATTAAAATGATAGGTTTATATTTACCCAAGCTTTTAGTTACGTTTAAATCATCCCCATCAATATCAATTGATGCTAAGATAAAATTATTATTATCAACATTAAATTTAGATTCATCAACCATTCGTTCCAAGCTATTTTCAATACTTGCAAATGATTTATAACAATGAATATTAGGGTATTTAGCTTGTAGGTCATTAACATTTAATCTATCTGACCCTTCGATTAAAATACCCTTGTAATTATTATTTTTTGACCACAGATTTGCTGTATTACTTAAATAAAAACCATCCCACGCACCAATTTCTAATACTACACCACTATCCAATTTTAAATAATTAAATAACGATTGATTTATACCGTCTTCACCATTTTGTGAAAATGTATCTACACTATATTCATATAAATATTTTTTCATATTATTTATTACAATTATAAATACGGTAAACACATTTACCCCAATGACATTTTTTTTCATATATTTGGGCAGCTTCCCAACATTCTTTTGTTATTTCTTGTTTTAACATGGTCTTGATGTGTTTATTTTATTGTTTATTTTATTAGCATGTCTTTCATAGACAATTCTTGTGTTTTTTTGGTTTGAAGCTAATTGCCAAGCCGCTGGTTGACCATTTATCCTAGTTCCACCCCAGTTAGGGTCCGATATGTAATCAATCCAATAACAACCAACAACTTTATTTAATTTTTCGGACATTCTAAAACATAAATCATGGTCATCCATGTCTAATGGTGCAAATGCTTCATCAAAAAAATCTAAATTTTTAAAATCATCATAATTAATTGCTAATGGTCCCCTATTAACACACTGTCTAATTGCAAATACATCTCGTGGTATCGTATTTTTATTTGCATGGTCAACATGTATTAAAATATCGCTCCATTCATAATCATTATTTTCATTTGTTAAAATATGTTTTGAATTTTGATTAATTTCCCAATTATGGGCACAGTTTGCCGTTACAGCAAACACATCATCAAATTCCCTAAAAGGTTTCGTTAATCTATGATTCCAATCTTGTTCATTGATGACCATATCGTCTTGTATTATAATAACTATGTCACCAGTAGCTTCTTTTAGGCCAACATTATTCGCTTTGGTCTCAAATACATCTGGAGTGTTTAATATTTTAATATTCATTTCTGAATTATTATCTTTAAAAGATTTAATCATCTCAGAAGAATTATCGGTTGAACCATCATTTATAATTATTAATTCATAAGTACCATGAGTATATTGTTTTATACTATTTAATACACGTGTTATTAAATACCCTTTATTATGTACCGTTAAAATTAATGTTTGATTATTAGTAAGCATTGCAAGTAATATATTGTCTAAGCAAATTATTTATGTTTAAACCATACTTAACAGCCAAATTAGTTAAAACACTTTGGTCATATCTATGTTCAACAAATCCAATTAAATTATTACCATAAATATTATCAATATTAGTTAAAATATGTTCATTTTTACAATATTCTAACCATTTATTTAATAAAAAAATCATTTTATCACTTTTTTTAATTGTTATAATTCCAGCTTCTATTTGAATTTGATTATGATATATTTGTTCATCACAACCCATCAATATAAAACAATCTCTTTTAGTAAAATTTTTTTGTAGATAAACACCAGCTGTTAAAATTAACTCTTCTGATGTCTTGGTAAAATATTGTTTTAAAAAATCAACTAATCCATTTTCAAATATATCGGCTGAATCTAAATAAAAAATAACATCACCATTTTCTAAGTGTTTAAGCGTTTCTAAGATAACATATGGTTTCCAAAGACAAAAACCAGCACCAACCTTTTGGTCTAAAATTTTTTTATTTTCTAAGTAAAAATCAGTAGTAATAAGCCATTCACGGTCATAAGTATATACACCGTCAAATGATTTTTCAGCTTTAATGTTAAGTTTTTTTCGATGAAAATCAAATTTTTCATCAGAATAAGTTATAAAATATGTTTTCATAATTAAATTATTATCATTTCTTTTGTGTATAAATCGGTTAGGTCGTGTTGCATTTTTTCACCAAACCAATTTTTAGGTGCTATTATTTTTTTTGTTTTATTTTTAGATAGATAACTGCTCCACCAGCTGAATGAACTATTTGATATTATATGATGCTGACATAAAGATAGCGTTACAAAATCAATATACGGTGATTTACTATCAATTACAGTAAAATTATTTTTATCGTTCCAAATCCCTTTACACCATTCAATATCATCTGAAGAGATAATGTAATGAAAATTGCCGTTAAGTTCTTCGATTGCTTTTTCAACATAATCAATTCCATTCAATGAATGGAACCCTTCTAAGTATAAATAATCACCTCTTCTAATATGAATGCTAACTAATTCTTTATCTGTTTTAGGTAAAAGATTATTTGCTTTATCAATAAGTTCTTGTTTTATTTTAAGAGTGTTAATTATTTTTTCTTTACAGTGTTCAAAATATTTTTCACTTTGTAAATAACCATCAATATTAGTCATATCAGTAATTTCAAATAATTCTTTATCAAAATGAAAGAATCTTTCTCTTTTTGTTTTATTGATTAAAATATTATTTGAAAAATATTTTTTATCAATGTCAAAACAATCTAACAAATCAAACCTAGCGTTAAACGCCACGCCATTAGCGTTTATTTGAACTATTGAATTTATTATATTAAAGTTTGGAAATAAAACATCGTAACCAAGTTTTTCACCAATACCTATAGTACCAGCAAATTGAAAAATTTGATTTCCGAATCTACCGTTATAACCTATATTTTGATATGTTATCATTAAATTATAATTTTAAATATCTTTGTTTATTTCTAATTTTTATTGCTATATCGTTGACCAAAGTTAAATCTACTTTGTGGTCATTTAAAGGATTTTCTTCATTATAAATATAATTTATCTCTTCCATAAAATAATATCTTTCTTCACCAGCCATTTCAAGCATAGGAAACATAAAAGATAAATCACCAGTTACTTTCCAATAAATACCCGTTTCATCTTTTAAATCTTCTTGATTTATTTTTCTCCATAAAAAAGCCCTCCAAGTTCTTATATGTGAAGCCGTGAATCTAGAGCCTCTTAAATTACCAAAGTTGGTTTGTTTGGAGGAAAATCCAATAGTTCCGTTTGAGTAACGAAAACTACCATTAGCTATCCAAATATTTGGGTTTGAATAGACTTTGTTAATCCTAGATAATGTGTTGGCATCTGGTAACCAATCATCACCATCGACCTCTACTATTATTTCATCATTAGATATTTTATCATTGTTTCTAATTACTTGGTCGTAATTACCTGGTTGATAAAATTTTGTTTTGTTTTCAACAAGTATAAATCTATTATCACCTTGAATCATTTGTTTTACAACTTCTACAGTATTATCTGTTGACATGTCATCAGTAATATAGCATGTAAAATCATCAAATGTTTGACCCATAAGTGAACCGATACATTTTTCAATATAGTTAACACAATTATATGCAGTCGTAACTATTACCATTAGCTTAAAATTTTTAATCTACTATTAAGGTATCCGTTATAATCTTTTTTTTGTTCTTCTTCATTCATAAGATAGTAAAGACCTAACCCTCTTTCTTTATTAAAATTACTTAATCTTTCACCCCTTATTTTTTGTTTTAACATGTGGTCCTTCAAACCTAGAAATTTATAGTGTAGCATTTTTAAACTAGTGTCATTTGACACCATTATATTCCCTATTGGGTTGGCAGTATGGCATCCGAAATTGTAATTTATATTTGAAATAGCATTACAATCAAACATCATAAATTTATCTAAAACATTTGCTCTAACACCTTTTTTTACTTTTTCTAAAATATTATCAGTAGGTGTTAACTCTAAATCTTCATCACCAACCATATGATAACCTTCTGGTTTAAAAATAGTAACACCCTTTTGTTTCGATTCTTGCAAAAATTCAATCATATTTTCATGGTATAAAAATTCATCACAATCACCAACAATTACATAGTCAGCATACCCAACACTAGATTTCCACACGTGATTCTTTAGTTTCAAATAAATACTATCATTTAACTCGTTGTTAGAATCATAAGGAATTATTTCAGCGTTAGGAAACGATTGAATAATTTCGCAACTTTTATCTGTTGAATGATTATCCAAAATAATTACTTTCTCACAAAAACTTAAATAATGTTTTAATAAATGAGGTAATATATTTTCTTCATTAAAACAAATAAAAAAAGCATGTACTATTGGTTTATTTTTCATTTTTTCTTAGTTTTGTTTTCATATTTTTCATCTAACCCAATCATTCTATGTTTTTCCAAAATATCTTCACCATCAACTTTTACAGTTGCCAAAAACTTTATCAAATAATGCCCGTTGTATTCAACAATCTTGTCAAAAGAAGTAATTTCATAATTATATATTAAAAAATCGTCAGCCCCAGCTGTTTTATACGTTATAAATTCAACTTCTTTTATTTCCAGCATATTTGATGTCAAAGGATTAACCATCGCTTTTTTAATTTCTCTAATAAACAAATTAGAATTTTTATTATATTCGTCTGGATAAACGCTAACATAAAATTCTAATAGTTTTGTTCTTTCATCAATTGTTCTAACATTTAATTTGGTAGTGTAGTCTTCAATGTTAAATTTAGGAGCAAATAATCTTTTTACATTAACGGGTTTTTGTGTCTTATGACTAGCAAAGAAATCAGTAGAATTGATACCGCCATGTATTGCAATTTTTTCTTCATTTTCTTTTACTTCTTCAGAACCATTATTTACCTCAACAAAGGTAGTTATTTCCTTTTTTGGTTGATTAAAAGTGTTGATAAAAGAGTTACCTAAAGACTCATTAACGCCCAATGTAATCTCATTATTGTCAACAACCATTTCCAAAGGATATGAATCTGTTGGGTCTGTTTTTATTTTACCTAACCCTAATTTTTTATTAACTTTTTTGGTTGTAACTATTGGCATACCATCTTCATCATAACCTACTATTTCACAGACTAAATCTTCAGCATGTTTTAATATTTTATATGTCCTCCAACGCAAATCCATTACTTCTTGTGTTATTTCGCCATGAACCAAAGAATCAGCTAATTGACCTTGAGAGTGCCTTCTTTCTTGATTAACATCACTACCTAAAGGGGTACCATTCTGGCTAAATGCATTTTTTTCAACATTTGCCATAGCCAAGGAAATAATAGCAGCTTGTTTTTTTGCCCAATTTTTTATTTTTTTCATTAGTTTAATTCCAAAATTTTTAACCATTTTTGTATTATTTCATCATTTGTTAATAAAACTGGTGGGTTTTCAGTTGCCTCATTTCCATTAAATATAACACCAGTTGATTCGCACTCATCTTTTACCAAACAGGCTACTTCACTTTTAGAAGAATGATATACACAACCAATCATATCATACATAGATTGTTTATCTTCAATAAAACCTTTTAATATAACTTTTTCACTTAACAAAGGTTTTATATATTTTTCATAATATTCCCCACGTGGTTCACCAAACAAATAAACTTTTTCACAACCATCAGTCAATGCTCTTTGAATTGATATATGCGTTTGTTTATTTTCATCAAAAGAACCAATAACACCAGCTATATTTTTCAAATTTTTTTTATCTCTGACAATAAAGTTTTTTTTTAAATTTGGTATTATTGTAAATTTACCCGTGTATTGATTATGATAATCTTTATGTCGTTGATTTAAAAAAACCACTTCGTCCCAAAATTGTTTAATTTTACCAACTTCATATAAATTTTTTTCATGGCAAGATAAAATTACTTTTTTTGCCGCTGGTCTGCTAGGTAGTTGCAAAAAATGACAAATCAATATATCATCTGGGTTTACAATAAACCCATCATTTAATAATGCAGATTTGCATTTATCCAAATGCCATTGATGTGGCCCATAAAAAATTGTGTTGTCCCCTCTCTTATTGAATTCATTTGTTAAATCAATAAATGCTGAGGTTGACCCTCCTTTATCTGAATATCCAGAAACTATTTTTATCATTATATTACGTCATTATAACCCTTTACTATGTTATCTATATCTATCTTTTGAACTTCACTAATGTCATTTGAAATATCAATAGTTGATTTTACCAAAGGATTGACATCAGTATTAACAAATAAGCTATTTGATGATTTGGTGTTTACTAAAACTGTACCAGCATATAGTTTATTCATATGTTCAATTATTTCATCATCAAATATATGTATAATATCGTAATTAAATTCTTTTATTTTATATAAAGTATTTGGTTGTGACGCAACTTGTCCATTTGGGGTGTTCATAGTCCATTTACCATCACCCAAAGCAAACCCTGGTGGTTGTTGAATTGGTGCTAATTTAATACCATTTTGTTTTGCCGACATCGGCAATCGACCATTTACATTTGAACAAATAGTAACATCGTGGTTATTTTTTCTTAATTTGTTTGCCAATTCTAAAATTATTTTGCTCTTAGATGAATTATCATCAAATGCCAACGAAGTCATCATGATTTTTAATTTCTCACCTTTTCTCAAAACCTTTTTAATTGATACTGGCAAATTATCTTTGAAACGCTCAGCAAATTGTTGTCTGTTGTTTTCCCATTCATCATTGGTGATACCGATAGATTTATGGTTTATTCTTATAGTGGTAGTCACACCAATCTTAACACCTTCCAAGTAATTTTCAAAACAGAAAGTCACGTCATAGAAATGGAAACCAATAACTTCTTCGTTGAATGATTTTTTGATTTTGGTTTTATTGATTGCAAAAAACACACCATCAACCGTAACTGCTTCTTCAATTTCTTGATTCAAATCCTCAGAGTATGTTGATAACCAAGTTTTTCCCTCGTGCGTGTGTGCGACACGGCCATACATTTTCTTAGGGTTTTCCCACCATCTTCCGCTGGCTGGCATATACTTGGTACCAGCAACACCTAGAATACCATATTCTGGGTGTTTTTCAAACATCTTTAATAGTTTGTTTCCCCATTGTTTGGTTTCGATGGTGATATCATGGTGCAAAAAAACCACAATATCGTTTGTAGCTTCTTTTAAACCTCTATTATAAATTTCAGTTAAAGAAAATTCGCCTTTATTTTCATAACCTAAGAATTCAATTTTTTTATGTAATCCAGATGATTTAATTATTTTATCTTTAAAATCATCAAGTGGATATTGCGATGAACACACAACTGTTATCATATTTTTTTCTTATTTTTTAGCAATCTTATTTTATTATATACTGACTCTAACTTTTTGTTCAACATTTTTGCACATTCAACCCCGCCAATTTTATTATATTGAGAAATTAAAAACGATTCATCTTGAACAGACCAAAATTTATTAGCTTTGCTTTCAATATAATTTATAACATCATTATATTTTTTGTATTTCCTAGTAAAACCAATGTTGTCAAAATCAGAATAAATGTAGTCACATATAATTTTAACATGTTGTTTTTTATTAATTCTAAAATGAGAATACCCACCTTTTTTAACTAATCTATTATCTATTGAAAAATCAACACCTAATTCAAAACATAATAATTTCATAAAAGACCAATCCTGATTATATGGACCAGTAAAAACGACTTCAACACCATATTTTCTACCTAATTTAATACAACCATCCCCATCTAAAAAACCCCTAAACCAATATTTTCTTAATTCATGTGGAATTTCACAAATTATTCCATTGGGGGCTGAGTGGCTTTTTTCTAAATAACCATGTCTTTTAAGTATATCAAATAAACCCCAAGTTGTTGTTGATAATTTTTTCTGTGTTTTAACAACTTTATCTTTGTGCATTTTTTTTATTTTTCCGCTAATTATCCAATCACCAGTTTCTAAAAAAACTGGTAAAATGTCATTTATATCACTTTCTACACAATTTATAGATGTTAATCTACTTTTTTCTCTTATATGACCATCAGCCCACAATATTCCTAAAATATATGCCGATTCTTTTGTGAATTCAGTTTCAAATAATTTAAAATTTACACGTTTTTTATTTTTTCCTTCTTTTATATTCATTGTTTTGTTTTTTCATAATGTTATTACAATAAATATATAGATTTATCAAAAAGGCTAAATTAATGGCAAAATACCACAATATCGTTTTTGGCTTGATTTAAGCCACGATTATAGGCTGTTGTTAAGGACTCACCATTATTGATGATTTTGATAACTTCTAAGTGTTTGTGTAAACCAGAAGTCTTAACAAGATGCTCTATGTGCTCTGGATTTGTTTGTCTGGTACAATATACTACCGATATCATTACTTTTTAAATCTGTTATATGCGTTGTTTGTTATTTTTATTGTTTCAACACAACCAATGAATTCTTGTAAATTGGTTGCGTTTGTATAACTCATAGCTGAACGTAAATAAGCTTCAAAATTTTCAACCCATGTATTTAATTTGTATTCAACCTTCCTAAATCTAATCACACCCTCGGAAGTTGTCAATACTTCTTTGCCCCATTTTTTTTGAACTTCTTTGGTACTCATACCTCTAAACTTCTTGTGGACAGGTATCTTATGTTCGTAAGCAAATTTAGCCAATGATTGACCTACCTTGAATTTGCCAAATAGATAGTTGTCACCGCATGATTCGATAGCCTTATTGAAAAGGCTCCCAATCATCACGTAATCAGCCCCTAAGGCCAATGCCTTGATGACATCGCTATAATTTTGCATTCCACCATCAGCAACAATCTTGGCTGGTTTATCCAATGACAAGGATTCTAAATAACATTCGTTAATCAAAGATGCCATTGGATACCCTACTCCCGTGTGGACTGTTGTTGAGCAATTGTGTACGATATGTTTATTAACATGGTATGAATGATTTCCATCAACAGTTATATCATGTAACATATTGTAAGAATCAGAATTAACGAATTGAATCGTTTCGATTTCTTTTAATTTAAAGTTTTTTAGTTTTGTCATATATTTTTTTTATGTTATTTATAAAATCTAAAGATTTAACATGTTTATCGTTAACTCTAATTAAAATAAAGTTGTTAACTTTAGCTATTTTATTTTTTACCAAATCATTAATTTTTGCTTCTTCAAATGAGTGCCAATATTCACCATCTAACTCTATTAAAATATTTTTACCTAATTTATAATCAAAAATTTTACCATCCAATTCAAAAGAATTTAATACTGATTTACCGAAATAAAATTTTAAAACATTAAGAAAATCAATTTCAATTTGACTGTGTTTAACAAATTTAACCTTTTTTAATTCTTCTGATGTTAAGTTTTCTTTTAAAAACCAACCAAGATAATTTTTATTTAAATTTATCCCAATAACTGTGATTATTTCATTGAATGTAACTTTATCATTATCCTTTATTAAGTCTTTAATCAAAAAAAACCTATCCTTTAATATTTCAACTATATTATCATTAGGTGTTATTGGTTTATTTAGCCATTTAGTTTTAGACACTAAACACGCTTTTTTAAAAATTTCTTTATTTTCTATTAACCCAATTTTTAACCAATAATCTTTTAGTGTTCTAAAATCTATTGACAGCTCTTTTGATAAAACACTAATTGGCTTATTTAAATTAATGAATTCGGTATAACTTTCTTTTAATTGGTCAACTGTAATACCAGTTTTATCCAGTAAGTTTTCAATTTTATTATATTTTTCTTTAGCTTTTTTAATTCTTAAAAGCGTATCATTTGATTGGGTTGAGTAGTTTTTATGGTTTGAAAAATATTTCAAATATCTACCCTTATGAAAATTAGTTTTCTCATTACAACCACATAAACAAATGCCTTCTCCATCTTTTAAAAAATACTTACGATAATAATCTTCGTTACTCATGTTATGTAAGGTCTTTAGATGGTTACTAAAAGATAAAAAATTTTTATTATTAGTATCCTTATCAAAGACTCGCTTGCATTCTAAACACATATTTGTTTTATAAAATTTTTCTTTTAACATATTTGATTTTATTATAAATATGTCGAACTTGTTAAAAAGTTAAACATTCTCCTCATATTCCAATAAAAAATATTCGTTTGTTAAATTTTCAGCTTTAACCCATTCAGCATAATTGTGAATATTTTCATCATCAACTAATTCAACATATTTTTTATTTAAAACATAATACTCGTGTGATTTTGTAGAAGTGCTATCATTAATTTTAATTAATTCTTCTCTACTAGGATAAGCTATAGTACTAATAACTTCCTTATATTCACCAGTATGCGTTAACACAATATCGCCAATAATAATATCTTGTATTAACTTATCACCAGATTTAGTTGAGATGATGGAGTTTTCCAAAAAGCAACCGCCACCGTTGCCAATACCAACTCTAACATAGTCAGCACCAGCGTCTGATAACACGCCATAAGTTTTTGGGTTTGCAATATTGCCGACCATAAGTGTAAGATTTGGGTACTTTTCTTTTATACGTTCAATAGCAGTAACCAAAATACCCATATGACCATTTGCAATATCAATAAGATAAAAACCGTTAGGGTCTAAATTATTATTTAAATACTTATTAATCATTTCGTCTAACGAGTATGAAATAAACCCACCTTCATATTCTTCACCTCTAGGCAAACATAGATTTATTTTTAGTGAAGTAAATAGGTTTTTGTTTTCTACATCAACAACCGTGTCCATTGGTGCCGTTATCAAAGGCAAAAACCCATTGTGATATGGGTTTATGACTTTTCTACTACTAATATCTGAGATAGTAGCTGGTTTGATTAAAATGTCGTTAAAATCAAATTTGTTTTTCATTTTATTTTATTTTATAATTTAACAATCTAGGTATTATTATATCTAGATAATCTTTGAATTCATTTTCATTCATCATACCTTTAAACGAATTAATTGCAAAAGATGCTAGTACAACATTTGTTTTGATATAACCTAAAATTGGGTTTAACCTTTCAATACTAATACTATCATATTGATGACAACCTTCATTATGTTTTATAGGTAAATTACTATAATAACATTTACCATTTTGTTTCTGGTATTGTTCAAATAACCATTCTTTATTTAAATCAAAATTTAGGTTTTTAAGTTTACATTTACGCTCTAAATAAGAAGTTTTATTTCTAAGATAAACTTCTAAATCATTTTTTAAAAGTTTACTTTTTTTACTATAACCTTTTTTAACTGAATCGTAATTAGCAAAACATTCTTTACAACATTTTTGATACCCGTCAAAAGTTGACCTGTTTTTTGAAAATTCTTCAAGTAATTTATTTTCTTTGCACTTAAAACATTTTTTTTTACCATCTATAATAGATTTACAAATATGTTTAGCGTTTGATTCTCTAAAGTGTTTATTGGCTATTATACCACATGCCTCACAAACACATTTAACGGGTTTTTTACTACCTTTACTTAAATCATCACCGTTATAACCAAATTCTTTTAATGTTAATTCCTTATCTATTTTCCATTGTCCATAACTCATAATATTCTTTATAAATAAATATCATAAGTTTTTAAAAAGGTAAAACTATTTTAATTAACCTAAACCAGTTGACCCGAATCCACCAGCACCACGTTCAGTGTTGGCTAAAATTTCAGCAACCCTAGAAAGGTTAATAATATTCTTTGCAGTTACAGTGGCCACAACACCTTGTGCGATTCTATCACCATGATTTATAACAAAATCTTCCTCACCTAAATTGATTAGGATGATTTTAATTTCACCACGATAATCAGCATCAACGGTTCCTGGTGTGTTTAATACAGTAACACCATTCTTGGCAGCCAAACCGCTACGTGGTCTTACTTGAATTTCAAAGTTTTCTGGTAGTTCAAAAAACAAACCAGTTGGTACCATCGCCACTTTTCCAACTTTGATTGTCATAGGTTCAGAAAGATTGGCTCTAAAATCAAAACCAGAAGAACCAGCAGTCGCATAAGCTGGGTCTTGGTTGGTTGATTTATTTGCGAACGATACTTTTATTTTGTAAGTATCTTGGTCTGAAAATGTATGGTTTACATTTGAAAACTCTTTATCAAAATCTTCTTGCGTGTATTCACTATTGGGGTCAGCAATTTCTATGATTCTAGACCTCATCCTTTCATAAATATCCATTATTGTTTTGCTGTTTTTTTAGAATGTTTGATAGCAAGAACACTACCCATTTTAAGTAGTTCACCAACCATTGAATTATGGTAATAAGACATTTTGTCGTCAACCTTATCAAAAAAGGTTATAGCAGTAAATTCTTCTTCAGTTAACTTTATACCGTTAGATAAAGCATAGTAAACACTACTTTCACCAACACGCATAGATACGATATCTTCGTTAAATTCGTACATTTTTCCTTGATTTTTACGATGCCATTCAGATGTACACGGGACATATAATTTAGCTTTTCCAATGCCATGTAAAAGACAAACCTTTAATAAGGAAGTTTGGTCAACTTTTTCTTCATCTGGTAAAGAGTTATTTATGCGTACAGCATAGGAAGCAACTCTTAACAAATGGTCAATAAGACCACCTTCAAAAGCATTATGGTAATCAGTCATACTAGAGGCTGGAGCTTTAATAAAATCTTCCCCTAAAAACGCTGTAAGTTCATCATTCATGAAACCATTTTTAGTTGCGGTTTCAAAATATTTTTTAGCGTTTGCAATAATTTTTGTTTGGTCTAAAGACATTACTAGTTAATTTATATAAGACGTTATTTTGTACAAATATACGAAACATTATTCAAACTAGCAAATAAAACTTTAGACTTCTTTTGTTGTTGAGGTGGTCGTGTCGTTTATCACCCCGATTGTGATAGCTGGTTCAACCGTCTCAGAAACAACATCTTTTTGAACCTTTTGGGTATAGTCGCTTTTAAGTCGTTGCATATCAGCCTTAAACTTTTCTTCTTGCCTACTCAAAACATCTGTGATTTCCTTAGCAAAGGTTTTTTCTTGGTTTTCTAGTATCTTAGCTATATTCAGCTTGTTCTTATCCAACCCCTCAACCTTGCAAATCAATTCATGAATACGCTCAGCTGCGGTGGTACTTTTCTCACCAAATAGATTAGTTATGGTCTCATTGGTCTCTTGATTGTTGGTTTCCACAAGTAATCCAAGCGGTGTTACTATTGGTTCCGTATTTTTAGCTGGTGACACATCTTTAGCTGGTGACGTATCAACTTCTTTGTCTTTCAATATCTCAATTAGAAATTCGAAAGCTCTCATTACATCTTGTTGTCTGCTCATTTGTTTTGTTCTTTTTTGATTTTTTCAATTTCATTGTTCTTGTGTTTGTAGTTACATCGCTGGTTTATTTGCCTTGACAAGGCTTAGGTAAAGATTACGTCTTTCTTCGGTAACCTTAGTTACTGAGTATTTATCCTTCACGGTGTTGTATAGGTTATCTTGCAATACCTTTATCATTTCTGGGTTGTTAATCAACTTCTTGATTGCGGTATACCAATCCTTGTGGTTCTTTTTGGTCTCCACCAAGATACTATTGGCTGATGTATCGAAACTACCACCGAATTGAATCGCATTGGTTAAGTCAATTTGATATGGGCCAAAGTCTTGGGCTATGATAGCCTTGTGGTGGAAACCAGCTTCTATTACTTTCAATTGTGAATTATGGTTTATTATACCATTTGCGTTATAAGAATGTACGTTTTCAACTTCAATATCATATACAGAATTTATAGATTTTTCAATGGTAGAAATTTTAGTTACCATATTAATTTTCTTTTCATTATTACTGTGTTCATGTGAGCATAATATACCCAAAAGTTCTTTTTTGTGTTTTGAAACGAAACCAATTTCTTTTTGAAAAATTTCAGAACCCAATCTATAAAGATTTAAGTTATAATAATATTTATTATAGTTTTTATTAAAAGAGTATTTTATTTTTGTTTTGATATCAAAACCCAACAGTAGTGTTTGAACTTGTCTTATTAATGTTAAATCTTTACTTGTAAGACTAACCCCAGTGTTTTCTCCAACAGTACCATCAGCCTCAAACAACCCTTTCAAAAATTCAGCAACAACAGATTTTGGTGATTCTAATATAACTTTAGGTACTCTAAAAGTTTTACCTTTAATTCCGCACCAACCATATTTTTTAGATATCGATAAGAAATTAATACAAGTGGATTTAATATCTAACGCATTGCCTTCTTTAGCCAAATAATTAATACACCTTTTATCTGGTTTTTTATTATATAATAAAGGGTTTAACCCAATAGATTTTAATAATCCTGTTACATCATCTACAACTTCTTGGTGTCTTTTATCGCAAGAAATACTAATACCAGATTTGCCGTTATAATTACCATCTCCTAATAAATAACCCAGTAATCTCCCCCAATTTTCGTTTATTCTTATCCTAGGTAACATATTTTCATCAGAATTTGCTATTTTTTCTTCGGTAATATTTTTAGTTAACAACATTGGGTATGTTATTTCCTGGTATTCTGTTTGTAAAAATTCTGGTTTACTTAGTTCTACTGTATCACCCACTGATAAATCCTTTAATTCAACCCACTTATCTTTTACCAGAATTTTATGATGGGGGGTTCCTTCTAAAAAATAACCATCTTCAGTGGTTATTTTTATGGTTTCAACATCTTCATATTTAAAATAATTACAAACTTCATTGGTAACCCCATTTATTTCAGTTTTTAATGGAGTTTTTTTGTTCACTATATCTTCAATGTGTTTAAAACCGTTGTTAGTAGAAATCAATGAATCACCAACAATGCATTTACAGTGGTTGAATGTGTTCTCTGACAGAGGGGCCAAGGAAATATCAAATAGGTTATAGTTGGTTGCATAGGTTGAGATATGCTTGGTCCACACTCTACGATATGGTTCATTGGCAACACCAGCAAACTCAGCATTAGTGAACTTGAGTAAGAAGTCTTTGTATTCTGGACTAACAGTCTTGTAGTCATTGGTGAATATTTTTTCATATTGATACCAAACGCTTTCCATTGGAAGGATATTCCTAACCCTTTGTTCACCAGTATTTTTATCAATTTCAGTATGTGTACCTCTTAAATCAAAACCACACAATACAAATTGTATTTTATTTAATAAACCATCAGATTCTAATCTATTAACAACACCTTTAAGAATTTCTAAATCCTTTAAGTGAGAATTACCAGTCCACATAGCCTTACCATTTCTTCTCACATGTATTATATGATTTTCAACTTCGACACAATAAACATAATCATCATAAAATTCTTTATGTAAATCTTCTTTTCTAACCAATGGGGTTAATTTATTATGTTTACTATTTTTTTCATAAAAACCTATTTGGTAGGATTCAAAATTAGGGTTAATTAATCTTTCTTTACCATTTTCTTTTAATGAAATTTTTGGAGTCCTTAAACCTCTATTTTTTATTGAGGCCGCATTTCCCATTTTAAATGCTAACTCCATTAAGTCATCGGATAATTGTTTTGAAACAGTATAAGCTCTTTTTCTAACATATTCACCATATTGTTCTTTACTACCGTCACCGTTAAGGAACCATTCTAATAATACCCCAAGTTGTTTTTCTGATAATTTATTTAGTAATTCTCTTGGTATGAATTTTTCAGAAGCACCACCAAATTGTTTTAAATAAGACCATAATTGTCTATTATGTAAAACAATTCTATCACCTTTTTTATTAATATCGCTTTTAAAACCATATTTTTTTAATACATTACTAATTTCAACTAAAAAATTATTATTTTTAAATTGACAAACACCAACTTGATGACAACCTTTTGAATTAGTTGTCCACCCATCGGCCAACCAAAAACCTAAAAATTTTAACCAATCATCCATTAATATTTTTTTCTCAGAATAATCGTTTTTATCAAATGGTGTTTGTTGAATGGATGGTAAAGTGAAAAATTCAACATCTTTATTAGTGTTAATACCATCTTTTTTATAGTGATAATCTTTACCCCACATATCTTCAGCATGTGTCAATTTAAAATCCAATTTTTTATGTCCTAAATTTTTAACTTCAGAAACATACATATTATGATTTCCAGTTGCTTTAAAATTAATATAGTCAGTATCACAAACATACATATCACCAGTAAATTTTTCTTTGATATATCTTTTGGGTAAATGATATTCTATTTCATTTGTATTAGGATTTAATGTTGCTACTTTAACACCTTCTGTTAAATCTGGGAAAAAGACCCACCCATTTTCAGTAAGTATTTCAGTATCAAAACTTTTGCAACTACCGCCTAACCAACCAATACGAATTCTATCTGAAGGTTCTGGGTTTGAAATAAATTGAGCTTCAGTAGGGTCAATAGCGTTAGGTAAAACGTATACATTTTTGTTAAATTTTTGAATTTCTTTAGCAAAAACGCTAGTAGTTGTAGTAATATTTTGTGCAACTTTTAAGTTGTTTAATATTTTAACATCTAATCCAGCATTTTTGATAAGAAGATAAGCTGGATGGTGGGGACCTGGTGCCCAATAATCATCTAAATCCATAATACTAACAATTCCCATGTCTTCAAGCCTTTTATTTAAAGCTTGCATTTTTTCAAATGGACCAAGTGTTCTATGGTAGTGAATAATATCGTATTGTTTCAACCATTCGTCATTATCCAATTGTGGTTCATAATCAATATCAACATTGAATTCATCTGGATAATTATTTTCTAAGGCTAAGTGTGGGTTTATAGAACGAAAATAACTAACCCCAGTACGGTCTGATGGAACCACCAATACTTTTAATTTTTTCATGTGTTTGTTTTAAAACTTTATTATAATACACCAATATACTATTTTTAAAAACATTAGTAAATAAAAAAGGGGCAAAAGCCCCTATTTTTTTATTATTTTTATATTTTTATTAATTATTTATTTTTAACTGCCAATTTTCCTTCGTTTATTAAAGTACTAACTGTTTTTTTAATAGTTTGTTCTGTAATTGTTTTAGCAAACATATTAGCCAAAATAGCATTAACTCTATTATCAATCATTTCGTTTAATTCAGTTTTACTTATTGTAATCATATCTGAATTAATTGAACGCTGTGATTCACGAATTGGTTGTCTTGCTGCTGGTTTACCAATTGGTTTTTCAACAAGTTCTTCCAACCCTTCAAGGCTAAATTTAGAAAAAGATATTGATGCTTTTGGGATTGGATTTTTAAGCATAGCTTCTTTTACGATAGGAGGAAGTTTAGAATTAATAACATCTTCAACTGTGTAATCTCTAACTTCTCGTGGGTTTGAGTCGTATTCAGACATGTCTGGCATATGATATACTGGTTCTCTTTCGTCTCTTTCGTCATATATGGGTCCAGATGAATAATCTTCATTAATACGTTTTATAGGCTTTTTTTCTGGGAATTTTTCATCCGTAACTTTCATTAATTTTTTGGCATTACCCAATATGGTTTTTAACTTGTTAACGTCTACTGGTGTTGGTGTTTCCATATTATATATTTGTTGTTTTTATTGGTTGATTTATATTTGCTTTGTGCATTACCGTACTCATACTTCTATCACCAGTAGCATTATATTTAGGTATGCTAGTGCTTAAATCTGACACAGGTTTTACCCATTTTACTTTTGTAGGGAACCATCCCTCGATTCTGTCGAGTCTAAATATTTTCCAGAACCCATTTTTATTTCCTTTTTTAGACCCACCAAAAATTTGAAATGCTCTTATTGCATCGTTACCACTTTTGGTTTTGCTTAAATTATAAACTTGAATGTATCTTTTGCTAGGTGGTTGGTCTTCGTAATCTCTATATAATATATTAACATTGTATTTACCATCTATAGCAGATTTTACATCATCAAAAGAAACCACTTCCAATAAAAGATTTTTCTTTTTATTGATTTCTTCCAATATAATATCTTCAAATAGATTGTAAAGTTTCATAAAAAAATTATATTATTACTTGACCAACATTTAATGAAGTATTTGGATGTTGATATGGTGTCATATTCAAACCAACTGGCCCATATCCCCATAAAGAATTATTCAAACTAATTTCTGGGTTTCTACCAGAACCAGCGTAAATTGAACTACCGTTGATGTCATAGTCACCACCTACACCACCGTAGTTATCAATATCCAAGAAACCACCAGACCCTTTACCATAAACTGGTGTTATAGAATCCGACAAAGCTCTTGTATGAGTAGCAGTGTATTCATTTGCTGGTGCATAATTATTGTAAGTGTTAATTGGTATTAACGTTGCTCTAGCAGCAATTGCGGCTGCTTCCATTGGTGATTGACCACCATTATAAGGAGTTCCTATTGGCATAGCTTAAATTTTTGTTTTTTTATCGTTATTCATATATTCTATTAAATATCTTATTTCAGATATTTCTTGCTGAATATTTTCATTATAAACTTCTTTGTTAGACGTTATCTTTCTATTTACACTACCTTTGTTCATTTTGGGTACACCGCCAACAGCTGTTGGGTTGGCATTCTCTTTGTCTTTTGAATGGTTTTTGATGAATTGATTTTCACGACCAGCATTCATACTTGTTTTCTTTTGTAAATAATTGGCGTTTTTAGCTGTTTTAACCAAATTTTCTACTTCTTTAAATTTTTTTTCACCACCCAAACGATTATATTCTCCACAGTTTTTTGTGGTTTCACATAATTCTTTTGCTTTTTTAAGTCTAGATAATTCCATAGCAAAAGCTTGGTGATTTTTAGCTTCACCATCCTTGGTTACATGTATATAATTGCTTATTTGAGAATTCATTTTTAAAGGTTTTTGGTTTTTTGTTTATTCTGAATTGCTTTTTTAAGTTCTTCTAATTGTTTTTCAGTTAGTTCTGCATCGTTTATAGTATCAATTAATTTAGCAACTTTAGGGTTGTAATCTTTTTCAGTAACATCAGATACTTTGCTTTTTTTCACCAAATCTTCAATTTTTTCTTCAACAGATTTTTTTGTAACAGTAACACTTTCAAAGGTTTTTATACCACCAGCGGCACGTGTACCACCATAGCTATAAACAGCAAACCATGGAATATTTTGTATATAACGACCAAATACTCTATCACCAGTTGTTGCAATACCTTTTTCATAATCAGAATTGTCATCATATGGTTTTTGAACAGGACCAGTTTCTATTTCGCTATCACTATTGAACGGTTTATCGCCACCAGTTGAATACATGTCGCCACCAACCAATTCCGTTAAATCACTCTTTTTTATAGTTTTCATAATTTGTGTTTTATTATAAATATATTCAAAAGCTAGAATATTTATAATAAAACTGACAAAATATGCCATTTATAACAAAATTAGACTTTTCAAATAATAGACAAGTTAAACAATACATAGAAACGAACACCTCATTATCTGGAGGCACCACTTTTGGTCTTCCTTTTGGTTATTTACCAACTGGGGCAAGTCCAACAACATCAGCTGTTACCATATCTTATTCTGGACTTGTAAGTACTTTTTCTGGAAATTCTGGTACTACAGTTTATACTTGGTACGACAATAATATGAATTTGGGTCTTTCAAATCTATCAGCTTTGACACCATCAAATAGTGCTGTAACACAAAATAGTGGTATTGTTTTTACTTCTGCAACATCAACAACAACAGTTGATGGCAATTTAGTTAATTTAACATATACTGGGGTTAGTTTTGACATTACACCAACTTATTTTTATAATTTAGGTAGTGGAAATTATAGTGGTACTGTTCATACAAATGTATATAATATATTAAGTGCTGGTACATTGGACTATACTGGTAGGACAATTTGGGCTGATGTTTCTGGAATTACTAGAACTCAAGAACTTATTGTTACTAAAAATCCAAATATTGGTTACGTTTTAACTTGTATTGATACGGAAGGTAGATTAGCATTTACACCTGTTTCTGGTGCAACTTCTGGTTATTGGTCAGCTGGAACAAATACATATTCAATTGCAATGAACAATAGTGCTTCATTATCTAGCGGTATTAATTCAATTACTGAAGGTTATCATACAACAGCTAGTGGTAATTATTCACATGCTGAAGGTAGCGGTACAACAGCTAGTGGACCATATAGTCATGCTGAAGGTGCTAAAACAACAGCTAGTGGTGAAGGTTTTAATCATGCTGAAGGTTATCGTACAACGGCTAGCGGTAATGCTAGTCACGCTGGTGGTAATAATACATTAGCTAGTGGTAGAAATAGTTTTGTTCACGGTTACAATTCACAAGCAATAGGTGACAACACAAATGTTTTGGGTCAAAATATAACTGGTACAACATCAAATTACACATATGTTGAAAGCCTTAATGTAAAAACAGTAGGTTCTAGTGCTGCTGTTAATGATATTAGAATTGACGCAAACGGAAATCTTACCACGAATACTTCTGATGTAAGAATGAAAGAAAATATAAATCCTTTGATTGGTTCTTTGGATAAAATTAAAAAATTAAACGGTGTTTCTTATCAATGGAAAGATAGAAATGCTGGTGGTAATGATTTTAGACTTGGTTTTATTGCTCAAGAAGTTGAAAAAGTTGACCCTATTTTGGTTTTTACCAATAAAATTGATGATATTAAAGGTATTCATATTGATTTTATCATACCTATGTTGGTTGAGGCTGTAAAAGAATTATCTTCTGGTTTTACAAACAATGGTAATGTATATCTTGAAACTCAAAGTATATTTGCTGAAGATAACAATATCGATTTAAATTACAGTGGAACACAACAAACAGCAATAGGTGGTGGTATTAGAGTTCTTCACGCATTAGGTGAACATATTTCAGCTGAATTATTAACTGATTCAAATGGTAATTGGGTGACAAATAATGATTTTAAACCCAACTCATTTACAATCCCAGTTTACACACCAAGTTCTTCTTCAGATACCTTTGGTGATGAAGGAAATTTAACTAAAGACAATAACTATTTATATGTGAAATGTAATAATAAATGGAAACGAGTTAAATTGGAGGATTTTTAAAGCAATAAATTATAATGGGAAACATACGAAACTTTAATTTTAATAAACTAGACCTTAAATTGTCAAATAGTGACTATTGGGACTTCTATTTGGCTGCTGATGACAGTGCTTTGGAATCAAGCACAGGATTGCCAGTTGGTGATTGTTTTGTTGTATGGTATGATTTTAATAATCCAAGTATTTTTCCTAATAGTGCTACAACAGCTTCTACAATTTACAGTCTTGTTTCATGGAATGGTGCGACCAATACTGGTTATACATTTAGCACAATAGGTCTTACTGGTATTGATAATGGTTTGGTGACTTTTGAAAAAGACCCATCAGACCCTACAAATTTAGCACTTTTATCAGCTTTAACAGGGTCTACACTTGTAATTCCATCTGGTGATACTAGACTTGTTATGAACAAGGTTACTGGAACCACTGGAACTTATGTTTATCCTGTTGACCAAATCATTGACCCAACAGGTACTTTCGGTGATTACAACCAATTTTGCGGTGGTTTTTATCAAGGTTATTACAAATTGGATGGGGCAACATATGAAGTTCTTCCAACTAGAGTAGAACATGGATGGGCCGCTGAATTCTGGTTGAATCCTCAAGATACATGTGATGCAAGACATGGATATTTAAATGGTTTAGGTACAATACTTAATGATTCTTACCCAAATAACAAAGGATTCTTTTTCTACATGGGTACACGTGCGGAAAACAAGTTTTGGAATCAATTTGCTGGTGCCGACACTGGTTGTACAAGTTCATGTACAGCTACTACAACAGCTTGTACTGGAACTGTAAGCACTTTTTGTACTACCGTTAAAGAAAAAGACATCACAATCGTAGGTGATTACGGTTTTGGTATCCCATTAAACCCACCTCAAGTAGAAATAGAACTTATTACCAATCAATTTTTGATATATGGTCAAGCTTATGATGCTAGGGCTGCTAAATTAACTGGTGATGTTGGTACAATAATTACTTCAGCTATTACCAATACATCAAATCACCCTAACGATTGTAATTGCGGTTGTGGTGGTGGTAATCCATATGGTTATTTAGTTGACGGTGGTTCCGCATGTAATTTATCAAGTTCTGATGGGTTAGGTACTCAAACAGTTTGCACTTATGATAAAAATGGAATTGCTGTGGCAAAAACCAAAGAGGTTTTGAACGACTTTCAAAACCCATTTTTGATATATGGTCGAGGTATTTCAGCAACAGGTTGTACTTGTGGTAGTTGTTGTGGTCCAAATGATAATTTGGGAAATCAAACTGTTTGTTCTTATAGTGGCAGAACTACTTCACAAACAGAAATTGATTACAATTTAGATATTATAGATAACGCTTTGGGTTTCAGAATAAAAGATGATGGGAGTATCGGTTATAGATTATTGACAGTTACTGGTACTTGTTATACGGCAAGTACTGGTCAAAGACTTTATAAAAGTGGTGTTACTGTACATGAAGAATATTCAGCTCCTAATATGGTTAATCCAAACGAATGGTCATATATTGTAATTAGATATGTAACAGAATATAAAAACAAATGTGATTTAAAAATTACAAAACGTAGAAAAGGTAAGTTGATGTTTTATGTCAACGCTAGGCTTAAATTTGTTGTAGATGAATTTCCAGAATTCTTAGCAAAAAGGCTTGATGAATACAAAAGTAAACAAGTTACAGTACCCTTTAATTTTAGTTTAGGCGGTGGTAGCCAAGGTCTTATTGAAAGTCAAACCTTTGATGGTTTAGACATGGATGACAGAGGTTTGCCAATAGAAACTAACTTTGCTGGTAGTTTTATTGGTGGGATTTCACAATTTAAATTCAACATATGCGATTTGGATTACGCTAATATTCAACATAATTATCTTATGGACGCTGCAAGGTATGGTATACAAGACACCAATTTAATTTTAACAGAAGATATTTATCTTTTACTACAAGAAACTGGCTATGGCATGATTTGGAGGTGATAATTAAAAATAAAGTTAACTTCATCTTCTTTTATTTCTAACCTTGATATTTATATTTAAAATAATAAAAAATGCCTAATAAGAAGATAAGCCAGTTAAATTACAATACCAATCCTACACCTGAGGATTTGATACCCATTGTAAATAGCGGTGAAACTAAGCAAATTTCTGTAAATGATTTAGGCGGTTTAATTAATTCTTATGACCTTGCCGATTTAGGGTTTATTATTAGGCCTAAACCTATTAATAAAGATGTTTTATTACTAGAAAACACCGATGTTTTATATTTTGGACCATTGAATATGGGTTCTGGTGTTTTAACAGTGCCAACAACAACAACTTTAACAATAATATAAACAAAAAACAACGGAAATGAGTACAATTTTAGTTAATAATATAACACCTTACAGTGGTGGAACAATAAACTTAAATGGTGTAACTGTAAATAATGGTGTTTTATCAGCAACAACATATGTTAATATTCCAAGTAGTTTTTTTACTGGCGGTACAGTTGATGGGAATACTAATTTTACAAGTAGTATAACTGCAAACACTATATCAACAAATAGTTTAAGTGGCACAACAATTTACGGTGATGGTTATAATATTACTAACTTGAATGTTGATTTTTTACCTACAATTACCAAATCAGAATTAGATACATTTATTTCAACTAGCGGTTTGACCAAAGGACAACATTATAAAATAACAGGTGTTAATCCAGAATTGTATGGTGGTACTGATATAATTTTACAAGCCGTTTCTACGAATGCTATTTCTAAAAATGGCCATGGTTTGTTTTACAATCCAAAATATAATGAATACGATATTTGGTCACCAATTTCTTTGATTGAATTTGAATCTCAAATTGGTAATTTTTCAACAGATGAATATATTATTGGTGATTCTGGCCAAATAGGTAAAATGATTGGTTTGCCTGGAGAAATAAGAATTTCTTTTATTGCCATTCAAGGTGAATTTAGCGGTGGAACAACTTTTACTGGTGTTAATTCAAGTGCTTATGCTACTGTAGTTAATTTAACCAGTGCTAATTATAATATTGGAGACAGAGTGATTTGGGGTGGAAAATTATGGGCTAATGTAAGTGGTACATCTGTTAATGTTGTTAATCAAGTAATAGCGACTGGTACCAGCGGATATTGGCAATATTTTTATTTTGGTTCTGGTGTTGAATACAGCAATTTTACAATTACCAACGGTGTTGAAACATTTGCAAGCAATGGAAATACTGGTTGTTGGAATTTGACTGGTGACCATGGCGGTTACGGATGTTTATTTGATACAGGTTACGGTTATGTTCATTTTAACGCTGGACCAGTTGATGGGATACCATTGACTGGTTCTTATACAACCAATGTTGTGTCAAATATAAATACTGGTGATTATACGCCATGGGCTTTGGGTTCTAGTTGGGAATTGGTGCCTTACAATGAAACTGATTATATTCCAACATGGGATATTATAGAATACGAATATGAACATAATAACATTTCTTTAAGAAAAGATGTTTATAATGAAGTAATTTCTGAATGGGATATTACCGTTAATGGTTGGGGCTATAATTCTATTAAATCAATGCAATGGGGTGGTAATGTGTTTATATTAACAGCCAACAACGCATATTTGTATAATTTGGTTAATTTTAATGGAGAAAATATTTACAATGTTAATTTAGATAAAAATAGTGGTTTTGATTCTTACCAATATTGGGGTTTTAGCACTGATATATCCACTATAAATATTGGTATTTATGGTTATTTATATTTTAATTCAATTGGTAACTACAATCGCATAAACAACATAAACATAGGTGCTAAATCTTATATTGAAAACATAACATTATCAAACAATGATTATGATAATATCTATTTTAATGGCATAAACTTAGGTAATTCTGGTGATAATTCTCAAGTTTATATACAAGATGTTAATTTGAGTTCTGGTTCTTATTTTTATGGTCTTGAGTTGGGTAATTCTAACGTAAACGATACATATATTCAAAATATTAACTTATATAACGGTTCTGGTATTTTTAATATAAAACTTGACCAAGGAAGTTACATGTATGGTATTCATTGTTACAATTATGGTCGTTTACGAGATATACAAATTGGACAAGGTGCTTACATTGAATATATTGATGTTTATAATGGTGGTGACATGTTTTCTATCAAACTAGAAGGTGGTGCCAACTATGGTGGATGGTCTAAAGAATGTTATGTTTACGGCATAATAATAGGTCAAGATAGCTATATGCACGATGTTGTTGTAGGATTGGGCTCATATATTGAAGACATAGATATGGGAGAATCATATTGTAGATTTAAACACATCACATTGGGGGAATCATCTAAAATATACAATATCACTTATCATAGTAACAATGGTCAATTTAGGTATAATAAAATTGGTAACAATACAAAGATACATAATATTGACTTGTATAATTGTTATTTTGATTATAACACTATTGGCGATAATTCTGAGATTCAGTATATGGGGTTGGGTAATAATGCACGTTTTGATTATAACGAAATTGGTAACAGTTGTAATTTTGGAAGTATAACTATTAGTAATAACGCAGAGTTAGGGTTTTTTAAAGTAGGTTTGGATTCTTTTATTGATTCAATTACATTAAAAGAAGGTGTTTATCTTGGTGATATAACTATAGGTGAATATCTTTCATTGACAAATGCAACTTTTGATACTGATGTTTATGGTAAAATTATTGATAGAAACAACAATGACTTCCCAGCAACATATTATGTTGACGGCTCATCTAACATTTATCTAGCAGATATATATTATGCTGGTGTTATTACATTAAAAACACAAAAAGCAACTCTTACTTATACAGGATACACTGGTACAGGTTTTACCATTTATGATTTAATAATAGATGCTACAACAAACGCACAAGGCAATATTGCAAACAATGACATTTATGTTGGTACGGTAACTAGTGAAGTAATTGCTACTGCCGATGGGAATACAAGGGTATTTCCATTTACTTTAGCCAACCAAAGAATTGTAGCTTCGACTGTAACTTTAACAGATACTGTAGAAACATTTACTGATAATGGTAATGGTATTTTATCTGGTAGTTATGGTGGTACTGGTACGACTAATTATCATACTGGTGTTGGAACCGTTACTTTTAATAGCAATCCAGCTTATGGTCAAGCAATAACAGTTAATTATCAATATGCAACTGGTGGTACGTTAACTTTAAATATGAAATCACCTAAAACGTTATCTTTCAATAATGGTGATACAATAAACAATGGAAATGGTGGTTCTGCTATTGTTGCTGCGTACACAGCTACAACAACAGCAGCAACTATTTCAAGGGTGTTTAATTACCCAAACAATGACAATAGTAATGATATAAACAATGGTATTTACCCTATTAAATTTATACCAGAATATGGTTTAACCGTAACATTTAGTGGTTCACCAATATCAACTATTGATAACAATCAAATAGCAATGCCAGCAACATCATTTGTTGCAAATGGTTCAAACGATGATTACATTGTTATAACTAGAAAAAATAACACTGTAACAGAAAAAGTCTATGTTCAACAAATAGATGCACAAAATTATAACTAAAAAATAAAAACAAAAAAATGGGAGTAGCTTCAAGACAAATTTCTAAATTATTTACCGCTGACGGAACAGCGAATAGCATTACATTTTCCAAACCACCAATTTTTTTAAGCGGTACTACTGGAGACACTAAAAGCATGATTGCTTTTGATGACAAAAATATTTATTATAACGCAAAAGATTTTATAGATGATATGAGTCCAGCTGATTGGAAGGTGACTAATCAAGATGAATATGGTTTTGGTACTTATAAAGCTTTGTTGTCACAGACTGGTACAATTATTGGAAACAATATAGGTACATTTGATGGTGGTTTGATTATTGGTGAGACTTACACGATAACAGATTATGTTACTGGTGATGATTTTAGCAACATCGCTAATATTCAAAGTGGTACTATCAATTCAACTGGTTGTGTATTTGTTGCAACTGGTGAATACCCAATGAATTGGAATAATGGTTCACAATTAACATCTACTGGTAATATTGTTGCAAACGTGTTGGAAAATACTTTAGGGTATGGCATAAATTGGTCAACCGCACCATTTGGGGGTTACGGTTATTATGTTGGTGTCAACGATACTTTTGGGTTAAGTAACGGAATATTTCCAAAAACAATTACTTATGTTACAGCTCAAAATAGTTACCCTTATGATTGGGGTGGGGGCATGTCACCAGAATTAATAACAAATGTTGGTGGTATTATGGGATATGAAGAATTTGTTGTTATTAACGCATGGGATTGGTATATTGATGATAACGCTACCAATGCATTATATTGCACACCTGTTGAAATAAAAGTTAAAGGTGGGGCCCCAATTAAAGTAAATGGTGGTATTAATGCTAGTTTTCCTTTTAATTTTGTAAGCGTAGCTTTGTTTTGTAATGGTAGTAATATAACTAGTGTATATGGTGTTGATTACACAGCAACAGTTAATAATATAACTGAATTGTTGGCGTACTTAAACAATGACCCACACACATCTGCTAATGGTTTGTTCCGTTATTATGAAGGTGGTGATAGTGGTATTTTTGTAACTATGCCTACATATATTAAAAACGCTTTATGTTTAAATGGTGAGCTAACTTTCTTGGCTTTTTCTGATTACTAAAAATAACAATTAAAATAAACAAAAAACATGATAAAGTTAATAAAAAGAACAACAGATAAAAAATTTTTACAGTCTCTTAGTGCTGATACTTGGGTTGATACTGCTAAAGAAGCATTTGAAATGACTTATTTTGAATGTGAGGCAGCTAAAACAGAATTATTAAAGATATATCAACCTCAAGAAATAAAAGAGGTTGTAGTTTTCACTAAGTCAAAACCCATGTCTGAAGAAGAAACAGTTGAGTTATCTGGAATATTGGGTTTAAAAAATATGACATCAATTTTAAAACCTTCAACAATAGGTAAAAAAAATGATTATTTGAAAGGATTAAACTTGACAGAAAGTTCTTTAAAAAATTTATCTAAAAAATGATATCAAACAAACCATATACATTAGGCCGAACTTATTCAGCTGACACAAGAGACCATAATTATCTTATAAGCGAACACTTATTAAAAACCGCAAAACCATTAGCTGCTGGTATTACTAGTCGTTATTGGGATGATACAGTATGGTGGGGTGACCAAGGAAATACACCACAATGTGTTGGTTATGCTTGGGCACATTGGATTGACGATGGCCCAGTTTATCACAGTGGTTCAACACACCCTTATTTGGCACCAAGTGTTATTTATACCAATGCTAAAAAATTGGATGAATGGCCAGGTGAAAATTACGATGGTACATCAGTTAGAGGCGGTGTAAAATATTTAAAAAATCAAAACCTTGTATCTAATTACTATTGGGGTTTTGATGTGAACACACTTGTGAATACAGTTTTAAACTTAGGACCAGTAGTTGTAGGTACAAATTGGTATTACAACATGTTTTACCCTAATAGTTCTGGATTGATAAGGATAGGCGGTCCGTTAGCTGGTGGTCATGCATATGTAATAAACGGTGTTGCGACAACTTCAAAACTATTTAGAATAAAAAATAGCTGGGGTAAATCTTGGGGTCAAGCTGGTCATGCTTATATTAGTTTTTCTGATATGACAAGACTTATAAATGAACAAGGTGAAATTTGTTTAGCTACTGAAATTGGTCTGACAAGATAACATTTTTATAAAAAATAACAAAAAATAAAAACAAAACAAAATGAAACCAGATTTCAAAAACAAATTAAAACGTAATCTAAATAACGAAAGTTTTAGTGGTTTAACTATTTCTCTTCCATCTCAAGTGGTTGTTAAAGAAATACCTGCTTATCAGATTAAAACAGACAAAATAGAAATCACTGAAATTGTTGATGATTCAACTAAAAAAACAGTTACTGCATATACAAAACAATTTGGTAAAGTTGTTCTTTGGGAAGGCACTGTTTATGATTCTATTGGTCAATGGACTGATGATGAAGTAAAGTCTAAATTGATTTCTTTATACGTAAAATAAGTTTTTATTAACAAAAAACAATGAATAATAATTTGATTCTTAGGACCCTAACTAGTCCATATGGAGATATTACAAAAGGTAGTGTTTTAAGTCAAAGCGAACTTGACGGTGATTTTATTTACCTTAAGGGAGAGGTTATTTATTCTGCTAAAACTGACAATGGTATTGTAAATCTTAAAAAAAATAACGGAAACGATATAAGTTTTAAAATTAATGGAAGTGGTAATAGATGGCATATTCCATCTGGTACAACTGTAACTATTGATACTGATTTTCAAGATTTTATTTATGGTGATTTATTTGTTGAGGGGGTTCTTAATTTAGAATTAAATAGTAAATTAATTGTATTAAACGGTAACGTTTATATTAGTGGTGGTACGATAACAGGTTTAGGTACGATTTATCTTATTGACTTACCAACATTTGACACTTATGTGACTGGCGGTACTTATACAAGTAGTGCTAGTACAATAACCTTAACCAACAATTCTGGTGTTTCATTTAGTGTTAGTGGTATATCATCGGGTGGCAATTATTGGGTAAATGGTTCATCTGGAAATTATTCTTTAAAAGTAGTCAACGATACTTCGATAGATGCAATTGGTGATTATTCTTTGGCTGAAGGTTATTCTACAATAGCTATTGGACTTGCAAGTCATGCTGAAGGTAATTACACAACAGCTAGTGGTGATGCAAGCCATGCTGGTGGTAATAATACAATAGCTAGTAGTGACCAAAGTTTTGTACATGGTAATAACTCAAAAGCTAGTGGAATCAATACAGTAGTATTCGGTGATAGCATAACAGGTACAACAGATAACACTGTTTATGTACCAAATTTTGTACTTAAAAAAGCATCAGCAGTTCCAACAAGTAGTTCTGATTCAATTGGTGAGAACGGTTCAATAACATGGGATAATACTTATTTTTATTGGAAAGCAAACGGACAATGGTTGAGAATTAGCGGAAGCACATTTTAATTAGATAACATATTTATAATAAAAAGAAAAAATGGGTAGAATATATTTAGAAAAAAACGGAAAAACAACCGTATTATTTAATAATGAAGATATAAATTCAATATCAGCTCAAACTGATACATATTTTGTTGGTACTGATTTGAATACTGGTCAGTTTGAAAAAAAGAATCCAGATGGTTCAATAATAAATCTTGAAGCTGGGAATTATGCGACTATAAGTCGTGCTGATTTTATTACATTATTGAATAATAGTGGATTAACTGAAGGGGTTTATTATAAAATAACTGGAGTTCATACAGATTTATATGGTGGAACTGATATTATATTAGCAGCCACTTCTAGCAATAGTGTGTCATCAAGAGGTTATGGATTATTTTATAATCCTAAATATGATGAATATAATGTTTGGTCAAATGTATGTAGAATTAATATTTATGGACAAACTGGTGAATTTAATAGTATTGAAACATTTACAAGTAATAATTCTATAACTGGACAGTTTGTATCTTTACCAGGCGTATATACTATGTCTTTTACAACTGATGGTTCATTTAACGATTGGGATTCTGCTTCAACTATAACTGGTGATACATCTGGTACTCAAGCTACTTTGGATGGAATTTTTGATTTTCCAAATTATGCTGTTGGTGATAAAGTGATTTGGGGTGGTAAGGTATGGGTAAACTTAACTGGTAATATAGGTGCTAGTATAGATGCTTTTAATTTAGATTCTAACTGGAGTGTTATTACATACAATACTAATGATTATAATTTGGTTGCAGATGTGATAGATTATAATATTGAATATGACGTTATTTTTTATAGAGAAAATCAATTAAATAAAGTTACTTGTTATTTAGATATTATTTCAGAAATCGAATACAGTACTATAAAAGCGTTTCCATGGGGTAATCCATTTGTTAATGCTGTAGAATGTAATAATGGTATAATAAATAATCTAATTAATTTTAATGGTTTTTTATTATCAAATGTAAAAATAGGTTTTAATTCATTTTTTGATTTTAATTATTGGGGTAAAAATAGTTATATAATTGATATTGTTTTAAAAGGCGGTTATGCAATTCAAGGAACTCAAGGGATTACAAACATTGTATTAGGTGATTCTAATTATTTTTTTGGAATAGAATTGGGTGTTGGTACTAATTTAACACAGATTAATATAGCAAATAATGATAATTCTAACATTAATTTTGATAGTATAAAAATTGGAGATAGAAGTGGTGATGGCGTTAGCGAAATTAGAAATATTGTTTTATTACCAAATGTTAAATTTGGTAACATAATAATGGATAATTGCGGTAACTCTCAGAATGGTGTTAATTCTAGTCATTCTTCAATAAGCAATGTTATATTACATTATAATTCAAAAATGTTTAATATAAAAATGGGTCAAAATAGTATAATTGACACTATAGAATGCATTGAAGGTGGTAAAATGCGTGATATTATTATGGGTCAAAATACAAATTTAACTAGAGCTTTTATTGATTATTATTCAGACATATTCAATATTAATTTAGTTGGTGGGTCTAAATATGGTGCTTGGACCAAATATTCTCATATTGATAATGTAAATATTGGGCCATATACTTATATGCATGACATTGTTATTGGAGAAGGTTCGCACATTGAAAATATTGGGATGAATGGTAATTCTTACGGTAGAATTAGATATATAAACATAGCCCTTAATTCAAATATAAATAATATTAGTATTCATGATGATTATGTAAATTTTGAAAATATTGAAATGGCTACTGAATCAAATATTAGTGGAATAAATTTATATTATCAATCATATTTTGGAAATTTAAAATTAAACAATTCCGCTGAAATTAGCAGTATAACTTTACAAGAATACTCTAGTTTTGATACAAATGAATTAGGTATAAATGCTTCAATTAACAACTGTATATTAAATTCTAATTCATCTTTTGAAACCAATAAATTAGGTATCGAATCATACATTCAAATGGTAACACTTAATCCTAACGTATCTTTGTATAATATAACCATAGGTAATATTTTAAGTATTTACAATTTAACACTTAATAATAGTATTGAAAGTAAAATAATCGAAAAAAATAATAATAATTTTCCAGCAACTCTTGATATTACAGGATTGAGCGATATTGATTTGAATAGCGTTTATTTTGCTGGTGAAGTTACTTTGACTTCTAGCAATTCTGGTGAAACAATCAATACTATTAGTAACTCTAGAACATTTTTTCCAGTTAAATTTTTAGCTTATAGTGCTATAAGTGTTACATTTAGTGGAACACCAGTGACTAGTTTAACTAGTTCTAATCAAATAATTATGCCTAGTGCTAATTTTATAATTTCTGGAAATACACATGATTATTTTATAGTTAAAAATAACAATTATGATTTTGTTCAACAAATTGACGCACAAAATTACATTTAATCAATAAACATGAAATCAAAATTTAAATTTAAAAAACCTTCAATATTTACCAAAGTTGATTTTAGCGGATTGACAGTTGACTTGCCATCTCAAGTGGTAGTTACAGAAATCCCAGCTAGACAAATTAAAGTATCCAAGATAGAGGTGTCAGAAATAGTAGACAATTCTACTCAAAAAATAGTAACGGCTTATACCAACAATATGGGTCCTATTGTTTTGTGGGAAGGTTCTGCTTATGATGCAATAGGTCAATGGACTGATTCTGATGTGGAAAAAAGATTTTTAGAGCTTTACAAGTCTAAATAACTATTATAAGATATTTATAATAAAAATAAACTTAAAATCAAAAAAAATGACATTCGAAGTTAAAAAAGTAGAACAAGTTGGTGGAGTAAGAGAAAAAGACTCTAGCCATTCAAGTCAAATGCTAAGCATATCTGTAGGCGTTGTAGGTTGCCCTTACGCTGACATTGTAGCTAACAAACTAGTTGAGTACACTTACGCTAATACTATGAGCGTACAAGCTGTAAAAGATGGTATTCCTACATTTGCAGCTAGTTGGGTAGCAACTAATTATCCACAAGTAGCTTAAATATAAAATGGAATTCTTCATCAATAAAAATTCAACATTGCCAGTATTAAAACTGGAACTCATTCGTGATGGCCGAAATGACTTTCAAAAGTTTTTTGAGCTGATTCAGAATGCTGATATCTATTTCACTATGAGTGATGTAGTTACTGGTGTTAAAAAAATTGCCAAGAAATCTACTGGAGTTCAATTAGTTACACCACAAAGTGACTGTGTTGGTGAAGAATACTATTTGATTTATAAGTTTACCGAAAAAGAAACATCTGTGGCTGGCAGATATGCAGCACAATTTACAATAGAATTTCTTGATGGGACAGGTACACTTATCGTACCCATCCGTCAAGAACTATTTATCAATGTTTTAGACGGAAGTATAAAAAAATAATACTTCCACTTGCAAATTAAAAATAAAATTAGTAACTTTGTAGCGTACAAAGTTAAATTTTTTTATTGTTAAATTGCTTGTCAGACTCAAAATAGTTTAGTATCTTTGCAAAAAAGATATTATGAGTCTAAAAAAACAAGAACTCACCAATGAGCAAATTGAGAGCTTTTTACAAGGTTCTGACCCACAAAAATATATTGTTGCCATTGAAGCTGAGTACAACACCCCAACCGTTACGCTAATTATCAATGACCCAGAATCTGGAAAGCGTAAAGAAGAACACAAATACGAACCTTTTCTTTGGTTTAAAGAAGACATTACTAGAAAAATGTATGAAGGGAAGCGTATGGAGATTATCAAAGCTCGTGAAAAACACGGTATTACCTTTAAAAAACTTAGGACATCAAACGATGAAGGTTACACACCTCCTCGTATGGAAAATGGTTACAAATACATAGCCCAAACAAAACGTTCATACAATGACCTTATCAATTTCTTCAAAGAAGGTGGTATTGACGTTTTCAGCAAAGAAAATTCAAAGATGTTTGTTATGTTCAGCCCAACTGAACAATTTCTTATCCAAACAGGCAAGCGTTTATTCAAGGGTATGGATGATTATGATGATGTACATCGTTTTCAATTTGACTTGGAAACAGAAGGTTTGTTTGCAAGCAAAAATGCTATATTTCAAATAGGTGTTCGTGATAATAGAGGTATTGAACATGTGTTGGAAACCATAGGAAATAACCCACAAGAAAAACGTGATTCAGAAAGAGAAAATATAATCAAGTTTTTCAAAATCATTGACTTCATAAAACCAGATATCATTACTGGTTATAACTCAGAAAACTTCGACTGGCCGTATCTATTTGAACGTTCCGAAAGACTCAACATTCCTATTACCGAAGTAGCTATTACTCTTAATAGAGCATCGAAAATCAAACGTAAAGCATCTACACTTAAATTAGGTGGTGAAACAGAAGCTTATAATCAAACACACATGTATGGTTATAACATTCTGGATATTTCACATGCTGTTCGTAGAGCAATGGCTATCAACTCTGAAATCAAAGGTTGGGGATTGAAATACATCACTCAATACTCTGGTATTGCAAAACCTAATCGTGTGTACGTTCCAGGTGATAAGATTAATTCTACATGGAGAGATACCGAAAACCAATACGCTTTTAATGACAAGGATGGTGATTGGTACAAGATAACAGAGAAGAATACTCTTAAAGAGGATTACAAGATTGTTACTGGTGCTTATATTGTACAACGTTATCTTTGTGATGACTTGTGGGAAACTGAACAAATTGACAACCTTTATAACCAAGCATCATTTCTTATTGCAAAGATGCTTCCAACAACATTCATGCGTTCATCAACGATGGGTACCGCTGGTCAGTGGAAGCTTATCATGTCCGCATGGTCATATCAAAATGGACTGGCCATTCCAGAAACACAAACCAAACGTGATTTCACTGGTGGTCTGTCTCGTCTATTGGAGGTTGGTTATGCCAAGAATGTGGTAAAACTTGACTTTGCAGCTCTTTATCCTAAGACACAGCTTACATGGCTTATCTTCCCAGACCTAGATATTTCTGGTGTAATGCGTGGTATTCTTACATACGTGGTTGATACTCGTGACCATTTCAAATTCCTCACTGGTATTGAGAAGAAGAAAGCCAAAAATCTTCAAGCCAAATTGGATGAGGACAAAGCCAACATGACCAAAGAGGAAATTGATAAGATGAAGAAAGATATTGCTGAACATAAGCGTTTATCAAATCTTTATGATAAGAAACAGTTACCACTTAAAATCCTTGCCAACTCTTGGTTTGGTTCTTATGGTGCACCTTATATCTTTAATTGGGGTGATACAGATTCTGCGGAAGAAACAACATGCCGTGGTCGTCAATCACTGCGACTTATGGTTCGTCACTTTACAGAAAAACACGAATTTAAACCACTTGTAGGTGATTCTGTAACATTTGATACACCCGTTTATATCAGATATAAATCACAAAAAAATTATATCAACATTTTACCTCTATGTGATTTGTTTAATGAGGATTCAGAATTTTTAGATGCAGATAAATTTAGGGATTTTGAAGAAAAACCATTTGAAGTTTTAACACGTAATGGTTGGAAGGATATAAAATATGTGTATAGACACAGAACAGATAAAAACATTCATAGAATAACAACTAAAGATAGACTAATAAATGTTACTGAAGACCATTCGTTATTTCAAAATGGTGAAGAAATTAAACCATCAGAACTTAAAAGATTTGATAGTATAGATACATACGAAATACCAAAAAACAACGTTGATACTGGTTTAAATGTTAATATAGCTTATTTGAGTGGTTTTTTCTTAGGTGATGGTTCAGCCAATTGTTCGAGTAGAACACAAAAATATAAATCTATAAAAACTGGTGAAGTACACATAAATAAAGGTAAAAGAAGTGATTGGAAAATATCTAATTCTAGAATTGAATTATTGGAAAAATTACAGACTATACTTAAAGATGAATACGGTATTGATGGGGTGATAAAAAATAATATGAAATCAAGTGGTGTTTATAATTTAATTGTCCATAATGTTGATTTTGCTAATAATTTTTGTGAACACTTTTACACATCATATAGAGAAAAGAAAATACCATATATGATATTAAACGCTTCTGAAGAAATTAAAAAAGCATTTATTGAAGGTGTTTTTGCTTCAGATGGTTATGGTGATACAATAGAGGATTGTTCGGATATTGGTATGAAGTCACAAATAGCTATGGCTGGTATTGCTTTATTACTTAAAGAATTAAACATTGAATATAAGATTAAAACAAGGTCTGATAAACAAAATTTTATTTCATTCTCATTAAAAAATAGAAATAGAAATAACTCTTCATTTACAGATAAAACAAAAAAGAAAACTAATGAAGTTTGGAAAAACGAAATTATTTTGAATAAAGATAAAAATAATTTTGTTTATGATATTTCAACAGAAGATGGTACTTTTATTTGTGGGATAAATGGTATTATAGCCCATAATACCGATGGTTTCAACTTTGCATTCCCAGATAATATTGATGATATAAAATATGTGGCTAAAGGAAATCACTGGAAAACCAAAGATGATGGAGGAAAAGAACTTGTAGGTTTGGATGCGGTTCTATCTGAGTTCAACGAGAACTATATGGAAGGTCGTATGGGGTTGGATATTGACGATATTTGTAACTCTACAATTAACTTTGCTCGTAAGAATTACGCAAATGATATTGATGGGAAAATCAAGCTTGTGGGTAACTCTATCAAGTCTAAAAAGATGTCAGTTTACATCGAAGATTTTTTGGGCAAAGCTATTCGTATGTTGCTAGATGGTGATGGTCATTCCTTTATCAACTTCTACTATGAATACGTAGATAAAATTTACAATTATCAAATTCCACTGGTTAAAATCGCAACCAAAGCCAAAATTAAGTCTAGCATGGCCGATTACAGAAAGAAGGCCAAAATGAAGAATAAAGCTGGTAATCCAATGCCTAAACAAGCACACATGGAGTTGGCTTTGAAAGATGGTTTAGATGTTACTTTGGGAGATGTGTTATATTACGTTAATACTGGTAATTCAAAATCACAAGGTGATTTAAAAACCATAAACAGGTCTAAATTAACCAAGAAACAATTAGAGAAATACACAGCTGAACATGGACATGCACCTACATCAGAAGTTATGGTTCAATTGAGTTGTCGTCTTATCGAACCAGAAATAGTTGAACGTGATTTTGAAATGGTAAAAGAACTTGAAATGCTTAAAAAAGCAATAGAAAAAAATGATGAAATGGAATCAAGTGATTTGGCAGCTTTGAATGCAAGAATTGACGAAATCAACTCAAGTTTGTTTACCGATGATTACAATGTTGCTCGTTATTTGGATGCTTTTAATAAGAAAGTAAAACCACTTTTGGTTTGTTTCAATCCAGAAATCCGTAGCAAGATTCTTTTGGATATTATTAAGGTGAAAGACAAAACTACCAAAACAACAACTGAAGTTTTAAAAGAACGTGTAATCTTTACCAAAGGTGAATGTGAACTTGTATCTGGTATGCCATTCAAAGATGGTGACCAAGATTCTTACCAAGAACTTATGACCATGGAAGACAAGGAAATCAAGTTTTGGGATAAGGTAAACAAGTTACCTAACTACATGGAACAAACAACATGGGATGCTATAAGAGCTGATTATCATGTACGTATGGCCAAAGCCAAAGCTGATGGAATACAACATGAAAAAGAATCTTTGGATGCAATCTTTAAACGTTTGGAGGTTAAAGACCTTAATGCTGTTGTCAATAAAGGTAAATTGCCAGTGGATGTGTTTATCATTGCAGATATTGCAAATGATATGAGTGGAAATCTTGTTTCAAGAAAATGGAATGAACCACTGTGTCATATCGAAGATATTTTCAAATATGAAAAAGAAGCTATTGAGCGTGACAAATATTACCGATTAACAGGTAATGAAAATGATGATAATAGATACGAAGCTTGGATGGATTACTTGGCTGAACAAGCTTTCATGACTGGTGATACAGAAACCATCAATGATACAAATATTGATGTGGTTGTTATTGAAAAACCCAAATCAGAAATAGTTGTTGAATTGCTTAAAGAAAAAGCAAGTCAGATTGAGCTTCCAAAAGAGGAAAAGAAAAAGAAAAATTATTCAAAAGGTGATGAAGATGATGATGAACTTGAAATGGAAGAAGATGAAAATGGTAATCTTACCAGAACCGAAGAAATATTAAACTTGGATGACGAGTTTGATGATACGTTCGGTGAAAAACCAGATGGTTATGTTTTCGAAGAAAAGAAAGAGGAACCTAAAATAGAAGAAGATGACGAATGGCCATTCTAAAATTAAAAAGGGATAGTTAACTATCCCTTTTTTTAATATACCCAGAATCCTAGTGGGTGATGTTTTAAGTTTCTATTTAGATATTCAGCTTCATTGGCAGAACGCTCTAACTGTGCGGTTGTTGAAAGTCTGAGCAACCTTGCATCTAATCGTTCCAACACTGCTTTTCTTTCATCGTTACCTTCACTAATAAGAGTTTCATAATCCATTGTTCTTTCAGCCTCTGGAGGTCCAACAATACCACCAAATTTACCACGAGTTCTACCTAGTGCTCTTTTTCCTTCAGCAATAAACAATTGACGAACAAGAGTTTTAGTTGGTTCATTGAAATCAGCGTAATCCAATTTTGCCAATGGAACTTGGTTAGGCATTTTGATAATATCTGGATTATCTTTTAAGCATTGGTCAATATTTTCTGGTGTTGTATCGTAATAGAAATACCATACTTGACATCCAGTCAAATTGATAGAACTGCCTACACCGCCAATACCTTGACCAAAAGAAAATTTAGAACCTGGTGTTGACAATAAATGCAACAATTTGGTTCCGTTAGGGCCAGCTGTAATTTTATAAACTAGCTCACTTCTAATAATACGATTTTTAAGGTTCATATCAGCAGCTGTCAATAAGATATCAAACGCTGGTGCTATGTAATAACCCATACGAGCAAATCCTGGTCCGCCAGTACCTGTACCACCACCTGTTTGTGCAAAACCACCACCGAAACCGTAGTCTATAGCACCGTAGTTAGCTAGCAAAGCTTGGCTGGTTGCTGGTGGGGTAATCCAAAGAACTTCATTTACTTCACGTCCAGCTGGAATTTGATAAACTTGTCTACCAGATTCTAATTCAACGTAATCTTTTTTAAGTTCCCAAGGACCATTAGCTTGAAGACCGACTTGTTTTGAGTATGCATATGTTGCTTGTTGTACATAATCAAGTGTTCTAACACTAAGAGCAAATGACATATCAGTAGTTGTGATATTGTGCCCTAAAAGTGATTGCCATTGGTGTTCAATAAGCCATTCTTGAACATATTGTGCATAATCTTCAATTGAAATTTCAAGAAAAGTACACAGTTGTTCGTCAGTCAATTCAATTTGACGTGTAGGAGCACCTAACGAATGTCTGAACTGCCTAAATAATTTTTCTTTATCTGCTGTACTTATTGCCATAATTAATCTTTTCTTATAAATATAAGTAAAAGGGAAATTAGCCTAAAAACTTCTTGGTCAATAATATTTTTAGTACCAAACATGTCTTTTAGTGATATAGTTGATATTTATTATTATTATTATGGAAAAAGAAATTAAATTTATAAACAAAGCAAAAACCATACACAATAATAAGTATGATTATTCTAAAATTATTTATAATGGGATTAAAAGTAAAGTTAAAATAATATGTCCAGAACATGGTATATTTGAACAAACACCACACCATCATATTACTAGAAAACAAGGTTGCCCTAAATGTAGATACGTAAATATTAGTGTAAAAACTAGGTCAAATAAAGAAGAATTTATTAAAAAATCTATTAAAATACATGGTAGTTTGTATGATTATTCGTTAGTTGTATATATTAATAGAAAAACAAAAGTTAAAATAATATGTCTAGAACATGGTATATTTGAACAAGAACCACATAATCACATTAATGGTCAAAAATGTGGAAAATGTCATGGATTATATAAAACAAATAGTGATTTTATTAATAATGCTAAATTAGTTCATAATAATAAATATAATTATTCGTTAGTTGAATATTTTAATAGAAAAACAAAAGTTAAAATAATATGTCCAGAACATGGTATATTTGAACAATTATCGTATGCTCATTTAGTTGGACAAGGTTGTCCTAAATGTGTCGGTTTGAATAAAACAACAGATGATTTTATTAATGCTGCTGAAAAAATCCATGGTAAAAAATATAATTATTCAAAAGTTAACTATGTAACAAGTAAGGATAAGATTATTATTAAGTGTTTTAAACATGGTGAATTTAAACAAACCCCAAATGACCATTTAAGGGGCAAAGGTTGTCCAATTTGTAGAGAATCTAAAGGTGAAAAAATTGTTAGAGAATTTTTAATTAAAAATAATATCAAATATATACAAGAACATACATTTAAAAAATGTAAGAATAAACAAGTTTTACCATTTGATTTCTACCTACCAGATTATAATACATGTATTGAATATGATGGAATACAACATTACAAACCAATAGAAGCTTTTGGTGGGCAAAAAGGTTTTGATTTAATTAAAGAAAATGATTCAATTAAAACAAATTTTTGTTTTAAAAATAATATTTGTTTAGTTAGAATACCTTATTTTTGTGATGTGTCTGATTCACTTAAAAATTTAATCACTAAATAGCTAGCTTCACGTATGCTCTGAAAAGATACATTAGGAACCAAAAGTTGATTACCTACCAAAACAATAGGTACTTCTTCTGATTTTGTTATTTCATGAATTTGGTCGTATTCTTTTTCATTTTCTGAAAGGTTTACATTAACATCAACAAATTCAACACCTTCTTGGGTTAGGATTTCTTTAAGTTCTGTGCAATAAGGGCACTGTGGGATTGAATAAATTTTTACCATTATAAATCGTTCATTAATTGTTCTGTCATAAGGACAGTTATTTCTTCGTCAGTCATTTTCTTATCACCGATTATGGTTGAAATGACATCCTTTTTATTATTAAGCATGTTCCACATACGTATGGATATGGTATCATCAAATAATTGATAGTAAACGTTTACATCATTCTTTTGACCAATACGATAACAATTATGAACATTATAATTACCAACAACAAAAGAATGGTCATCTTCAACAGATAAATCATATACCCTTTCTTGACCTCTTTTTGGTTTACTTATATGTAATGATTTAATTGGGTATAATATATAATTATTTTTTTTTAATATTTTATTTAGTTTTTTATTATTGTTAAAAGAATATTCTGTTTGATAATATTCTAACCCCTTGTTATTTTTGATTGAAAAACTAACATTATGTTCTAAATTCGCTGAATATCTAACTAATTCTGAACCTAATTTAGGTGAAGCTGTTATATTTTGTTGGGTGTGATTTCTTTTATAGCCATCACCATGGTTAAAACCATCAAATAATGATTGTAATTGTTCATCATTTAACTCATCAACCCATATAGGCATATGTTTATTTTTAACACCTTTACCAAACCATTCATTAAAATTTAATGCTAAATTTTTTGAATGGATTGTACATGTTTTTATATTATTTTTATCAATATATTCGATATGGTTTTCTATTTCAAAAGAAGTTTTAAAAATATTAATAATATATTTTGCCGCATCATACATTTTTTTATTACCAATTTTTTGACATACGTTAACGCTAGAACCTTTATTTTCATCAGTCGTTGCCCATCCTTCAGCTATAAAAAAACCAAATGCATATAATAATTCATTAGTTAATTCAACTTTATTTTTAAGTTTTACTAATCTAGCATTTTTTTGGGTTATTAAAAAATTATTTTCAAAATTTTCATTAATATAATTAGTAATATTTAAAAATTCTTTTCTTTTATTTGGTTGTTTATTTGATTTAAAAGTCAAATAATGTTTTTTAATGTCTAAATTAATTGCTTTTACCCATTCAAAAGATTTTGTTTCAGAATTGTAAACAAAAATTTCATGGTCTTCCGTAACGGACAAATCTTTATTATAACCAAAACCATTTATATCAACTCTTAATTTTTTTCTTTCTAAATGTGTATGTACTCCAGAAACTGATTTAAAGTTGCCCAAATGGGTATAAACTAAATCACCACATATTATATCCTCAATTTTTTTATAACCTTCTTTAGTCATAATTAATTGTCCGCTAAAAATACAACGGTCTTCAGCTTGTTCGTTGTCGCCTGGCACCCAAGAGAATGAATTAAACACAACCACTGTAGCTTCAGTAAGTGTAATCGCCACTCCGCTGGATTTTATGTTGCCAATAAATACCTTTACCTTCGGATTCTTTTGGAATGCATCAACTGATTTCTGTTTTTGAGTGGTTGACATAGGGCCATTATGTGTAACAGCTATCTTTCCAAAATGTTTTGCCAGTATTTCAAGCTCTTCAGTGAAGCTGGTAAAGATAATTACTTTCCTACCCATGTCAATAGCGTTCTCAACCATTTCAATAGTATGCGGAATAGCAGCTGCGGCAATGAATTGTCTTAAAATAATTAACTCTACAAGGTCTTTTTGTAAATTTACATTTTGCTTACCTTGTGTCGTTCTTTTTATTAAATAATCTTCCCATAAATTTTCATATTCGCTCCATTGTTTTTTATTTAAAACATGGTACATAGGTGTTATAACTTTGTCTGGCATATCCAAAACATCAGTTTTTAACCTTCTCATGATGATATTTTTGATTTTTGAAGCCAATTCATCCAAATTGCTGGCACCATCGGTTATCCATATTTGTCTTTTTTGACCATTTTTAAGGGTTTTAAAGAACTTTTTACCATCACAGTATCTTACCGCATAATGTTTCCAATTTTCAGCAATAGGGGATTTAATTATCTTTAATAAATTGAAGAAATCCATGGGTCTATTTGCTACTGGTGTACCAGTTAACAACCATACTTTAGAAATATTTTGTTTTACAACTAATTCAACCATTATTTTACCACGAATGCTTTCATTATTTTTCAAATAGTGAGCTTCATCTATAATTACAAGGTCAAAATTAGCATTAACTAGGTCTCTATTGATAGTTGACATCTCTTCTGGTGTCAATTGTCTTCTTGTTTCTACCAGAGTGTGAAAATTCTTAAGAATATCAAAATTTATGATAGTAAATTTGGCTTCAGACCATTTTTTACCATCAATAATAGTTGTATCATTACAAAATACGTTGATTTCACGTTCCCAGTTGATTTTAGCTGAGGAAGGACATACCACAAGTATCTTTTTAGCATCACTTTCAAGGGCTGCAATGATTGATTGAGTGGTATTGTGTGTCACAATAGCATGTTCTGTAACATATAATTTATCTGGTGCATCAACAGCAATACAAACACTTTCACCCTGACCACATGGTTCAATATTTTTTATATATCTACCAACCTTATATTTTTTTGGTGGATTATATTCATTTGTTTTTCTTTTTAATCTAAATGGGGTAAAATCTTCTGGTAATTTTATATTTAATCTAAATGCTTTTTTACATTCAACGATTGTACCATCTTCTTTTTTATATTTACCTATTTTACTTTTTTTCCTAACAATACCACCTAACGAATGAACAATTTCAGCCACATCATCAGCTAGTCTTTCAGAAGTAGTAGAATATTCAGTACCGCTAAATTCACCATTTTTTGATATCATGCAATGACCATCTGTATCCATAAGCCCTTGTAATATAGCAAGTCTATTTTCAATGCTGGAATATTTGTAAATTTCTGGAATAAATTTGGTATCAAATTTAGTGTTTTTTAAACCTAAGTTAATAATGTCAGAAGAGTGATAACCAATATAAGCTTTTCTTTTATTACCATCAGTCTTATGTTCCGTTAATATAATACCATTAAACAATTCTTCAAAATCATCTTTGTGTAGTTGTATTGCAATTGCTGACGTTTTGGTAAAATGACCATCACCCAAAGATAAGCCTAATAAATAAGGTTCAATAGGTAAAACATCTTTATTTTCAAATTCAATTGGTTTAACAATAGGTATTTGCCATTTAGAATCACCGTTTTTTTGTTTATAATATGTCTTAAATTTATATGGACGTTTTTCATTCCACCCAGTACCTTTTTGTTCCAGCATCAAATTTTCGTCCAACATTTGTTCTGTACTAATTGTTACATACCTATTCTCTCTATTTTCAGAATTATCACCAGAATTACATGAAGATACTGTCCATAAGTGTTCTTTACCTACCAATATTGAATAACCATCATTAAATGTAATTTTATATAAATCTTTAATACCTTGTGGGTAGATACCAATTACGTTACATGGTTTACCATTTGAACCAATTATCCTATCACCAACTTTTAAATCACCAATTTTTTTCCTACCAAAAGGTGTAAATACTTGATTATCAACAAACTCCATTTTTCCTAGCCCCATATCGTCAGCTAAAATACATCCGTTTCTTGATAACAAAAATTTAATACCTTCTTCTTGATGCTTGTAAAGTTTTTTGCCAGATTTGGCTAGTATTTTGTTATACTTATCAAAATCAACATTTGCGTTTATTGGTTCAAAGTAAGGGTCATCGGTTACCTGTGTTTTTGCCAACCAATACATTTTTGATTCTGCTTGATTCTGTTTTAATTTTCCATACACATGATAAGCTTTTTCAGTTTCAGCTAATATAAATTCAATGAGAATTTTTTCTGGTGTGAAACTAACACCATCTTGTTTTTGAAGTTCTTCACCCAAATATTTGGTTATACCAATCACTCTATTGATAAACAGAGGTTCTCTTTCACAATTTTCAATAATATATTTAGATTGTGTTTCAGTAAGAGTTAACTTTCCATCTTTAATATATTTATTTTTAAGCTTTAATAAATAAGGATTTATTCCACTATATTTTTCTAATAGTGAAAGTGCTGAATATGTTTTTATATCACTTAATTTTATCAAATTTTTTAAGTTTACGATAGTAATTATATCTAAATATAATAAAAATTTTTTGTAAAATCAAGCTTTTATTTTTTTTCAACCAAAATATAAATATTTATATAGAAATTCAAATGGAAAACAAAAAAATAACACCTATAACACGAATTAACCGTTTCTTCTCTGAAGAGGATTTTTTTTTAGAGGTTTCGATGGGCCGTGAAGTTATTGAAGGTGACGGAAATTTTACTTTAATTCTTTATAGAGTTGATAGGCAATTAAGTGAATATGATACGCTATATGGAGAGGCAACAAAAGACGGTATTAAATTTTTCCCACCTATTGAGTTAAAAGTTATTCCTATTTTGGATGAACCAGAAAATCAAACTTATAATAAAAATGGTAGTTTAAGATATATTCAAGATGGCAACTTAAAATTTGGTATTTATGTTGCTCAATTGACAGAATTAGGTACAGAAATAAGTTATGGTGATTATATAGGTTATCCAGTTACAGAAACTGAAATTAGATATTTTAGTGTTGTTAATGACGGTATTAAAAATTTTGATAATAAACACACTATTATGGGATACAAGGGGGCTTTTAGAACTATAAATTGTGCACCAGTAGATAATACTGAATTTTCTGCTAGATAACATATATCCTAGATATTTATAAAACATGAAAATACCAAAAGGATATAAAACAGACATCAACATTGTTGCTGGCAAGATTGGTCCAGAAAGAAGACAGCAAATTCTTGATGACATAGGCAATAAAGGAACCTTCTTACCAAGAAGTGTATTGGAGGAGGATATGGACCAAACTTTTATTGAGTTTTTAGGTTCTGATAAGGGATTGTCTATATCTATTGACGGCAAAAAAGTACCAGTTATATTTTTAACAATTCAAAGATGGACTGAATTTACAAAAACATGGGAATTTTCTGAAGAATATAAAAATATTGAAATGCCATTTATTACAGTTGTTAGAAGGCCAGACATTCAACAAGGTCAAAATCAAGCTGGTTTATGGAACATACCAGGTAAAAGAACCTATACATATATGAAGGTACCTACTTGGGATGGAGTTAGACATGGTATTGATTTGTACAAAGTTCCACAACCAGTATCGGTAGATATAACTTATGAAGTAAGAATATTTACTAATAGAATGAAAGATTTGAATAAGTTTAATAGGGTTGTTCAAAGAGCTTTTCAATCAAGACAATGTTATATAAATGTAAACGGACATCCAATGCCTTTACATTTGGAATCAATAGGTGATGAAAGCAATATTGACGATTTTGAAAAAAGAAGATTTTATGTTCAAATGTTTGAAATGAAACTATTGGGGTATATTTTGGATGAAGAAGATTACGAAGTGGTTCCTACAATAAATAGAACGATTGCAACTCTTGAGGTTGATGAGAGGAAGATTTATAATGATGTAATTTTTGAACCTATAAAAAAAGGCCATGAAGTTGTTTATAATTTTGTTTTTAAACCTAAAGCTGACAATCAATTTACATTTACAACCCAATATGACGTTTCATTTTCGCAATTAACAAACATTGAAAATTTAACCAGAATCATTATTACGGTTAATAATTCAGTTGTTTTTGACGGAACAGTTTTATCAACGCCTTTAAATCTTTTTGCAAATGATATTGTAAAAGTAAAAGTATATAAAAGCTTTCTAACACTTGGAAAGTTCACATTAATTGGTAGCACAACAGCATGAGCCACGTAGGAACAGGATATGATATAAATCAAACATTTATAATTGAACCACTAGATAATGGTATACCGATTCTTAGTGCGTGTACTGCATTGTATACAAACAACATTTTGTCTTGTAGCGGAAATACTCAAATCTTTTTGGGTGACGGAATTATTACGTTTGACGGAAATTTGTATACCAATGATAATTTAAGTGCCAATACAATTAATGCTTCGACTTATTATAGTGGAGGTACAAACTTGATTGATATTGTTTCTTTAAATAGTATTACTGGTGGTACGTTCAACAATAATACAGATACTCTTACGCTTTACAAAAAAAATAATTCTACTGTTGTTGTTACTGGTTTTACCGACTATTATACAACAGGTGCCACACTTATTGGAGATACGGTTTATTTTGATAGAAATGACCATTTATCAGCTTATACAGTTAATTTAAGTTCTTTGGTTGTTAATGATAAATACGTAACTGGTGTTACATTTACCAATAACCAATTAATTATTGCTCGTAATGATGGTGTTAATTTAAACACATTTATCAACACATTTACTGGGTTAACAATAAATGGTACATTAAATGTTGATGCAATAAGGGCAAATACTATTTCAGCCACAACCATATCAGCCACAACATTATATGGCGATGGTAGTCATTTGACTGGTCTTGTAGCACAAGATACACGTGTAACTGGTTTTACTTATACACCAAATACTTTTACAATTTATGATACAACTGGTGGTACATATTCTGCATCTTTTAACGAAGTAAGCGGACTTACTATTTCTGGTCAGTTATTATCAAATTCAATAAGTGCCAATACAATATCAGCAACAACTTTTTATGGTGATGGTAGTCATCTAACTGGTCTTGTAACACAAGATACATATGTTACTGGTGGTACTTATTCAAATGGTTCAGCTACGTTTACCAACAATACTGGTGGAACATTCAATGTAACTGGATTTTACACAGGTTATACAGCTCCTACTGATATTTATGTAACAGGGGCCACTTATTCAAATGGTTCAGCTACGTTTACCAACAATACAGGTGGTACGTTTACCGTTACTGGTTTTACATTGCCTTATACATTTACAGGTGGTACAGTAACTGGTGATACTATTTTCACTGGTAGTTTATCAGCTAGTACTATTAGTGCAACAACATATCATAACTTACCTATAGATATACATACAACTGGTGTTACATATAGCAATAATGCATTTACGTTTACAAATAATACAGGTGGTACGTATAGTGTAATATTCGATACAGTAACTGGATTAACAGCAACAACTTTATCGGCCAGTACTTATTTAGGGTTGCCTACGGATGTGTATGTTACTGGAGCAACTTATTCTAATGGTTCGGTTATTTTTACTAATAATACTGGTGGAACATTCAATGTAACTGGATTTTACACAGGTTATACAGCTCCTATTGATGTTTATGTAACTGGTGGTACTTATAGTTCTGGTATAACTACTTTTACCAACAATACAGGTGGTACGTTTACTGTATCTGGATATTATACAGGTTATACAGCTCCTATTGATGTTTATGTAACTGGTGGTACTTATAGTTCTGGTATAACTACTTTTACCAACAATACTGGTGGAACATTCAATGTTAGTGGATTTACAACATCAAATGGTAATAGTTCTTATTTACCATTGAGTGGTGGTACGGTTACTGGTAATACAATTTTTACATCTGGTTTAACTGCTAACACCTTAAATGTAACCAACTATATTGATTTTAATACAGGAACTACAACACCAGCAAATATTAGTGGTAGGGTTTACTATGATAAACAATCACATTCATTGGCATATTTTCCAGATATAACCCAAAACGTAAAAGTTGAGATGGGTCAGCAGTTGTATATTAGAGGTTACAATGCAACTGGTTCTCTTATACCTAAAGGTAGTGCATTAAGTATTCAAAGTGCAACCAATGGTCTTCCTAACTTTACACTTGCAGTAAACGTACATGCTGGTCATGGTCAAGTTGTTGGTTTGGCAGCTTCCGATATACCCAACGCTAGTAACGGTTTGGCGTTGAGTCAAGGTATTTTAAGTGGTTTAACACTTAACACATTTGGTGTTGGTGATATTTTGTATGTTTCACCTTTTAGTGCTGGTACTTATGTGGCTGGTACATCTAGTTTTCCATATACGGCTAGAACAAATCAAATAGGATATGTAATAGATACTGGCACATCTACAGGTGAAATTTATGTTAGCATAAACAACGAAGATGAAAACGTTAGCCTTACCGATATAGAAAGAAATATTCTTGAAGGTAATGTCGTTTCAAGTGGTGTGTATAACTATACTGGTATGACACAAGGTACTGGTCAGACAATTAACATTGCATCAATAAATGGTTGGGTTGCTAACAATACTTATGCGTATGCAACAAAACCAGATGTATATGAAATTAATTATAGTGGCGGTACAAACATTCCATTGACTTATTTGAATACTGCTGATGCGACTTATATTTTGATTACTTCTGCGTCAACAATTTTTCAACAAAATACTTTCCCAACACCACAACAAAGAAGACAAAATATATATTTAGGTAAAGTTGTTCATCCAAATAGAGCAACTATTACAAGCATAAATCAAACGGTTGATTTTGACGTAAGTCCAATGGCTGCAATTCGTGACCTATGGACACCTTTAAAATTGATTAATCAAGGTATTATACCTTCACCAAATGGTGTTAATTTAACAATCAACACAAGTGCTGGTACACTATGGGGTAACGGTATTGGTTGGGTTACAAACCAGTTAAATCCAGATAGTGTCTCAATCTCTGGAACTAGTCCCACAACATTCCAATACAGGACACAATTAGGTCCAATAACTGGTGGAACAGCACCTTACACAGGGAACACAACATTTATTGACCCAGCTCATTACGACAATAATGGTGTTGTTACAAATGTTGGTGGTGGTTCAAACTCCTCAACAAATCAGAGGATTTATATTTTCCCAACAGGGTTAGTTAGAATTCAATACGGTCAAACGGTTTATTCTAATTTAGCAGCTGCTGTTGCTGGTTCACAAACTGAGTCTTTTGTTGAGTATTCAAATAATAGGGATAACGGTATTCTAATAGGTATATTATCAGTTAATAAAAATGCAACACAACTAAATAATTCAGCACAAGCTGTGTTTAATTTAGTATCTAAATTTGGTGAATTATTAGGTGGAACTGGAGGTTTATCAACAACAACTCTTCAACAAGCCTATGATAATAGTACAACACCAGAAATTCTTATTAATTCAACAATTGATGGGTTGACCATACAAAATGGAACTGGCAATGCTGACGCTACAACACATTTACTAGAGGGACAAAATACCGCTGGTGCAACGACATCGTTTATAACGGCTGCTGGTGGTTTTAGTGGTTCTAGTGTATCTGCTTTAACAATAACAACACCTAGCGTTACAGCTAAAGCAACTGGTTTAAGTGCTACAACTATATCAGCAACAACATATCAAAATTTGCCTACTGATATTAAAACTACTGGGGCTACATATAACAATAACACATTTACATTTACCAATAATACAGGTGGCACCTATAGCGTATTATTCAATGCAGTAACTGGATTAACAGCAACTACTTTATCAGCTAGCACTTATTTAGGATTACCAACTGATATACGAGTTACTGGAGGTACTTATTCAAATGGTATTACAACTTTTACCAACAATACAGGCGGTACATTCACAGTAAATGGATTTTATACAGGTTCAACCGATATTAGAGTTACAGGCGGTACTTATTCATCTGGAACAGCTACATTTACTAACAATACAGGTGGTACATTTACCGTAACTGGTTTTAGTACAAGTACAGTAATAAACAGGTCTTTTGGTATTGTGATTGATGGTGGTGGTTCAGCAATAACTACTGGAACAAAGACTGATGCTGTAATACCTTATAATATGACAATAACTGGATGGACAATGATTGCAGATACTACTGGTAGTACTATTGTTGATGTTTGGAAAACAACATATGCTGGTTTTCCACCAACATCTGGTAATACTATTACAGGTTCTCAAACGCCAACAATTAACAATAACAATAAAGGTCAAAGTACTAGTGTTTCTGGTTGGACTACAACCGTTACTGCTGGAGATATAGCTAGATTTTATGTAAGTTCAGCTTCTACAATAACTAAATTAACATTATCGATACAAGGAACAACTCCATAATATGAATATACTTAGATTTGCAAACCCACTTATACAAATAAGACAACAATACGATATGATTCTATTTATAGATGATGTCATTGACCAAAGAGTAAATGTTAGTTTTGCCCTAACAGATACTCAAGATGATATAAAAACATTCGGAATTAATTATATTGCTAATATTTATCCAAATCCAGATAAACCAGATTTTGTTTTAAATAACATAATAATTGATACAATAGAAGATGTCAACATATAAAAATTTAGGTTCAGGCAATTTTACTTCAGCCTCTAATTGGTTAACTTGTGTTGGTGTTGAAAATACAGAAACAAGTTATCAAGCATTAACCACTACTTCAGTTGCAGCACCTTCTTATGTTGGTGTTGGTGAGACTTGTGCTGGAATATTACTTAAACCTCTTATTTATGTAGGTACTCTTACACAAGCATCAGGAAGTACAATTACTGCTGAATTATACAATGTTACTTCTTCTACAATAGTAAAATCAGTAACAATAAATGTTACAGATTTAAGTCCTGCATATGTAGGAAATTTTAGTAGCACATACCCTAATACTTTGATATATTTTAAATTTGATACAACAACTACTCTTACTATTGGTCAATCGTTTGCTATCAGATTAAAAGGTGGTGGAACTAACCCAACTTTAATGTCTTTTTGGAATAATGGCAGTAATGCTTGGAATAGAGCTTTTGTAACAACAACAACTGGAACACCTACAACTAGTGATACTTTAATTATTACTGGTGAATATACTGGCCAAGGAACTAATAATAGCTTAACTGTAACCATGGATAATATATCAACTACTGCATTTGGAAATATCTATGTTTGTGGTAAGTCAACTTTATCTTGTGAATCTTCGGCTAGTAAAAACTACTATCTAAAATTAGGAGGTAACTTAATAATAGGACCAGATGCAACTTACAGTCAAGGTACTCAAGCGACTCCTATACCTTCATCATCAACTTATTCATTAGAATTTGCATGCACTTCTGCTGGTCAATATGGTGTAAGTGTATTTGGTAGTTTTACTTCATATGGGGCTTCTAAAACAGTTAATGCTAAGTTAGCTTCAAATGTATCTGCTGGTGGTACCGCCTTTACGACAAATATATCTACTGGATGGTTAAGTGGTGATACAATTGTTATTGCTGGAACTAGTAGGACATATACTGATGCTCAAAAAGTAACTCTTGCAGTTAATGCTTCTGGAACAACAATTACAACACCATCAATTACGGTAGCTCATTCTGGAACATCACCAACACAAGCAGATATAATTAATTTAACTAGAAATGTAAAAATATTTGGTAATTCAACTACAAATACTAGTTACGTATCATGTAATTATTATTGCATATCTACTGTTACAATATTTTATACTGAATTCTATTATATGGGGTCATTTGGTATAGGTGGTCTAAATAAACAAGCAATAGGGTGGGCAGCTCCAAATGCCTCATTGAATTGTCAATACAATGCGTTTCATGATAACCAACCTTATCATATACGTAATGATACTTCTACACCTCTTGCAGTATCTTTTGTAATATCAAATAATGTTTTTTACAACACTAATGGTGCAGCAATTTTATTAAGTGCAGCTGCTAACCAAACAGGTACATATACAATAGATTCTAATATAGGAATATATAATACATATCTGGATATTGGATATACTAGGGGGACTATTACGAACAATACTTTTGCAAATGCAAATAGTGCTCAAGGTAATAACTTTGTTGAGCAATATAGTACTAGTGCAGCTGGTAGTGGAACTTTTGGCACCTTTAGTGGAAATACTTTTTATGGTGGTGGTGCAAATAGTGGTGGGCAGAATGTTAGTGCATTAGTAGTTATTGGTAGTGGTGGGCTTGCTTCTAGTTTAACTATATGGGGAGCAGCAGCAAATGGTTTAAACTTTTTTTTAAATTATGGTAATACTAAATATTACCTAGTAGGTGACCAAACATTAACTTGTGATAATTTGAATATATTTGGTTGTGCAACTACTGACATTAACTTAGCTTCAACTTCTGGAGGCCAAGTTATAATTAAAAATAGTACTTTTGATGGTAAATTATATAATACCGCATTATCAAATGGAAGTTATGGTGTTTATATAAATGCAGGGTATGATAATCTAAGTTTTTACAATGTATTATTAAAAAATCATTCAGGTCAAGATATTTACATACCAGCTATTCTTAGTAACCCTATTAATATGAATTTTATAAATTGTACTTTTTCATCATCAGTAGAATTTTCTAGTCAAAGTTTTTTAAGAAGCAGATGGTTAACATATGGGATTTCAATGCAAAATTACCAAAATGTTAATGGTACATTCAAATCATATGATATTTATGGTGTTTTACAATCAGACACTCTAATTTATAATACAGCATCTCCTTCATTGAGAATGACTCCAAATAATGCTACTTGGAAATTAAGACATATTCCTAATAGATTAGCTGTATCATCTGGAGAATCTCCAACTATTTCTGTATGGGTAAGAAAATCGGTTGCTAGTGACGGAACATCATATAATGGTAATCAACCTAGATTAATGTTGAGAAATAATTATCAAGGTGGAATAACTAGTGATACAGTATTAGCAACAGCAACTAATGCTGCTAATGGAGCATGGCAACAATTGAATGGAACTATACCATCAGTTACTAGAGATTGTGTGATTGAAGTTTATGTAGATTGTGATGGTACTCTTGGTTGGATTAATGTTGATGATTGGAGTACATCATATTATCAAGATACAAGAGGTATTAACTTCAGCTATTATGGAACTCCTTATGTAGAGCTAGATGCCACACCAAAAGAAAAGAGTTTTACGTTTATAAATTAATTTTCACCATAAAGGTCTTTTTTTGCCACACAAGATTCACGTATAAGTTTTTCAACAAATGAAAACATTTTTAAACCATTTTGTTCACAATACTTTTTAAGTAATTCGTGTGTTTTTGTTGTTATTTTAATGTTTTTATCCCTTTTCATTTTTGTTCCATCCAACAATGCGTAAATGTATGTTATTCTACTTTTAATTTCTACCATAATGTTATATATAAACTTAATTTTTAAAGATGTAAATGGTAAGTATGACAAAAGTATGAAAAAAAACCTATTAAAATAAATATATCTTTTTTATCTACTCTACTTTTGAAAAAAACTGAATATTTATAATAAACAAAAGATAAAGTAAATAATAAACCAAAAACAAAAACAATATGGCAACACAAGTATTCGTTAGTCCAGGTGTCTATACCTCAGAAAAAGACTTAACATTTGTTACACGACAAGTGGGTGTAACAACCCTTGGTTTGGTAGGTGAGACTACAATGGGACCAGCTTTCCAACCAATTTTTATTAGTAACTATGGTGAGTTCCAATCTTTCTTCGGTGGTTTAGACGCTACTAAAGTAAAAGACACTGGAGCCCCTCAATATGAGTTACCTTATATAGCAAAATCATATCTTTCTCAATCAAATCAATTATTTGTAACTAGAGTATTAGGTTTTTCTGGTTATGATGCTGGTTATGCTTGGGGTATTACTCTTGACGCTGCTTTGGATACCGCTACGAGTGGTACTACTGGTGGTGGTTCAACATATGCTCCATTGATTAGTTTTTCAGCTACATCTGCTGGTACAGTAACAAATCTTGTATCTGCTGACCCATTGGTTCAATCTTTGATAAACGCTGGTAATTTAACTGCTGCATTGTCTTATTTGGGTAGAGCTACAACTGGTACTAGTGTAAATATCGGTGCATCATTTATTAAAACGGGTACTACTTTTACAGGTGCATCTTTTAATTTATATGTTGATTCTACAAATTACGGAAGCAACGGTACTGGTATCATTACAGGTACAACAACTGGTGTAACTGTATACTACTCTGGCTCATCTTATAGCGATGTTGAAAATCAACTTGTAGCGTTGTTGCGTTCTAGAGGTAAAATTGATGCATCTACACAATTACCTTCATTTGAAGTATCAGCTTCAACCGCTGTTCAATTTGACCCAGCTTATTCAGCTGCAACCAATGACCCATTGGGAACTTTTTCTTTGAGTGGTTTCTCAACTCTTCAAGGATTGTTTGACTACACAGTTTCTATGGATAGAACACAAAGAAACTACTTACCTAAAGTATTGGGTAGAGGTGCACAAGATGGTAAAACTGCATTGTTTGTAGAAGAACTTTACGACCACTTGTTTAGAACGCTTAACGCTGAAGGTAAAATCAAAGGTATAAAACAAACGCTTATTAATTACAATGAAAATTATTCTGATTACCTTCAAGAATATCAATCAGCTGTTACACCTTATGTTGTATCAGAATTGCGTGGTAATAAAGTGTTAAGATTGTTTAGATTTATGACCATCTCTGATGGTAACGCTGCAAACGAACAATTCAAAATTTCTATTCTTAACATCAAACCAGATGCTAAAGAATTTGATATTCACATCAGAAGTTTCTATGATACTGATGCACAACCAGTAGTTTTGGAAGCTTACACTCGTTGTACAATGGACCCAACATCAGCTAATTATGTGGCAAGAAAAATTGGTACTACTGACGGTGTTTACGTTTCTAAATCATCTTATGTATTGATTGAAATGGATGATACTTCAGATACTAGTGATGCTTTCCCAGCTGGTTTTATTGGTTTCCCAATTCGTGATTATCAAACAAACAGCAATACAAGCGTACTTGACCCAACTGTTATGTACAAAACAACTTACGGAACTTTCGAAAACAAACGTAAATTTTATTTAGGTATTTCTGAAACTGTAGGTATTGATGCTGACTTCTTTGATTACAAAGGTGTACCTCCAGTACCATCTTTGAATCAATGGACTGGTATGACCAAAGGTTTCCACATGGATGTTGATGCTACTGGCGTTACTATTGATAATGTTGTTATTCATATAAACAACAGTGGTGGAACTTATAGCCCTATGTTTGAATTTGAAACTGGTAATGCTGAATTTAGAACTGATAACGGATTGATAGGTACAGACTATGAAAAACTTTATGCTCGTAAATTTACTTTTGTACCTTATGGTGGTTTTGATGGTTTTGATATTTATAACACTAGAAGAACCAACACTGATGATTTTATTATTAATGGTAAAAAAGGTCAAGCTGGTTTGCAAAGTGGTGCATTCAAAAACAAAACTCTTACCAACGGTGATTTGGGTATAAATTCTGATTATTACGCATATTTAGAAGCTATCTGGACATTCAGAAACCCAGAAGCTGTAAACATAAACGTGTTTGCAACCCCAGGTATCGACACTATAGATAATACTAATTTGGTTGAGGCTTCAATTGAAATGGTTGAACAAGAAAGAGCCGACTCATTGTATATTGTAACAACACCAGATTTTTATGATGGTGAAATGTTAACAACACAAGAGACAGTTGATTATTTAACTGACCAATTTGATAGTAACTATACATGTACTTATTGGCCATGGATTCAAATCAATGACGCTGAAAACAATGTGTTGATTTTTGTTCCGCCAACAAGAGATGTGGTTCGTAACATTGCGTTGACTGATAATATTGCATTCCCATGGTTTGCGGTTGCTGGTATTCAACGTGGTGATGTTGATGCTATTCAAGCAAGAAAAAAACTTACACTTTCAGAAAGAGACCTTCTTTATGAAAACAGAATTAACCCAATTGCTACTTTCACATCTGATGGTATTAAAATCTGGGGTAACAAAACTCTTCAAGTTAAAGAAACAGCTCTTAACAGAATCAACGTTAGAAGATTATTGTTGCAAGCTAGAAAACTTATTTCTGCTGTATCTATCAGATTGTTATTTGAACAAAATGATTCAGTTGTTAGAAACCAATTCTTATCTCTTGTTAATCCAATATTGGATAACATTAGAACTGAAAGAGGTTTAACTGATTTCCGTGTTGTTCTTTCAAGCAGCCCAGAAGATATTGATAGAAACCAATTGACTGGACAAATTTTCTTGAAACCAACTAGAAGTCTTGAATTCATACAAATTGAGTTTGTTATAATGAACACTGGTGCTTCATTCAATAACATTTAAACTAATAAAAAATAATTATTTTGATATTTATTATCAAATAATAATAAATTTAAAAAACAAATAGAATATGGCTGATTTATTAATGAAAATGCCTTTGCCTTATGAACCTAAAAGGAAAAATAGATGGTTATTAACATTTCCAGCTGATTTAGGTATTCAACAATGGTGGTTATCGTCTGCATCAAGACCTTCAATAACACAAAATGAAACTGAAATTCAATTTCTTAACACATCAACATGGGTTATTGGTAGATTTACATGGGAAGCAATTGATGTTACTTTTCGTGACCCAATAGGTCCATCTGCTGCTCAAGCAATAATGGAATGGGTTCGTCTTCACTCTGAATCAATTACAGGTCGTCAAGGTTATGCCGCTGGTTACAAACGTCCAGTAGAACTTGAATTACTTGACCCAACTGGTGTTGTAGTTGAAAAATGGTTACTAGATGGAACAATGTTAACAAACGTAGGTTTTGGTGACTTGTCAATGGATGATGATGGTATTGCAGATATCACCGCTACATTGCGTTTTGACCGTGCCATTCTCTTGTTTTAATTTTTATTTAATTTTTTATCAATATTTTATTAAAAAGGTTATTATTTGCTTAATAGCAATAATAACCTTTTTTATTTAATAATATTAAAACATTTACAAAAAAAATTGAACTCTTATATTTATTTAAAAATTATAACAATTAACAAAACGTTTTTAAATGGACATAAAACCAAATGTTTTTCCTAACAAAGGACAAAAAGAAAATCCTGATGAAAATGCTAAACTAGCAGCTTATGAAGTTGAAAAAATGGCAGTTACTCAAGAAATTTATAATAACTCTATTGCTCATCAAGATACACCAACACCGCATGCTGATGCTGTTGAAATGATGAGAAGAAGAACTGAGCAACAATTAGAAATGCATAAGCAAGGTGGTGTTGTTAAAGAAACAAATTTAGTTGAAGCGGCAGCACCAAAAATTTTAACAAAATACGAACAAGAAGTTTTGGAAATCAAAAAGAAAGCTGAAGAACAAATGCGTATTCGTGATGAACGTTTGGCAAATAATTTAACTCAAACACAAACTTATCAGCAAAAATATGAAGATGCTTCTGTAAAAAAAATTAACCCCCAAATTAACACTCAAAATATGCAAACAAATTATCAACAAACTATTATTCAACCACAAAGTTATGGTCAAATTGATACAAGTATTAACCCTTATATTTTTGAATTAAGCCAACCTAATTATAATTCAGCATTTGATGTGATTCCATTGCCATCTGAAGGTAAAACTTATAAAACTAGAAAACATAGCATTAGAGTATCATACATGACAACTGCTGATGAAAACATTCTTGTTAGTCCTAATTTATTACAAAGTGGTGAGTTTTTGCAAATTCTTTTGAATAGAAAAATTTTGGAACCAGAATTAAGATATAAAGATTTATTGGTCGGTGATAGAAATGCTATTATGATTTGGCTTAGAGCCACAGCTTATGGTGAAATGTACCCAGTTACTTTATTTGATGAAAATGATGTACCCTTTGATACAGAAATCAATCTTAATGACCTTAAAATAAAAAAATTAGGTGCTGAACCAGATGCTGAAGGGTTATTTGATTTTGTTTTTCCAAGTAATGGGCATAAAATTAAATTTAAAATGTTAACATGCGGTGATTCAGATATAATTGAAACTTTAATTGAAAAAGATAAAGCTAACAATGTGCCTGTAAATAACACGGCAACCTATACTATGGAATATTTGATTGTTGAAGTTAATGGTAATAGGGATAGGAATTTTATAAAAGATTATGCTAATAGTATTAGAATTCGTGATGCTAAGGTTTTTAGTGATTATGTAACAAGTATTGAATGTGGTATTGACATGGATATTACGGTTGCGACTCCTGGGGGTGGGTCGGTTAAAACCTTTCTTCCCCTTAACCTTAAATTTTTTTGGCCTAACATCAGAGTATAAAGGCCCTCTTTTGGAAGAAATATGGGCATGTACTCAGTACATGAAAAATGTCACATATACTGATGTAATGTCAATGCCTGTCAGCGAAAGAAGATATTTCATAGGATTATTAATGAGAGATAATTCTAGACGTGAAGAAGAAATTGAAAGAGCTAAAGAAAACCAATCCAACAATGGAAAAGGTGGTTCTAGAACCAAAAAAATTAGTGGTGATTCATTAAAAACAAGAATGAAAAATGGTGATTTACCATTAAAGTAAAAATCCCCTATTTATGGGGATTTTTATTTTGAGTGATATTTATATAAAAAAAACATGAAAATAATATTAACAGAACAACAATTTGACAAATTGAGTTTATTTTTAGTTGAATCAAAATTTGAAACATTTCTTAAAAAAAATGCAAAGATTGGTGACATAATAAAAATATATTATAAAAACACAACAAGTAGTTTTAAAGTTTTATCCAATGATATAGGACAAATAACTATGGATTGTATTGATGCTGGCGTTAATAAAAACTATAGGTTTTTTTTGGTTTTATCTAGTTTAAGCGGAAATAAACTTAAAATTAGTAAAGTTCATAAGATAAATGAAAAAGATAAACTTAATGATGTTAAATTATGGAAAGAAGAAAATCTTAACGATGTAAAGAATATTGAGTTAGTTAGAGCAGGAAAGGTAATTGATACTGTTGACGAGTTAAAATCTAATGGTTTACCAGATAATAATAATAATGTTGGTGATTTTGAAAAAGATATTTCTAACAAATTAAATTATCTTTTAAATGAATTAAAAAAAGGAAAAGGACTTATAATGAAAATGACAAATAATGAAGAATTATTATATTGTTGTTTAGAAAAAAATAGTAAATCATTTACATTAGAATTAAAAAACAAAACTAAAATAAAAGATTTATCAAAATGGGATTCATTTGTTATTACTTTAAACAATAATCCAGATAATGAAGATGAAAATCTTTATGAACTAAATAAAGGTAATATTAAAACAAAGGAGGGAGGTAAATCATTTGATATATTGACCAAGGCTCGTTCTGGTAATATAACTAAAAATATTTTTATAACAGGTATTCTTGGTTTTTCGGTTACACCTAATTGTAAGTCAACGGAAGAAGAAAACCCTAATGACAAAAAAATTAAAAAAGAAAAACCTAATAATGAGCAACCGCTTAAAAATACGGAGGAAGAAGCTAAAAAATTAATGGACGCTATTATTAATGACCCTTTAATGAGAAATGCTTTTTATAAAGAACCAGACCTATGGAATTTAATTAGTAGTGCTGCTAAAGGTGAAAAACCAGAAGGTACTGGAATTTTGCCAGCTATGCAAATTGTTAATAGGTATTATTCTAATGAAATTAACAAAAATTTATGTGGAAGATATAGAAATTTTAAAAATAAAAAAGAATTAACTTTTGTTTATAAAGGAAAAGATAATGAAATTTATAAAAATAATCAAATATATACTGCTATATTAAATTTAGAAAGTTATAAAAATTATATAAAATTAAAAGATGTAAAAAATGACGTTGAGATAACGTTGACCTCTTGTTATAGAGTAGATAATGAAAGTATAAAAAACGGATTTAATGTTAATATAGAAAAAGAAATTTTTAATAACCAGACAAATAAAAAAGAAAAAAAAATTATTAAATCTGTAATAGATATAGAAGATAAAAAGGATTCTGGTTATTATACTGGAAATGATAATGAATCTGAAAAAACAAATAAATTAACTTAATAATGGCCGATATTAATAATGAAGAAAAAATAGTAGCTGCTTTAGAAAAACAAGCTGAGTTAAGACAAAAAATATCTGAGTCATCTGAAGAATATCTTAGATTTCTTAAAGATATTAAAAAATTAAATACTAGTATTGTTGATACAGAAAAAGCTATAGAAGAATTAAATAATAAAATTGTTACGCTTAGTGGTGAAGAACTAGAAAAAGCTCAATTAAGTAAAAAAATATTAGAAGACAGGGTAAAACTTTTAAAAGATGAAAAAGATACTTGGGTCAATATAACTAAAGAAACTTCTAATTATAGAAAAACTTTAGGTTCCATTACTCAAGTAAAAAAAGATATTGGTTTTATAACTAATTCTATACAGTCTGGTTATAATTTTCTTAAGGGTTGGGCTGGCTTATTCGAGATGGACAAATCTATAAGAATGTCAGCTCTAAGCATGGGTTTATTAGATAAACAAACTAAAGATTTTAGAGATAATTTGTTTGCAGCTAGTCAAGATACAATTAAATTTGGTGTTGATATAGGACAATTAGCTGAATTACAAGCTGGTTTTAGTAATGAGCTAGGTAGGACAGTTATGCTTAGTCAAGAAGGGTTAAAAAATTTAGCAGCTATGTCAAAAGCTACTGGATTAGGTGCAGAAGGTGCTGAACAATTAGCTGCTGAGTTCAATAAATTAGGTATTTCTGTTGAAAACACTACTAGTTTTGTTAATGATTTAATGAATGATTCTAGTAAAATGGGTTTAAATGCTTTTAAAGTTGTTAGAAATCTACAACAAAACATGAAATTGTTAGATAGATACAATTTTAAAAATGGTGTTGATGGATTAACAAAAATGGTTAAAACAATGACTAAGTTAGGTCTTGAGGTGGGTGCGATAACACCAATGGCTGAAAAATTATATGATATTGAAGGAGCTGTTGATATGTCTGCTCAATTACAAGTATTGGGTGGGGAATTTTCTAAATTGGCAGACCCATTTGATTTAATGTATAAGGCTCGTAATGATATGGAAGGGTTGACCAAAGAAATTACCGATGCCACAGCTGCTTCAGCTCATTTTAATTCTAAAAATAGGCAATTTGAAATATCGGCATTAGAAATGGATAGATTAAGAAAAGTGGCCGCTGCAACTAATTTGAATTATGAAGATTTAGTTAAATCAGCAAAAGAAGTTGCTAAATTTACTACTATTAAAAAACAAATTAATTATGATTTTGGCAACGATGACATTAAAGAATTTATTGAGAATACAGCTCAATTAAACAAGCAAGGCGAAGCTTATATTACTATTGAAGGTTCTCCAAAACTAGTTAGTCAATTATCTTCAATGGATAAAACTACATTGCAAAATATGATGGCTGAAGAGAAAAGTTTGCAAGATAGGGCTAAAGCTTCACAAACTTTTGATGAAACATTAGGAAATTTAATAAAACAAGTTAAAACATTATTATTGCCAGTATTGGAAGGCATTGATAAAGTATTAAGACCAGTTGTTGAAAAATTTCAACAATCAATATCTGACCCAAAGTTTTTAGAAACAATTAAAGGTCTTGGTGAGTGGATAGGAAAATTTATTGGTAATGTTGGTGAATTTATTTATGAGCATCCAAAATGGAGTATTGCTTTGTTTGGTGTATTTGAAACAGCTAAATGGATTGCAAATGGTGTAGCATTAGGTACTGGNTTTAATATGGCTACAGGTAAAGGTGGTTTGTTAAGTGGTTTGTCAAATATGTTTAAATCAATCTTTGGCAAAGGTGGAGCTGCATCTACTGTTGCTAAAGAGGCTGAGGGAGATGCAATAGCTGTTCTTCAGCGAGCACAAGCTGGTGGTAATACCAGCACAGACGCTGGTACTGGGACTGTTTCAAAATTGGCTAAGTTTGGAGTTGGTGGAAGTATGAAAATGATTGGTGGTGCTGCTGGTGGTTTATTAGCTGGTGGGTTGGATAGTATTGATTCGTTTTCACAAGGTAAAACTGGTGAAGGTATTGGTAATATTGCTGGTGGTGTACTTGGAGGTGCTTTAGGAACGTTATTAGACCCATTTTTAGGTCCTTTTGGAACAATGATAGGTGCTTGGGCTGGTTCTAAACTAGGAGGTTTAGTTGGCGGATTATTTGATTCTAATGATTCAAAAACAACGATGCATAATGATGCTGTTATGTTTAACCCAAAAGATAAATTTTTAAGTCTTAACGATGGTACAATGATTGCTGGAACCAACGTTAATGGAAATAAAGATTTGGCAAAAGCATTGATGAGTACAAATTATGCTGGTGGGAATAATAATTCAAATGGTATTAGTAAAATTGAGTTTGGGGAATTATCAATAAACGGAAAATTAATTGTTGAAACACCAGGAAATCCAAACATGGGCGTTGATTTATTAAAAAACCCAGAATTTATTAGAGAATTAAGTAAAAAAATAATGGTTGACCTTGAAGTGTCAAAGAAACAAATTCAAAAAGCTTAATAAATATAATTGATTGTCAATGACTTAATGAATTATTTATTAAACAAACTTGACAATGTCAAAAAAAAATCGTAGTTTTGTATTACTAATGTAATATAATATAGTAATATTACTAAAATACTTAAAAATAATACTTATTTAAAAGGTGCATAGTGTGCCTTTTCCTAACCAAAGGATATTCAATTAACTATTTATTTTAATAAATTTTACACTACAATAGTATTTATATACAAAAGTAAATACTATGCCAATTTCATTTTATAATACGGCACCGCCAACACCTACTACCAAGAATAATATTACAGATATTGCTGTTACTTATGGTATTAGGGATTTTTTGTTGAATAAAAATTTAGCACCAGTTTATCCTTTTATTTCAACATCAATCAATGGTAGTCCACGTATTGGTGAACCTGTATTAGACACATCTATCAATGCAAATTCTAATGTTACACCTTTTGGACTTCCTTTGGAAACTGAAGGTTTATTACGTTATGATGTAGCTATTTTGCCTAACATATTTAAAAATGATGACCCATCAGCCCCTTTATTACTAAATGTTGATGATATAACTAAAACACAAGGTATTTTTGGTAATGTTGATTTTCCACAAGGAACTCAATCATATCCAACTAGTTCTAATCAAGGAGTTGCTGATTATGGTTTATTAGGTAAAACAAAATATGCTGGTTTTAGAAAAAATGCAACTTTATATAATTTATATTTAGATTCAACAAAACAAATTGATGTTGCAGATTTTATTACACTTCAACCAGTTGGATTTACACAACAAATAACAGGTTATTTAGACCAATATGGGGGTTTAAATTTAGGTGATAATGAAGGTGGTATTCAAGCAGCAAATATAATAGGAAGTGTTTTAAACGGCCAAGGATTAGGTTTATCTAAGGGTGGGGTTGTTCCTAACTTTGATATAAGAAGTTCTTTGGCTGGTAGGGTTTTAGGTGGAATAGGTGCCATACATGATACCAAATTAGGTACGATTGGTGCACAACAATTAGCTTTGGCATTGGCCAATAATGCAGCTTTTAATATTCAACAAGATATCTTAGGTAGTTTAAATGTTCAAGATAACATATTGGCATTGGTTAAAGGTGGTCCATTGCCTGGTTTTAGACCAGATTATAAGATTACAGTACCTTCAAGTACAGGAGGTAAAATAGCTGATTATACTGAAAGAATATTAGGTTTTACAATACCAAGAAGCTATCTTCAAGATGATGGTTCAATTTTCTCATCGGAAAACCAAAGTGGAAACATTCAACGAGCAAATGCTATGTTGGCCAATACTGGTAAAGGTCAAAGACAAGCTTTGATTGCCAATATGTTTGCCAATATCAATGGTACTGGTCATTATGATAACCCAACATCAACAGCGTTTAGAAGTGGGTATGTTCCAGGACATGCCAAAGGTGAATCAAAACCAGATTTAAACCCAACTCTATATGCTTTTTATGATGACGCAACCAAAGGAACTATACTAAACTTTATGGCACATAGTAGTGGTGCTACTGATTTAATTCCAAAAATAAGTTATGACCGTTCTAATATGATAAAAGCTTATGGATTTTTAACACCAGAAGAAACATATACAGGTCCAGGCGGTAATGGTGGGTATAATGATAGAAAATCTAGTGATATTGGATTTACTTGGGTTGGTATTGATGGCACTGTTAATGCGTATGCTGATGTAAATTCAAGACTACCTTTAAATAATAAAAAATCATTACTAACCAAAACACAAAAATTATTTAACAGTAAAGGTATGTTGAATATGGTTAGTGTTAAGGGTGATATAGGTCATTCATCAAGTCAAATAGAAACATCTAATGGTAATGGTTTTTCAAAAGGAAGTGCAGTATTAAGTAGTGACTATACTTTTGGTGGTATAGTAGCATATACAGCTGATAATACATATTGTAGAAGTTGGACAACTTTGGACAGATATGATAAAGTTTCAAAATTGGTAAGAAATACTGGTTTAAAAAAAGTTTCAGATGTTTACAAAGCAGCTAATGCTTACAGATTTCAATATGAAAATTCAACACTTGAATCTGAGGGTTTTGTAAAAATAGCACCGTATGGTGACGATAACTTTACACTAGATTATAAAACAGCTCCAGACCCAAAAAATTATATGTTTTCAATTGAAAACTTAGCTTGGAACGATAACACACAAAATTTATTACCAGTTGAGCAAGGACCAGGAGACTTAACAACTGGTACTAGAGGTAGAATAATGTGGTTTCCACCATATAATATTCGTTTTAGTGAATCAAGTTCTGTTAATTGGGAATCAACAAATTTTATTGGAAGAGGTGAACCAATTTATACTTATAACAATACAGAAAGAAGTGGAAATCTTTCATTTAGTGTTATTGTTGACCATTCTAGTTATATTAATTCTTTTGCTGATAATAATATAATTGATAATAATTATGTAGCATCATTTGTTGCTGGTTGTATTGAACCAAATATCGAGATTGCTAAAAAATTAACTGTTTCTCAAAAAAGTTTTATTAGTAATAGTTTGAACAATACAACTGCTAAAAAAACAGTTGAACCTTTTAATGTGCCAAATGAAATGAAATTTAATATTTATTACCCAAATGATAATTATGATGTTAAAAATTTGGGTAATTTTGAAAACGGTTTAAAAAATGGCAGCTCAACTCCTTTTACACCAATTGATTACGAAGCAAATAGTGATGGTAGTGGTTATGGTATCGGTGAATATAGCGGTGCAATTACAAAACCTAGAGATAAAAATGGTAACCCAACTAACAATCCTTTTAAAGTTTATATAGATAATACTAATTTTGGTCTTAATGCTAGTAATAGATACGTAAATGGAGTTCAATATTCTGGTGTTTCATTTGATAGTTATCTAGATGATTACTATACTGCATTACAAGATTTTTTAGAAAACACATGTAAAGAGTGTATTATTAAAATAACATCATATGCTAGTGAACAAGGATATGATAATGATAATGTTAAATTAGCTGATGCAAGAACAAATTCAGCTTTTGGATATTTAAAGAGCAAATTACAAAAAATAGATTCAAAAAGAATAAGACCAACATTACCTAGTCCTACACAAGAAAAAAATTCAACATGTACGAATCAATCAATTGATAGTACTGATTGTGGCGATTGTAAAGAAAGAAGAAAAACAGAAATAACTTTTGATACAGATGAAAATTTATTACCAAAAAGTATTACGGATGCACCAATTAATGTAAAAACATCAACAGGAAGAGAAACTATTAATCAACAAGTAACCAGTCAATTATATGATGAATCTAATTATTTTAATCGTTTGACACAAAAAGACCCTCTGGTTTTTGATGTTTTTAGGGAAAAGATTAAATATTTTCATCCAGCTTTTCATTCTATGACACCAGAAGGGTTAAATTCTAGACTAACATTCTTACAACAATGTACAAGACAAGGACCCACACTTGAGAATACTGGTACAAAAAATCTAGCATTTGGTAGACCACCCGTTTGTATTCTTAGAATTGGTGATTTTTATCATACAAAAGTTGTTATTGATAATTTGAGTATTGAATACGAACCTTTGGTATGGGACCTTAACCCAGAAGGTATTGGTGTTCAGCCGATGATTGCAAATGTAAATTTATCGTTTAAGTTTTTAGGCGGTTCATCTCTTCAAGGCCCTATAAATATTTTACAAAATGCATTGTCGTTTAACTACTATGCAAACACCCATGTTTATGACCCAAGAGCAAATTATCTTGTAAAAAAACAAAATGCTGTTACAAATAATAATGGAAAAGAAACAGCAACTTATGATATTAAAGGAGGAACAAAAAATTTGGATAATTATTTAAAAATTACAAATATACCACCATCAACAGTAGAAAAAGACCAGATAGCAACCGCTACTAATAATGATAGTAATTCAGCCAAACCAACAGCTGGTGCGGCTACTAATACTACTGGTAGTGACGAAAATATTTACTTCAACGCATTATCATTTAAAAAATATAATTTATCAATATCTTATGAAGGTACCAAATTAAAAGGTAGGTTTTTTATATATGGAGATAATAATTTGTTAACAAAAGAACATGATGCTAAAATACAATTATCTGCTGGTCCTATGGGCGGTATGATTGATATAGCTACTTTTAAATTAGGTGGTCCTTCTAGTAATAGTCCAGGAGGTGGTAATTTTATAAGTACTAAAGATGGTTGGAAAGAAGCATTAAGTTTAGCCTCAGATAATGCAACAAAAACGGTATATTTTAAAATTATCATACCAGAATTTTCTAAAATCTCTTTTTGGGAAAGAATGGTTGTAATGCCTTATGATTGTCCATATCAAGAACATGCGTTATACGATATTATTAATGAAGATGATTATAATATCATTAATGAAAATCCATGTTGTAATTGTTATCCTAGTCCATATACAGCTAAAAGCCCTTACATTATAAATGGAACTAAATGCCCTCTTAGTGGTACAACATGTTAATTAAATAAACAATTATGGCACAATATTTTGACAGATACAGTAATTTTAGAGAAAACGGTGAAATAAAACCTTTGCCTGGGATAACAATACCAGATTCTAATACTGACGTATACGCTTTATATAAAAAAGGTCAATCTAGACTTGACAAAATAAGTAATACGTATTATAATAACCCTTATAGCGGATGGATTATTTTGTTAGCTAATCCACAATTTGGTGGTTTAGAATTTAATATTCCAGATATGACATCAATTAGAGTACCATATCCATACACAAATGCTATACAAAGATACATAAACGAAATAAATAATTATAAAATATTATATGGATAGAAAAGTTTGTCAGTGCAATAAAACAAGATTAATTAATACAAACGCTTTTAGAAATCAAGACAAATTTAGTAGTTCTCCAGTTCAACTTGAAGATTTAACAATTTATATTGAATTACAAACAAATAAGAAAGCAAGAACTATTTTAGTTTCAAACAAAGAAGGTGATTATTCACAATCAAAAAATAGTGTAACTGTTAATTTTATTGATGGTTCTAATGTTAGTGGATTAGGTGATGAAAAATATTTAACAACTAAATTTACTGAATTGACAACTGTTTTTGACGGTAAAACTCAAAATAGTGAAACTTTAGGTATTACCTCTATTGATGTTGATTTTAATACATCATATGCTCCATTGATTACAATTAATTTTGTTGATTTAAAGGGTAGTTCTATTTTTCAAAATGATGATAATATTATAAACGGTACCAATCCGTATTCTGTATTTTTTGAATTACCATATCCTTTATATACACTAAAGATAAAGGGTTATTATGGAAAGACAGTTCAATACTGTCTTCATATGACAAAATTTACATCAAGATTTAATTCTCAAACTGGTAATTTTGAAATTACGGCTAGTTTTATTGGATACACATATGCGATGCTTTCTGATATGCTTATTGGTGTATTAAAAGCTATCCCTTATACAGATAGAGGTAAAACAAAATATGATTATTTAAGAGACCCCAACAAAGGTGGAGACCCAACATTATTAACTTTAAATGAACTTAAGTTTAAACTAGAGCAAATAAACATTGAAACTAATAAAATATTAAAAAATAACAACGATTATATTGGTATTTCAAATTATTATAAAAGTTTAGAAAGTTTAAAAATAATAAATAATAATATTAATACACTAGGAAATAAAATAGATATAGAAGGAAAAAATTTGGAAAGATATGATTATTTTGTTGTAAAAAATGAAACAAATACTTCTCAAAATGTTCCAGAAAAAAGTTCAGATTATTTTGGTAATTATAACACTAATATAACAACTGAAATAAACAGTTACAATAGTAGTATTGAAAATTCAGCTTTAGAACAATTAAATAATGAAAGTTTTAACTTAAAAAAATTGTATGATAAAAATACGATTGCACAACTAAAAGAAACAATTAATTTAAATAACCAGTTTTTTATTTTTTTAAGAAATAATAATTATACTTTTGCTGATGACGTAAATATAACAGTGTATGATAACACTGAAATTTATAAAATATTAGACCAACAAATAAATCAAACAAATGACGTTATTGAAAATCTTAAGAAAAAAGTTGCACAAACTTTAAGTGATGATGTTTCGCAAAATTTAAAATTTAAACCAACGGTTAGGAATATAGTAAGAACATTTACGACAGCGGTTGAGGTTTATTTGTCTTGTTTATATGATGTTTCTTCATCGGCAGCTAATGATGTTATTAGAAAAAATGAATTAAAAAATAAATTTAAAGATATAACAAAAGTTGATTATACAGATTTAAATACTTTTTATCCTTGGCCAACATATTTAGAGGGTGGTGTTGAAAAATATTTAGGTGATGTTAAAGTTTTAAATGACCCTAGAAATGTAAATGAAATACGTTTTATAAACGATTTATATAATGCATTCATTAACGAAGCTCAAGATGAAAAAAATTTTGATGCCTTAATTAAAGAAGAAGTGACAAATTGGGTTTCAACCAATCCTTTGGATTCAAGATATTTTAATGATTTATTTCCATATAGAAGAGCTGAATTATTGCAAAAAGAGCAAATAGCTATTTTGGTTATGATTAGGGCCATGGTTTTTTTAGGTTTTTCAAATACTAATCTAACAAATGAAGAAATCACTACCTTTGCGAAAAAAGAAGTTGAGACCATAAATAATAGTTTATTACAAAAAAAATTATTATTAGATTTTGCTGCAACATATTGCAGCCCAGCACAAAAAATTAAACCAGATGAATTTTTAAACGTTACAGGTACGATATCTAACGAACCAAAAAAAGTGGTTGAACATAATAATGATAAATATTCTTATGAATATATTTCTGGAATTGATGGTAAAAAAGTTATACCTATTACTAAAGATTTTTTCAATGTTGCATGGGATGTAGATTATGGAAATGATATTTCAAATTATGTAAATAATGGTAATTATTTATTAACAAATTATCAAACAGCTTTTAATGTACCTAAACCCTATTTAGATGATGGAGGTACTTATATAAAAATATTTGACCCTATTGATTTTAATGCAAAAAAAAATCCTTTATCATCAACTCCACCATCATCAGATATTAAAATAAAATTAGAAGAGTTAAAGAAATTTAATCCAGACCCAAAAGCAGCTAATTTTAATGCTTTTGCTGGAAGTTATGGTGTTCAAGAATTTACTGATTTAGATTATGGGTTAACGGAGTTAAAAAATTTAGCGTTTAGGTATGTGTTTTTAGCTGATAAAACAGATACTAATAATAAATATATAAATACAATTAATGGTTTGGCATTAACTAGAAATGTTTATGATTTAAAAAATAATCCTAGAAATTCAACTACCAAATATGATACTAATGATAAAACAAAAGATTCATATAATGCGTTTATTAATATTATAGATTATAAAAATTTAATATATGGAGCAGATATTGAAACCGACCCGTTAAGTAAAAATGATAGGGTTAAAAGTATAACACCTACTTATAACCATTATCTTTTGGGTGATAATAGAAATTTAGTAAAAGAGTATTCAATAAATAATAATACAAACATAACATATCCATATGTTAATTTCAATGTTTCATTAGGAAATGAAGATATTTTTAGTTTATTTGGTAGTAGACTTTATAATAAGCAAACTTCGGAAGAATCAAAAGCTTTTTTGTTTTTACATACTTTTCCTTGGAATGGCTTAACTGGGCAAAATGATAAAAATTCAACTATTTTTACAAATTTTGAAATACAAAATATTTTTAATAAAAGAGCTGGTTTTATATCGGCACCAAAACTTTGGGTTGCTTTTATAGGTGGTTTGATATGGAGATATGATACATCAATAGAAACAGGAAAAGAACCAATTAATTTTTATGACCCTAATGGTGTTACTGGTTACAAATCTTATGTACCAATATTTGGTGATATAAGTCCTACATCAAACTCTAATTTTTATCCACAAAAAAATGAATTTTTAACTGTAGGTTATGCTCCTATGTCTTTTGGAGAAGGTTATAAACCAATTGACCCAGTTATTTTATCTTTGCCAGAACAAGCAAAAACAGAATTTAAAAATGCTTTTTTAGATTTTGTAAAAAATGATTGGCTAGATTTAAAAAAATATTTAGAAATTTATAATGGTACAGATTGGGACACTAATTACCTTAATCTTATGAACACTAATACAGGGGCTATTTCAGTTACAAAAGATAACAATAATAAATGTGTTGTTTCTATTGATAAAGGTAAAATAAGTGATGGTTATTCTAATTTTGACCAATACATTACTTTTTCACCAATAATAGAAGTAGATGAAACTAGTTGTTCTATAAAACAAAACTCTATTTTTTCGCTAAATATTTTTTTAGAATTAAAAGATAATTCACATGCTGTTAAAAGTATATTAATTTCTTTAACCAATGAAGTTATTATTGCAAATACTTCTCCTAATATTTGGATAGAAATTACAGATAATAAAAAAACATTAAATACAAATACAAATTCTAGAACAAGTATAGTAGTTGATGCTAAAGTTATGGAAAATTATCTTAAAGAATTTATTAACGCTATAAACCCAGATGGTTTAAAATCTATTTTTGATACTAATGATGAAAAACAAATTAGACAAAATATTTTTGGTACTACTAATGAAAATGTTATTAAATTTATGTTATATAAATCTTGTAAAAATATATATGATAAATGGATTGGAGATGTTAAAAATGATAGTATAATTTTTCAATGTGGTTCTAGAAATGTTGTTGATTCTCAACAATATAAAATGCGTAAGCCAAACTTGTCGCCAGAAGAATTTAAAAACCCTAAATTAATAGATAGTTTTAGATTTGTTACTAGGTCTTTCAGAGATATTGGTGATGAATTAGCAATAAACCCATTACCAGTTATTGATTATTTAAAAAATAACCCAAATACTAGTTTTTATGATGCTGTTACACATTTATTATCATCAAATAATTTTGATTTTATAGCACTACCTAATTTTATCAATTATAATGACCCAAAAGTTTTAGAAACCGTATTTGATGCATATCCTTATGATGATTCTATAACTGATTCTGGGCCTTCATTTGTTTGTGTATATTTGGGTGAAAAATCAAAAAATTTGGATTTTGGAAAATCAAGTGCCTATGCTAATGATGGTTTTGATGTAATTTGTGACGAAAATGGCAATTTACCTAATTTACCTACAGATTTAGCGGCAGAGTTAAAAGAAAATGAAGAGGCTGTAACTTTTTTTGATGTTACTTTTGGTCAACAAAATCAAAATATTTTTAAAGATGTTACATTAGACCAAAGTGAATTTTCTGAAACCGCTGAATCTTTAAAAATAATGGATGCTATATCAAATTCTGGTTCTGAAACCAGTAAAAATTTTGCTGGTCAAAATATTTATAATGTTTATAGTATAAGAAGTTATAAAGTTGAAGTTGAAATGTTAGGAGATGCAATGATTCAACCAATGATGTATTTTCAATTAAACAATATTCCAATGTTTCATGGGGCATACATGATTACACGTGTTAAACATAATATTAAACCTAATCACATGTCAACACATTTTACTGGTGTAAGGATTAGAAAACCAGAAACCAAAATTTTTGATTTGAATGAATTATATATGTCACTATTAGATACAATAAAAACTACTCAGCCAATAACTAAAACCACATCAAAAGTGTTTGGTCAGTCTATTGACAGAAGTTATCCACCTATTGTAGCTACGATTATTAATAATGGCGGTACTAATGGAAATATTGTTAAAAAGAATATTAAAACCAAAAAAGTTGAAGTACCAAGTGGTGTTAAAAATATGATTTCAGATACACCAGAACTTATTGATGTTGGCGTTGATTCATTAAAACTAATGCTAACTGATTGGGTATCTTGGATGAAAGCAAACGGTTTTGTAGGTAATAATGGTGTTTATGCTTTGATAATTAGTGCTTTTAGAACTTATGAACAACAAGTTCAAACCAAAAATAAATACGGTGATTTAGCAGCTGAACCAGGAAATTCAAATCATGGTTGGGGTATAGCTGTTGATTTTCAATTCTACAGAAAAAATGGTATTGTTATTGATAATTATGTCGGTGGAAAACCTAATTTAAAAGAAGGTTATGATTTTTCAATTAATGAATCATTAGCTTGGTTGGTTGATAATTCATACACTTATGGTTGGATTATCCCAGACTCATTGCGTGATGATAGTGGTATTGAAGAATTCTGGCATTTTGAATACCATGGAAAATCAGCAGCTTGTATATTAGCCAAGATACCAATAGTTAAAGGAAGACACGTTGATACTTCTAAACCTTACAAGGACATTGTTAAAAATCCTTTGGATGAGAACGGAAAAGAAGCAGCTTATACTAAATGTGATTTTGTCACAATAAAAAGGTCAGCTGATGGTACCAATGACGTTGTATTAACAGCAAACGATAAAATTGTTATTGTACCACCATCTACTGATGATATTGCTTTTTATAATTCTATTTTAAGAGGTCTTGATGCACCATTGACAGATGAAAACCGTAAATTCTTCTATGCTTGGAGACAAGCTGAAAATGGTACTGCGGCTTGGAATCCATTCAATACTACTCAAAAATCACAAAATACAACCAACTACAATTGTAATGCTGGTTATCCAGTTAAAAATTATGCTTCTAGGGAATTAGGTATAAAAGCTACTATTGACACTATAAGTAATGGTTATTATCCAAAAATACATGATGGTTTAAAAAATAATGTAGGGGCATATACATTAAGTACTTATATTAATGAATTAACGAAATGGGGTACTGGACATGGTGTTAATAAACAACTGTCCAGCGTTAAATTAGCACCACCACCTATTTCCAATTATGGTAAAACAGCTTCTTGTAGTTAAACTTGCAATATTGTATTTTTTTTAGTAATTTTGCACAATGAAGATAGCCAATATTGTGTCAACCACCAAAGTAGAAACACCAGAAGAGTTTAATGTCGTTAAATCTGTTAGTGAAATTATTGACGGTTTACCGACATTAATCGTTGGTTATGATTTAGTTAATAAACACTACCCAGATTTTGACATAACCAATATTTACATAGGCGAAAATAAATATTGGACCTTTAAAAGGAATGAAAAGCGTGACAAATATGAATCAGATTTAAAGTGGTTTATATCCAAAGTTTATGGTGATTTGGTTAATCAACTATCATATGTGTTTGTAGACCCTATACAATATAGAGAAAAAACCCTTATTAAAATAGTCAGAAAAATCTATTCGCTGAAAGAACCGATAAGTTTTTTGAATGGTGAAATGTTGTACATTTATGGTGATAAATTAATCTTCGGTGTTGACTTAAAACTGCTAGGTTTTATGGGAGTTGACACCAACAAAATAAAAACAAAAATTAAGTCTATTAGTAGTGTATTTTTGAGTGAAAGTAAGATACTTATAGAATATAAAAAAAATATTTCAGCCCTTGATAATAAGGTGAAATATATACCTTATTTATATTCTATAAGAAATGGAAAAAACAGTACTACTAGCCTCATTCATATTCCCAGAGAGAGTTGAATGGTTTCTTGGATACCTTGAGGCAAAGTTTAATATTACCAAGGATAAGGTTTTTTGTTATAAAAATCTAGATGACGAGTCCAAATTTATAATGACCTTTAAGTTTGTTATTCCAGAAGGTAAAAGGGTTAATATTAAAGATTTATTCCCAAGTTCTGTTCCTATTCATAAAAAAGGAAATGTTTTTTACACCATAAACGCACTCAACAAATTAATTGACCAAATTATGGGTGATTCGGTTGGAAATATTGATTATAAATCTTACAAAATTGATTGGGAGCAGTATCAAAACAAAATCATTCTTATTAACAATAAACAACTTAGTGTTTTAAATATAGAAAGGGTTTTTTAATACTTTTGTTATATTTATATAAAGATAACAAATTTAAACATATAAGTTATGGAAAACAAAGCAAAAGAAACAAAAAACAATGAAGCCTTAAAAAAGGCTTTGGACGCTATGCTTGAGAATGGTCAAAATTCAGATATGGATTGCAGTTCTGGAGTTTGTGTCATTAAAGGTGATAAAAGTCTAATTGAGCGTATCAACAAAAAAATAATAACTGAAGACGGAAGACAATTACTATTCTAACACATGAAAAAGAAGTTTAACCCAGAGCTATTGAAAGAAGAGCTTAAAAAATTTAAGCTTCTATCCGAATACGATTTCTACCAAGAAAAAAAAGAAATGCCAGAGTACAAAGACCTTTTGTTAGGTGATAAACCACTGGATGAAGCTGATGAAGCACCTAGTGATTTAAAACCAGAAGACGAAGTTGGTGCTGCTGTTGATAATGTGGCTGCTAATTTGGGTGTAAATGCTGGAGGTGAAGAATCTACATTTGACACAGAAGAACCAGCTGATACTGAGCAACCAGCTGATACTGAAGAGCCTTTAGAACAACCATCCAGTGATGATGTTGAAGTTGATGTTACTTCGTTGGTTAAGGGTTCAGAAGAAGCTAAAAAGGCGGCTGATATGGCCAACAAAAATTCTGAAATGTTATTACAAAAATTAAATGATTTGGAATCACGTATTGCTAATATGGCTCAAATTTCTGATAAAATTGAAGGTTTGGAAAAAGAAATTATTAAACGCAACCCTACACCAGTTGAAAAATTAGAAATGAGGTCATTAAGTTCATATCCTTTTAATCAAAAGCTTACTGATTATTGGGCTGATAAAGGTGGTGCCTATGATGTAATGGGTGTAGAAAATAAACCTAAAGAGTATGTTTTAACCAAAGATGAGGTTGACTCAACATATAGTGATGCTAATCTTAGAAAATCATTTGCTGTAGATGATAATCCTTATGATGAGGAGACTATAAAAGATTATGATGAAGAGGATGTTTAATCAAATATTTATAAAGCCCCTATCTAGGGGCTTTTTTTTTTAATGAATGTTTTATTAGTTTCTACTTGCAATATTCAAAAATCATTAGTATCTTTGCAAAAGTAAACTCTAAAATACGATGTATAAAGTATTATTGGACGAAGATTTTACTTGACTTTTACGAATATTTTAGTATATTTGTAACAACTAGAACAAGAAAAATAACAAACAAATATAAACAAAAAAACGAAAAATGAGTACAGAAAAAAATGCATTAACAGCAATGTTAGAACAGTACGAAGCAAACAACAAGCCTAAGTACGAAAAGAAAACAGAAAAGGTTTATGACCTTAAAAATTACTTTAACACTTACATTAAAGAAGGTGTTAAGTCTGCAACAAAAACAATCAGAATTCTTCCAGTTGCAAAGGGTTCAGCATTTGTAGAAATGTATGGCCATAAAATACAAGTTGACGGAGAATGGAAAACATTTGCTTGCTTAAGACACGAAAGAGAAGAAGCTTGTCCATTCTGTGAGGCTCGTGAAGCTTTGCTTTCAACAGGTGTAGAAACTGACAAAGAAGTTGCTAAAAAGTACAACGCTAAGTTGATGTATGTTGTAAAAGTAATTGACAGAGACCATCCAGAAGAAGGTGTAAAGTTCTGGAGGTTTAATCATGATTATCGTAAAGAAGGTATCTATGACAAAATCATAGGTGTTGTGAATGCGATTAAGAAAGATATCACAAATGCTGAAACTGGTCGTGACCTTGTTTTGACGATTAACAGAAACCAAAACAACGTACCAGTAGTGTCTGCTGTTGCTTCTTTGGACCCATCAAAACTTTCTGAAGATGCTGAACAATCAGCTGAATGGTTGGCAGATACCAGAACATGGGAAGATGTTTATTCAGTAAGAACTTATGACTATTTGGAAATAATTGTTAAGGGTGGTACTCCAGTTTGGGATAAAGAAGCCAAAGCTTTTGTTGATAAAGCTTCTTTAGCTGTAGATGAAGCAACTCATCAATTAGATGATGAATTAACATTGGGTGTTGAAAATGTTAAAGCTAGCGTAAAAGCTGCTACAACTACAACTCCAGTTGCAACCACAACTACTGATGAAGAAGGCGATGACCTCCCATTTTAGAATGGAAGTAAATTTCTAAAATAATTCTACCTTTTTAAATTTTTGTTATATTTGTTAGTATAACAAAAACTTATAAAAGAAGAAATTAAAGAAAAGAAGTGTAGTAAATGCGATTCAATATTACCAATTACTGAATTTTATAAACATAATCAAACACGTGATGGTTTATTAAATGAATGTAAAACATGTACAAAAAATAGAGCTCGGTTTAGAGAGGCTAAATTAAGAAATGAAAATGCGGAGTGGGTTTTTTTAGAAAACAAAAAACGTAGAGAAAAATATAATTCTTTAAATTGTAAATGGGTTAATTTGTTGGAATATTCAAAATATTCTATTAGCGATACTGGGTTAATCAAAAATAACGAAACAAATAGATTATTAAAAACACATATAAATAGTTATGGTTATATGTGTGTTAATTTAGTTGATAATAATTTAAAACAAAGGAAACCATATATTCATAGATTGTTAGCGGAATCGTTCATCCATAAAGATAACGAATCATTATCTCAAGTTGACCACATTGATAGAAATCCTTTAAATAATTCATTAGAAAACTTAAGATGGGTTACACCTAAAGAGAATATAGATAATAGAGGTGAATTCAATAAAACTGGTATTTATTACGATGAAAAAGAAAAATTATGGTGTGTTCAGTTAAAAGAAAAAAATAATCTTATAAAAATAGGTTGTTTTGATGGATTAACAACCGCATTTAATGAATTAACAAAAATTGTGTGAGAAATCGCCTTTTCTTGTGCTAGAAATAACAAAAAAAGTAAAATATTTATGAGAAATGGCTAAGAAACCAACAAAACAACCGATTGAAAAAAAAGAATTTGACCTAGAAGACTTTAAAAAAACACAGGGTCTTAATTTTGCGGTTAAAGAAAAAGAATTAGCGTGGATTCCGCTTTCAGAAGCTTTCCACGATGCAGTAAAAGTTCCAGGTATTCCTATCGGATACTTCACAAGTTTTAGAGGATATTCAAACACTGGAAAATCAACAGCGATATACGAAGGTGTTGCTGGATGTCAAAAAATAGGTATCCTACCTGTTATTTACGAAACTGAAGGTAACTGGAATTGGAACCATGCAAAAAATATTGGTGTAGAGTTTGAAGAATACGTTGATGAAGAAACTGGTGAAGTAAATTATCGTGGTGACTTTATCTTCTTACAAGGCCCAGACCTACTTAGAATGTATGCTTGTTACGACCACCAACACAGCAAAATGGGTACGAAACCATTAAGATATGAACCAGTTGTTGAAGACGTATCATACCACATACATACAATTTTAGATGCACAACAAGAAGGCAAATTACCAAGAAACGTTTGTTTCTTCTGGGATTCAGTAGGTTCAATCAACTGTTTCAAAGGTGCTACTTCAAAAACAACCAACAACCAATGGACAGCTGGTGCTTTGGCAACTTGTTTCAAATCACTTATCAACTATCGTATTCCAGCATCAAGAAGAGAAGATGCTCCTTATACAGCTACGTTTGCAGTTGTTCAACAAATTTGGTTGGATAACGAAAACAAAGTAATCAAACACAAAGGTGGTGAAGCTTTCTTCTACTCACCAAGACTTATATTCCACTTTGGTGGTATCCTTACACACAGTACTGAAAAACTTAAAGCTACTTTGGGTGGCGAAGAATTCCAGTTCGGTGTTGAAACCAGAATCAGATGTGAAAAGAACCAAGTAAATGGTATCGAACAAAAAGGCAAAATTGCTTCTACACCACATGGATACTGGAACCCAGATAAAATCAATGTTTACAAAGAAGAACACAAAGATTTTATCAAAGCACATCTAAACACTGAATATGATGATTTCATTATTGAAAAAGAAGAAATTGGTATGAGCAGAGAAGATATGATGGCTTAACCTATTGTTTAACCCTTTAAACGTGAATACTTGAACAAACGACCACCTCGTAATGGTGAAATATTAATAAAACAACAAAATACACTTTTGGTAGACGGAAATGCCCTATTTAAAGTAGGGTATTTCGGTGCCAAAAACGAATACAACCATCATGGACAACACATAGGTGGATTGTATTCTTTTCTAACTATACTTCGTAAGATTCTAACTGAAGATTTATATCACAGAGTTTATGTATTCTGGGATGGTAACTTTAGTGGAAAGCTACGTTACGAAATTTACGAACCATACAAGAGTGGTCGTGGTAAAAATTATATTACTGGAACCAAACCAGAAGACCTTGACGAATTAAAGCAACGTAAAATGGTTTGGGATTATTTAAGCGAAATGTACGTAAGGCAATTAAAACATGAAATCATTGAAAGCGATGACTTCATAGCTTTTTATTGTAAAAACAAAAAAGAAAATGAGAAAATTACAATTGTGTCTACTGACCGTGATTTTTTACAATTAATATCAAACGATATACGGATTTATTTTTTAGATTTGAAACAATATGTTGACTCTTTTAATTATTCTTCGTATTTTTGCTTCCACCAAGAAAACTCTGTGTTGATGAAAACAATGATTGGTGATACCAGTGATAGTATAAAAGGTATCAAAGGATTGGGTGAACAAACTTTGCTTTCTTATTTTCCAGTGTTAAAAGAACGAAAAATAACATTAAATGAAATAATAGAAGATGCTAAAAAACAACAATTAGAACGAATTGAAAACAAAAAAAAACCTATTAAGATATTGGATAATATCATAAACAAGGTCACAGATGGCGTACAAAAAGAAAAAATTTACGAAATCAATGAACAATTGGTGAACCTAAGCAAACCAATGATGACAGAAGACGGATTAAGAGAGTTAAAACATTTGATTGAAGGCACCCTTGACTCATCGGGTAGAGAACTTAAAAATGTTTTTAGTATGATGAAACGAGATGGGTTAGATAGGACACTTGGAGAAACAAGGTTCAACGATTTCTTGATTCCTTTCAAGAAACTTATAGACAGAGAAAATATTTTTTAACAAATCAAACAAACAAAAATGACAACTACTTCGGTAAACAAATCAACTACTTTTGAACCAAAAAAGATTGAAGAACAACGTTTTGAGTTCGTTCTTTACATCAACAACAAAATTATTTGTCAACGATATTTTAATATCCGTGACTTTAATGAAGATTCCGTTTCATCCTTGGAAATGAAACAATTAATGGATTCTATTTGTGGAATGAATAATGGCCAATTTGGTGAAATGGGTATTATACCTAAACACTTGAAAACTAAAGCAATTGAGTATTTATGGTCAAATTATAATCCGTACGTCAGCACTACAGACCAAGTTTCAAGAAATATTTTTGAACGAATTGATGATTTTCAATTTGAAATTAAAATAGATAAAAAAATGGTAGCTAAATCAATATTTTCTGGTAATTTCTTTCCTCCAAAAGTTAGATATGCTGTTGACATCAAAGAAATCATTCCATCAATTATGAGTGAAATAAGATACCATTTAAGCCAAAATAAATATACGAAAGTGGTAGCCTAACCTACCACTTTTAGATATTTATTATAATACGAGATTTTAAACAAATATTATTAAATGACGAAACTGAATAGAGATACTTTAGGATATTTAGGGGATGATTATCAATTAAGATTGATGACACAACTTTTAACAGATTCAAGATTTGCCAATTCAATTATAGATATTATTGACCCTAATTATTTTTTTGACCCTTATATGAAAGTAATAGCTGCTGTCATAAAAGATGCTCATCAAAAAGACGATATAGTACCAGATATGGGTAGTATTGAATTTAGGCTATTAGAAGATGTTAAAGATGAAGTACAACAAAAATTTTTAATTAAACAACTTGGAAAAGTTAAAAATGCTAGCTTGCATGATACATTAAAAGTGCAAGATATTGCGATGAAGTTTTGTAAACAACAAGAACTTAAAAAATCTATAAAAAAAATACAAAAAATTATTGATACTGGTGATATTGAAAGATATGACGAATGTGAAGAAATCTTGAAGAAAGCCATGGAACATGGTGACAATAAAGATGACGGTATGGATGTGTTTGATAATTTAAAAGATGTATTGACTGATGATTTTAGGAAACCAATCAGAACTGGTATAAACGGTTTGGATGAATATATGGATGGTGGTTTATCCAAAGGGGAATTGGGTGTTATATTGGCACCTTATGGCGTTGGTAAAACAACCATGATTACCAAATTAGCCAATACCGCTATGAATGATGGTTATAAAGTTTTACAAATATTTTTTGAAGATAACCCAAAAATTATTCAAAGAAAACACTTGGCTTGTTGGACTGGTATTGAGTTGAACAACTTATCTATACACAAAGATGAAGTAATTGATTTGTGTCGTGATAAACAAATAAAATCAAAAGATGGTAGAGGGTTGATAAAATTAAAAAAATTCCCTAGTGATGGAACTACCATTCCTATGATTAGACAATACATTAGAAAACAAATAGCACAAGGATTTAGACCAGACATGGTATTGTTGGATTACATTGATGTTGTTCAATCATCTAAAAACTTTGATGATGTTTATTCTGGTGAAGGACATGTTATGAGACAATTTGAATCTATGCTTGTTGAATTTGACTTAGTTGGTTGGACCGCTGTACAAGGTAATAGAAGTTCTATAGGTGCCAATGTAGTAGAAGCAAATCAAATGGGTGGTTCAATCAAAAAAGGTCAAATCGGACACTTTATCGTTTCAATTGCAAAAACACTTGACCAAAAAGAAAACGGAACTGCAACTATGGCCATACTTAAATCACGTTTTGGTAAAGACGGTGTTATATTTGAAGACATTACTTTTGATAACGCAAAAGTTCAAATTGACATGGGACAAAGTAAGGGTGCTAGAACTAGAACTGAATTTAAACAAGATGTTAAAGATTCTGAGCAACTTAGAGTAAATGTTCTTTTTGATTCAATGAAAAGCAGAAGAGAAGCACTTAATGGTGCATAATGAAAAACAAAAAAAACAAAAAAAAAGATGTATTTAAAAGACAAAACTCTAAAAAAACGTTATTCCATTTTTCCAGTTATTAATGATGACTTATGGCAAATGTACAAAAAAGCTGAATCACAAACATGGGTTGCTGAAGAAGTTGATTTGAGCAAAGACAAATTTGATGATTTAAAAGATAATGAAAAAATATATCTTAAAAATATATTAGCATTTTTTTCTATTTCTGATGGTTTAGTTATAGATAATCTTGCAACCAATTTTCTTAATGAAGTTGAATTGCTTGAAGCACAATATTTTTACGGTCATCAAACGTTTATTGAACAAGTTCATGCTAATGGTTACTCATTATTAATTGACACCTACATTAAAAATTTGCATGAAAAAGATGAATTGTTTAATTCAATGGAAACCAATCAAGCAGTTGCTAAAAAAGCTGAATGGGCTGAAAAATGGATTCAACATCCTTCATTTGCTCATAGATTATTGGCATTTGCTTGTGTTGAAGGGATTGCATTCTCAAGTGTATTTTCTGGTGTGTTCTGGTTTAGAAGTCGTAATAAAATGCCAGGTTTAGGTGCCATGAACGAACTTATTCTTAGAGATGAAACTTTTCATTATGAGTTTGCTTTGAACCTATACAAAACATATTTAAAAGATGACTACAAATTGTCAAAAGAAGAAATTAGAAAAATAGTTTTAGGATGTTATGAAGTAGAAAAAAATTTTGTTGATGAAAGTATGCCAGATGGTCTTCAAGGTATAACAAAAGAAGATATGGTTAAATATGTTCAATATGTAACCGATATTGTTTTAAATGACTTTGGTTGTGAAACTGAATTCAAAGTGACAAATCCACTTGAATACATGTCAAGAATTGGACTTTCGTCTAAAAACAATTTCTTTGAGAAAAGAGAAGGTGAATATACTAGAGTGGATATTCCAACTACAATTGATGGGATTTTTGAAGAAGAATTTTAAATTTATATAAATGAGAATACTAAAAAGAGATAATACAACACAGGCATTTATGCCTAATAAGATTCTTACCAGAATCAAAACACAATCAAATGGGTTAAAAGTAGACTCAGATGCTTTATTTCAAGAGGTTATACCTTTGATTAGCGACAATATAACCACAACTGAAATTGATGAAATAATAGCTTTTAAAGCTGCTGATAAAATAATTCAACATCCAGATTATTCGTTATTAGGTGGTAGGATTCTTTTAAGCCGTCAATCTAAATTAATTGGAAAAGAATTACAACCAGTTGATTTGACATATGATTTTTTTGCCGCAACAACTTTTTTATCAAAGTATTCAATGAGAGATGAAAAAAAGTCACCAATTGAATTACCTTCATGTATGTATGAACGTGTAGGTAAACATTTGCATGGCGATGATGAATATCAAAAAGAAGAACTTATAAAAGAATTAAAATCCAAAAAAATAAATTTTGCCACCCCTATATACACCAATGCTGGTATTGAAAAAAGAGGTGGTATGATTAGTTGTTTTACTAGTGATACACTAGTAAATACTAATTTAGGTGGTAAAGAAATTGGTAGTATTGAGGTTGGTGATATAGTTATTACTGGTAATAATAGATATAAAAAAGTGTTAAACGTTTTTAAAAATGAGTTAGGTGATAGACAGCTTAAAGCACTAAAAATTTATCGAACCAGAGAAATAAAGGTGACCGATAACCATAAGTTTTTAACTTATAATTCTGAAGATATAAGGTTAGGATTAGCCCCATCATTTAAAGAATTAAAATATATTAGGGTTGGTGATTATATTAAGGGTGTTAAAAATGATGAAGAAAAAAGAAAAAATATTATTATAGATTTAGTTGACCATAAATCTATTTTTACCGATAATTACGCAGTATATAAAACTACTAAAGACACTATTATTGATAGTGTGGATTTCACATTTGATGATACCCATATATACGTTACGCCATTTTTTAGGGGTAAAGATAATAGGGTGCAAAAAATGAGATATCAAACAAAACTAAAACGGTTTATTAATATTGATGAATCATTATGTAAGTTTATTGGATTGTATTATGGGGATGGGCATTTACAAGTTTCAAAGAAGGGTATTCAAGGTATCGGGATTACATCAAAGCAAAATAATCATGAACTTGAATCATTCATCACATTGGTCGCCAACGAATATTTTGGGCTTAAATCCAAGATTTATAATCAAACAAAGGGCGATAGAAAATGGACCAAGATAATGATACACTCTAAGGTACTTGGTATCTTTTTTGATAATTTTTTCGGTAGGCATTTTGATGGTAAAAAATTAAATCCGTTATTTTTTGGTTTATCGAAAGAATGTGTTGACGGTTTATTGTGTGGGTTGATTTCTAGTGATGGTGTTGTAACAAAAAAAGGTCAGTTAAGATTACAAATCGCTAATTTTGGGTTATTACATTCAGTACAACAGTTAGCAAGAGAAATTGGTTATACCGTTGGGATTACAAAAGCGTTTTCTCGTAAAAAACAACAATACAGGTTAGATTTTGGTGTTAATTCTGTTTTACTAAAAAATATAATAAAAACATATCCAGATGATAGACTTGATATGTATAAAAACCAAGACCAAGGAAAAAGGGTTGGTATTAAAATAGTTGATGGCGAATATTACTATCGGGTTGATGAACTAAAAGATATTACTGTTGACGATAAGTATGTTTATGATTTAGAAATAGATGAAGACCATACTTATTCGGTTGAATGTGTAGTGGCTCATAATTGTAATCTAACACATCTAGAAGAAGATTCATTTGAGGGTATTGAAAATACTCTTACCAAAATATCTGCTGCGTCAAAGGAAGGCTCTGGAATTGGATTACTTATTGACCCATTAAGAAGCAAGGAGAGCATCGTAGAGTCGTTTCAAGGCAACGCTGGTGGGGTGATTAGATTAGCTGATATGGTTCAATCTAAAATGCGTTTTTATAAACAAGGTTCACGTTCTGGTAGTTGTGCGTTATATCTATCAGTTTGGCATAAAGATATTTTTGATTTCTTAGAGCTTACACTACCTATTGGTGACGAACAAATGAGAACTCGTGATTTATTTACTTCTGTAATAATAAATGACCTATTTATGAAGAAATTAGAGGCTGGAGATGATTGGTATACATTCTGCCCCAATGATATCAAAAAAGCTGGTCTAAAGCCTTTATATTGCCTCTGGGGGGGTGAATTTGATGCTGAATACGAAAAAGCTGTTTCTTTAGGGATTGGTAAAAAAGTTAATGCCAAAGAAATTTTTGATTCTATTGTTAAATCACAAGTTGAAAGTGGCCGTCCATATGTAATGTTCAAAGATAATGCGAACAAGCGTAACATGCAAGATAATATTGGGCCAATAAAACAATCCAACTTATGTTGTTTAAATGGTGAATCAATTATAACAATCATTAATGAAAACGGTGGTATTGAAAAAATAACTATGGAAGAAGTAGTTAAACTTTATGAAAAACATAAAAATATTTTAGTTTTAAGTCAAGATAATACTTTTCAACCAATATTAGGTGCTATAAAAACTAAAGATAATGCTGAAGTACTTGAAATTATTGATGAAGAAAAAAATGTTAGGATTATTTGTACACCAGACCATAGGATATTCACTAAAAATAGAGGTTATGTAATGGCTTGTGATTTACTAGAGGATGATGAGTTAGATACAAATTTTAATTAATAAAAAAAATATATAGTACGTAGTGTACTTTATACTATGTACTGTATATTTATTAATATGAGATATTATATTTACATTTTATTAGATGATAGAGTAATGGGTGATTATAGTAATAATTATTCTGAAATAAATTACAAACCTTTTTATATAGGTAAAGGTGATTATAACGCTAAAAATAATAGAAAACGACATTTAACACATTATATTGATGTATTAAAAGATAATCGCAGTAGTAAAATAAACCCACATAAAACTAATACGATTAAAAAATTAATTGGATTAGGTTTCAAACCTAACTTTAAGGTTATATTTGAAACAGATAATGAAGATGAAGCTTTTAAAGTTGAGAAAGAATTAATTGGTTATTATGGTCGATTTACTGAAGGTGGTTTATTAGCTAATATTGTCATAGGTGGAACTGGTGGTGATACTTTTAATAATAATCCTAAAAAAGAAGAAATAAGGGAAAAACATAGTGAAAATACTAAAGGTAGTAAAAACCCTATGTATGGTAGACCAATAGAAATTAATCCATCTTATTTAGCTAAAATTAATGGAGTTCATTGGAATAAAGGTAAGAAATTTACTAAAGAGCGTATAGATAATATGAAAGAAAATTTTAAATCTAGAGTTAAACGTTTAATAGTTATGATTGATTCTAAAACATTAGAAGAAATAGATATTTTAAATATTAATGATATACTTAATAAATATGAATTTAAAACTAAATCATTAATATACCGATGTATTAAATATGGTGGTACATATAAAGGCTATTATTTTAGATACAATGATAGTGAATTAGTCTATAGTAAAACTAAACGGTCAGATTATAAAAAACCTACTGATGATTCATCCAGAGGGTTTAAAACAACTAAAAATGGTATTATTAGAATTTCTAAATTAGTTTATTACAAAAAAGATATTGATAGTAATATAGAATTAGTTTTCAATAATGTATTTGAAGCTAGTGAACAAATCGGTTTAAACCCAACTGTAATCAGAAGAAAATGTAAAAATAACAACACTTTTATTGATATTTTTAGATGGGAGAATGAAGAATACACATTTGATATTAAAAAAGGTAACAATCAACGAAAAGTGAGAAGGATTGATAATAACGGTGATATTATCGAGTTTGATTCATTAAAATCAGCTGCTGATTATATAGATGGTAAAATAACATCTGTATTAGCAGTATGTAAAGGTAGAAATAAAACTTATAAAGGTTTTAAATTTGAATATATAAATAATTAATAAAAAATAAATAATATGATTAAAATTAATAAATTAGAAAAAACTATGGATGTGTATGACATTCAAGTTGAGAATACTAACAATTTTTATGCTAATAATATATTAGTTCATAATTGTGAAATTTTTCAAGCTTCTAAACCTAAATATACACCACAATGTACCTTGGGTTCTATTAATTTGGCTGAACATGAAACTTTGAAGTCAATAGAGAAGTCAACCAGAGTAATGGTTAGAGGTCTTAATCAAGTTATTGACAAAAACAAATGGAGTGATGATTGGAGTATGTCAGCTGGTATTGACCAAAGAGCTTTGGCTATAGGTGTTGCTGGTTTGGCTGACTTCTTGGCTAAAAAGAAAGTTTCTTTTGAAAGTGAAGAAGCTAAAAAATGGAACAACGACATTTTTGAAACTATGTACAAGGCCGCACTTATTGAATCAATGAATCTAGCTGAGGCTAAGGGTGAAAATTATCCAGCATGGAAGGGTAGCCGTTATTCTAAGGGTGAAACATACATTGAAGGGTGGTCACCTAAACCAGAAGGTGAACCGATACCGATGTATAACAGCTTATTGCTAGGCTTGATGCCAACAGCCAGTTGCCACAAAAGTACTTTGAGTATAGTTACAGATGAAGGAATCCGTTCATATAGAGATATTCTTGAAAATAATGATATTAATTGGCAAGAAATCGAAAAAACAGACAATAAACGATGGTTGGAACTAACAAAACCAGTTAGTGTATTGACCAAAGATGGTGAATATGTAGAAACTAAGGCTATGTATTACAATGGATTATCTGAAACACTAAAAATTGAAATGGAAGATGGCGAGGTTTTTGAATGCACACCTAACCATAAATTTTTAGTTAATAGAAATGGTATCGAAGAATGGGTTAGAGCTGATGAATTAACCGAAGAAGATAATATAATAAATATTTTTGAAAATAAAGTTGATGTAAAATAGGTTGGCATTAGTCCTTTTTGTTTTTGTGTGATATTTATAATAAAACAATCACATGATAACAATAAATGGGGAGAAAATAAAAAATAGAGAATCTATTCAGAAATTAATAAATTCAGAAAAAAACATTAGTGAAATTTACTTAGAAAGAGAAACAGAACTCTTAAACATTTTAAAATTAAATAATATTAAAATTATTAATAAAGATATATTTTTAAAATTATGTTTGTTAGCTAGGAAACACAAAAAGCTTTTATCGAATATTGTGAAAGATTTAGAGGATATTGGTGAGACGTTTGATATTGATAGATATTCTAAATATTTATTGTTTAGAGAAAACAATAAATTTTCAAATACCCTTGAGGCTTATATATTAAAATATGGTGAAGAGATTGGGGTAGAAAAAAGGAATAACTCGATTAAAGGAACAACAGAAAAATCGCCATATAAAATAGAACACTGGTTAAATAAGGGATTCTCAGTAGAAGAGGCGAAAGAAAAAATAAAAGAGTACAAAACAAGTAAAGCAACATCTATTGATGGGTTTATTAAAAGGCATGGATTATCCGAAGGTGTTTGTAGATTCAATGAATTTCAAAACTCGTCAAAACATACTAAAGATAAATATATTAAATTATATGGTTTAGAAGAAGGAGCTAAAAAATGGAATGAGTTTATTAATTTGAAAGGGGCTAATAGTGTTTTTAAAAAGGATTATTGGGTTAATAAAGGTTACGATGAAGAAACAGCTGAAAGTATGCGGAAAGAATTTCATAATAAAAATTTAAATGTTATGTCTGTTGATTACTGGGAACTAAAAGGGTTTTCAGAAAAACAAGCGATTGAAAAGATAAGAGATATAGAAGTTAAGCGAGGGGTTAAATATAGAAATGCATCTAAACAAAGTTTAAGGGTTTTTAAACCAGTTATTAAACATTTTGAAAATAGTGGGTTAAAATTTAAAATAGGTATAACTGGTAATAATGAATTAGCTTTAAAAAATATTAACGATGTAAAGTATTATTACTATGATTTTGTGGTACCAGAATTGAATTTGATTTTTGAGTTTAACGGTGAGAAATTCCATCCACACCCATCAATAACTAATTTAGCTGAATGGCAAACTATTTATTTAGAAAAAACCAAAAACGGCTCCACTAGAAAAAAATTAAATGGTTTTGAGGTTAGGGAAAAAGACATAAACAAACAAAAATTAGCTGAATCACATGGTTATAAATACTATGTAATTTGGTCCAGAGATAATGTTGAAGAATCAATTAATAACATAATTAAAATTATAGAAAATGAAAATAAAAAAAATAAGTAAGGGCGGTCTCCACCCAACATGGGATATAAATGTTCCTGTACATGAGCATTATATAACAGCTAATGGTTGTGTAAGCCACAATTCAGCCATCTTGCTGAGCGTATTCGAATCGTTCGAACCAGTAACATCTAACTTGTTTACCAGAAGAGTTGGTCAAGGTGAATTTCTTGTTGTTAACAAGTATCTTGTGAATGATTTGATTGACCAAGACTTATGGGACTCGGATATGGTTGATAAAATCCTTAGAAACAAGGGTAGTATCCAAAATATCATCGAGATACCAGAAGACATCAGGTTCAGATATAAGGATGTTTGGGAGATTTCTCAAAAAACATTGTTGGATTTAGCTATAATTAGAAACAAATATGTTGACCAATCACAATCATTGAATGTTTATCACTCTGATGCCAAATATGGTAAGATTGCTAGTGCTTTGATGTATGCGTGGAAAGGTGGGTTAAAAACAGGTGTTTATTACACTAGGACAAAATCTAAATTGGATACTAACACTAAACTAGCTTCCAATCAAATAACAATGGTTACAAAGCAAAAACCCAAAGACAGTCAGTTTGAATGTTTTGGTTGTACCACCTAAAAAAATTATAAAAATAAGAAAGGGCCTCAAAAGGGCCCTTTTTTATTTCCATATTTACTTAAAAAAATAATTTAGTATTATATTTATGTAAAAAGATAAAACAATGGCTAATGGTCGCTATATAAATATAAATTATCCTTTTAAGGATAGTCATAAAGGATTTTTTTTGGATTTGAATTCAGACCCAAATGCTGCTATAAAAGCTGACCTTATGCATTTAATTCTAACTAGAAAAGGACAAAGACTTTATAAACCAGATTTCGGCACTGATTTATTAAGATATATATTTGAGCCAGAAGATGGTTTGACTTTAAGTAGTATTAGAGATGAAATAAATACTGAGGTTAAAAAATATCTGCCAAATCTAAAAATAAACAATTTAACGGTTGACCAATCAACGGACAGTGATTATGCTGCTGTTGTAAGAATAGACTATACAATAACAAATGATGTTTTTAATATTACAGATTTTGTAATAATCAATATTTAATATTTAATATGGCAAACAAAGGAATAAATTATACCTCAAGAAATTTCGTTGATATCAGAACTGATTTAGTAAATTTGGCTAGGCAGTATTATCCAGATATCTTTAATGATTTTAATGATGCATCTGTTGGTATGATGCTTCTTGAATTAAATGCTGCTGTTGGTGACATGCTTTCATTCAACACTGACAGAATGTTTCAAGAAACACAGATAGATTATGCAAAAGAAAAGAAATCTGTTCTTTCTATGGCTAGAACTTTTGGATTAAAAATTCCAGGTAAAAGACCAAGTGTTACAATTGTAGATTTTTCTGTTACGGTACCTCCTTTTGGTAATACTTTTGATGTTTCATATTGCCCTATAATTGCAAGCGGAGCACAAGTTTCTGGTGGTGGTAAGATATTTGAAACAACAAATGATATTGATTTTTCTAATCCTTTTACCGTAGGTGGCATTCCAAATAGATTAATTTTACCTAATTTTAATTCAAATGGCATTTTATCCAATTATACTATAGTAAAAAGAGAAATGGTTGTAAATGGTTTTACCAAAATTTTTAGTAGAGTTATCACTGCATCTGATGTAAAACCATTTTTAACCGTTATTTTACCAGATGATAATGTTATTTCTGTTGATTCAATTATAGCATTACAAGGTACAAACTATACTTCAGTACCAACATCCAATCAATTTTTAGACCCAACACTTAGATGGTATGAAATGGATGCATTAGCAGAAAGTGAAATTTTTATTCAAGATAATTCAGTGGCTAGTGATAATGCTGGTGTTAGACCAGGAAAATTTATTACAACAACCAAAAAATTTATACGTGAATATACAGATTTAGGTTTTACTAAAATTATATTTGGTGGTGGTAGTCAAGATATTTCAAGTCTTTGCGATTTTGATACTAATACTGCTTTGGTTAACCAAATAGGTGATTTTATAAATAACATGTCTTTAGGTGAAACGCCTACTGCTAATACAACTATGTTTATTAAATATAGAGTTGGTGGTGGTGCCGATACAAATTTAGGTACTGGTATTTTAACAAGTATTGGGTTATTAAACATGACAGTTAATGGTCCAAATCAAACCATAAATAATGCCGTCAAAGCATCATTAAAAGTAAACAATGCTTTCCCAGCTTTGGGTGGTAGAGATGAACCTAGCGTAGAAGAAATTAGAAATTTAGTTAAATATAATTTCTCATCACAAAACAGAGCTGTTACTATCAAGGATTATCAGTCTAGAATTGCATTAATGCCAGGTGAATTCGGTGTTCCGTTTAGAACTGGTGTGTTTGAAGAACAAAATAAAATAAAAATTTATATTTTGGGGTTAGATGCAGATTCAAAACTTTCAAACACTTCTACTAGCACTTTAATGAATAACATATCAACTTATTTGGCTGATTACAGAATGTTAAATGATTATATTCAAGTAGCTAACGGAAAAATAATAAATTTAGGTTTTGAAATTGATTTATATGTTGATAAAAAAACACCTCAATCGCAAATAGTTACTGAAGTTATAACTGATGTTCAAAAATTTATGGATATAAATAATTACCAAATGGGTGATAATATTTATTTTTCTTCTCTAATTGAAACAATAAATAATGTTGGTGGAGTTTTAAATGTAATTGACCTTAGAGTTTATAATAAAGTTGGTGGGGCTAATTATAGCCTTAATGAAATTTCACAACCTTATATTGATGCTACAACAAGGCAAATTGATATATCAGCCGATTATACTCTTTTTGGTGACCCAGTAAGCATGTTTGAAATACGTTACCCTACTGTTGATATTAAAGTGCGTGTTAAAACTTAATCAAACATTATTGTTGTTTTTCCAAAAACTGTATATTTATTAATATGAAAAAAGAAATAAAAAATAATGAATTAATAGATATGTTTAATTCTGGTAAGAATTGTTCTGAATTAGCTATTTTATATGATTGTAATGCAGAAACAATTAGATTACGTCTAAAAAAAGAAGGGGTAAATACTAGCAAAAAGAAATGTGATATTATATGCCCATATTGTTTTGGTTATTCGAGAAAAGAAGGTAAAACGCAATATGGTAAACAAAAATTTTTGTGTTTAACTTGCGAAAAAATTTTTGTTTCCGACATCAAGGAACAAAAAGAAGATATGATAAAACGGCATAAGGAAATTATTAATTTCTATTTAATAGAAAATCTTTCTACTTCTGAAATAGGTGAAAAACTTGGTGTTTCATCGACAGTTCCACAAAGAATACTTAAGAAATATGGTTTAACTAGAAATATTGGAGTTGCAATTAATACAAAATTAGCGTTAAAATTGGGTTTATCATATGATGAGTATATTCTATCGTTACCAATTTACAAGAAATATAAAAGAAAAGTTTGGTCTATTACTAATAAACAAAAAATAGATATGCTAGTAAATTATGAAAAAAGAGGTTTATGTGGTGTAGTTGGAGCTTATCAATTAGACCATAAATTTTCAATATTAGAAGGGTTTAAAAATAATGTTGATGCCGAAATAATAGGTGGTATAAAAAACCTTGAATTTATTACTTGGGAAGAAAATAGAGAAAAAGGGTCTAGTTGCTCAATTTCATTAAATGATTTAACTACAATAGATATTAAAGTTAGAGTTAAAAATTAATGTTTCCTTATAAAGGTTTAGTTATTATACTTGTAAAAAATAATAACTAAATCATAAAAATTAAATTATGGCTGGATGTAATTGTAAAAATGGACAAACTGTAGATTCATTTTTTGAAAATCAAAATGAAACCAAAATACCGATTATAAAATTAATCGTAAAATATATATTAAAAATTATAGGTTTTATGTTACTTTTATTATTATTACCAATAATAAATTTATATATTATTTGGTTAATGTTTAATATGTTGGTTTTAAATAAAAATATTGATGTTAAACCATTATTATTATCAATAGCTTCAAAGTTTAAACAAAAATATGAAGATAGCGATGATGAAGACGATGAGGATTACGAAATGTTAAGTGAAGAAGATGTAATATTATTAGATGTAGAAGATATAACAAATAAATAATTTAAATAAAAAAAATGTCAAATACCATAAGAATAAATACCACACCTAATGGTAGTGATAAGTACTTAAAACTTAAATTGGACCAAGATTTTGATTTTATTAAGATTCTTTCACTAAGGATTTCTCAAGAAGATGCATACAGAAAATTTTGTTCTGATTATGGTACTATTGTTGGTAGAGTTATTATTAATAGTGGTTTTGGTGTTCCAAACGCTAAAGTAAGCGTTTTTATACCTATTGACGATGTTGATAAAAATAACCCACTTATAAAAGGATTATACCCATTTGAAGTTATTAGTGATAAAGACAGTGATGGCATTCGTTATAATTTATTACCTAAAGAATCTGAAACCAATAACGATTGTTTTACACCGATAGGTACATTTCCAACCAAAAGAGAAGTATTGGATAATGATACCATGTTAAACATTTATTGCAAGTATTACAAATTTACAACTACTACAAATCATGCTGGTGACTTCATGATTTTTGGCGTACCGATTGGAACGTATACCGTTCACGTTGATGCTGATATATCTGATATTGGTGAAGCATCTCAAAGGCCATATGATTTAATAAGACAAGGTACTCCAGAAAAATTATTTGACAGTTCTACCAAATTTAAAAGCGGCACAAATTTAGATAAATTGGTTCAAGTTAAATCAGCAAATGTAGGTGTTAATGTCCAACCATTTTGGGGTGATACTGAAAATTGTGAAATAGGTATTAGTAGAGTAGATATCGATTTAAACTATAATATTGTTCCAGCCGCTATTTTTATGGGTAGTATTTTTGGCGACCAACATAAACATAGCATAAATAAACGTTGTAGACCTAGAAGGGCTTTGGGTGAATTATGCCAACAAATTACAAATTCTGGTTCGGTTGAAATAATACGTAAAACAATAGATAACCAAATAGAAGAATTTTCAGTTGAAGGTGGTAGAGTAATTGACGATGACGGAACTTGGGCTTTTCAAATACCAATGAATCTAGATTACATGGTAACAGCTGAAGATGGGAGCCTTATTTTATCACAAGACCCAAATATAGGAATTCCAACAAGAACAAGCGTTAGGTTTAGAATATCAATGGATGAAAGTGGTAGCGAAGGAAGGCTCAGAACAAGAGCAAAATATTTGGTTCCAAATAATCCACAAACAGCATCTGAAATAGATTATGAATTCGGACCAAATACAAAAGATACCAGTTTTAAAGATTTATATTGGAATAAAATTTATAGCGTTTCTAATTTTATAACAAGATATGAAAGAAATATACCGCTTATACCTATTAGCAGAAATATGACTGCGATTAAAGATGTTGATGCTTGTGTTGGTACAAAAACACCATTTCCTTTTAATAGAGTACAAACTGAAACAAATCCAATATTTTTTGTTATATGTTTAATATTACAAATTGTTGCTTTTATAGTATATTTAATTAATCGTATAGTAGGGGTTATAAATTCAATAATAAATGCTATAAATTCTTTTGGTTTTGGTATATCAAATGTTCCTTGTCTAGTACTTCCGTGTGTAACTGATGAAGGCACAACATATTACGCACCTGGCTGTGGTGATTCTGGTGGAATAAATAAAGCAAGTCCACGTCCTAGTAGATATTGTGGGGATAACTACGGCGATACTTGTGATTTTGGGAATGATGTTGGTTGGGTTAGTTGTGTTTCGTTTGAATTAGCAAAAACATTAGGTTTATTTCAATTTGATTTTTTTAATGATTGGGTTAACGGTTCTTTATTTAGTTATTTATTAAAATATAAAAAGAAAAGAAACGGAAAAGAAAAATTTTGTGAATATGATTGTAGTGACTTTGTTAATGACCCAAATTATAGTGGTGTAGATGGAAATAATGATGGAAACCCAGATAATGAATGTTTTAATGAAAGATTGGTTGACACTTTATTTGATAATGTTATTCACGATGGTTGTCAAAAAGAATACAAAACTTATGAAGGTGTTAGAGATGGATTGATTAAAAAGTATAATGGTAATCTTTATTATTCTTCAACGTTACATAGAGATAATGTTTCCATAAAACTATTTGCAACTGATATTATTTTTTTAGGTTCAGTATTTGATTGTGATTGGCAAGGTTTACCAAAAATACAACAATATCTAATACCAACAACATATAAAATACCTCCAGATATTCCATTATCGGATAATAATAATGTTAATATTATTGAAAGTGGTATGATATCAAACAATACAAGTGTTCCTGGGCTTATATTTAATGTAGATTGTAATGGTTTACGTGTTAATGATACGCAAGCTATGAACGTTAGGCATTTATGTGAAATTGGNGTTGATTTAGATGAATTAATTGAAGACCCTCTTACAAGTACTGTAATTTATGCACCAGATGGAGTGATTGGTTCTCATGATATTACTGGTTCTACTGCAAATGGTGATATTAACAAAGAGATAAGAGATGTTTTTTTAGCTTTAAACAGCGGCACAACATTCCCAACTTTACCGCTTAATTTAAGTAATGGTTTATCAAGTAATTTTAATGAAACAAATACACGAGGTTTTTATGATTTTGCTAATGTTATAACAACAAATGGTACTGGTAGTTTTGCAAATAATGGTATTGACTATGTTAATTTTAGAGGTTTAAACACATCTACAGAATACGACCAACCTAAACATTCTTTTTATTTTTATTTTGGTTTAATACCAGGCAGGTCTAGTTTAGAAAAAATGAATCAGAAATATTTTATTGCTTGTAATCCACCTGTTAGAAATGATATTATAATAGAAAGCACTGTAACACCAGATTTAACAAACTTAAGCTCTGGTAGTATTAGTTTTACAATAGTTGGTGGACATGGTCCTTATACTTATTCGGTTATTGGTTCAAATGGTTACATTAATAGTCGTATTGTATCAGCAGACCCATTAAACCCAAATGCGTCACAAACTGTTACATTATCAAATTTGTCAGTTGGACAATATGTTATAACGGCAACAGATACTTCTGGAAACCCAGTTTCACTAACAATTATTGTTAGCGGTCCAACACCGTTTTATTGTTCTGTATATGTTAAAAGCGAATGCACAAGTGCTATTGCTAATGATGGTGTTATATCTATTATAACTGGTGGAGGTGGTCCTACAAAAACATTTACTGTTACTGACCATAATGGTGCACCAGTTGGTACCAACCCTAGCGGTACAATTTTGCATCAGCCTCAATTAATTACTGGTTTGCCAACTGATACAGCAAATGGATATATAGTAACAGTTAGTGATGGTATTAACCCACCATGCGTAACAAGTGGTTTAAAAGTAGGAAACCCAACAAGCTTAGTAGCAAGTTTATCTTCAACACCAGAAACTTGTAAAAACACTTTTGATGGGACAATTATAGTTGATATAAATGGAGGTATAGCACCTTATCAAATTAATATAACAGGGCCAAATAATCCCCTAGGTGCTATTAATCAAAATAGTCCAGCAACCATATATAATTTATCAACGGGTACTTATAATGTAACTGTTATCGATTCAAACATGAGAACATTACAAGTAGGGACAATTACTGTTGGTTCTTTATCTGATTTTGATTTTAACGTTACTGTTATTAATACTACTAATCCTAACGTTCCATATTTATATGAAATAAGAACTATACCGCCATCATCATCATTACACAATCCTATAGTATGGACACCACCATTAGCACCAATAAATCCAATCCTAGGTTTAAGTAGTCTTATTATATCTGGTACAACTTCTTCAATATTAATAACTGGAGAAGATAGTTTGGGTTGCAAGGTAAGTAGAAGAACTTAATTATGGACACAAATAGAATACAACAAAGATTAGCAATAGAAAATTCTAAAAAATCTGTAAACACAGATACCTATCTAAAGATTAATATTGATAGCGAACAAAGAATTTTACCACCAGATATTATTAATGAAATAGTTAATGCTGGTGATAGATTTAATACTGAAAGACAAAGAAGCCCTTTTTATCGAGTACTAGGAAGTATTAACCCAACGATAACCAATGCTTTATTTAATCTTAATGATGGTTCATTATTAGATAAATATACTTGGCGTGGTTTCAATTATGAAGACTTATTAACAAATGAATTTAGATTTTATGATTTTGTTTATCCTAATGTTCTAAAAAAATATCTTAAAGAAAAAGATGGTTGGTTTGGATATTTTGACCCAGACATATCAAAATCTGGTTTGTGTAATTATTTTGACATGGAACCAAAAAGAGAAAGGTTTACCTTTACTTCTGATATAACACCGTACAATTCTAATAATATACCTCCAGTTAAAAATTGGGATTTGACCATAACATATCCAGCTTCTATTGATAGTGGTCATACCATGGTAAATAATGGGTTATTAATAGTAGAAGCTATACCAGTAACAGTATCTACAAGACTTATGACTGCTTTTGGTATGCCATGTTTACACAATTTAAATATAGGGGATGTTGTTAGAATATCTGGCACAACAGGATATGATGGTGAACATGTGGTTGTTAGAACAGGTTTAGATAATGGTGATTTACAACCATATTATTTTGTATTGGATTTACCACCAACTGGAGCTGTTTCTGGAAATTCAAGAATGAAAAGAGTTTTTGGTGGTGTAGAGTCTACATATTATTTTAGAAAGTTTAGAAAAATACAAACTAGGAATTCACCTGTTATTGAGCAAGATGATTATGAAACTTATAATCTAGCTTTTAGTGAAAATTATTATTATGATAGTGTAACACAATTTGTTTTTAATGAAGATGTAAATGTTAGTGGTTTGACCGATAATTTAGGTAGACCTCTAAGCGAATTGTATTTAACAATTATTAAAACTGATAGCAATGGTATTTTTACTAATGTTTCTTCTGGTATTGAAACACCATTTATTGCAGAATTAAATACCAGCAGCACCAATACTTACTTATTAGATATACCAGCAATAAATAAGATACACGATGGTGGTTCATTACCATTTCAGTCACATAAGCCTTTGGAAACAAATGTAACATTTACAAATGGTAATGTTGATTTTTATGGTGATTTGGTTGAATATAATAAAATTGAAGTAAAAGAAACAATATTAGCTGATGTTTCTCACAGATTTAATACTATTAATAGATTAGGTTCGCCTAGTATGACATATGTAGTAAGTTTGGGTACAAATAAACCTAATTTTACCCAACCAATATTATCTACTATAACTTTAGGTCCAAGACAAGAAGGTTACTTTTATAAAGCCCATCATTTGATAAAAATAAGAGAATTTTCAACTTATGTTGAAACTGGTGATAAATATACAGTGGGTGTACCAGATTATGCTATTTATTTAGATGATGGTACATATTTATGGAGAGACTTATTGGATATAGGTTTTAATCAAACCAATAAAAAAGCGTTGGATTATCCATTTGTAAATGGTTGTCACTATATGTATGATAATTATTGTTTTACACTTAGAAGACAAGACCCATTTGATAATTGGGGATTATACTATACCAAATACCCAGCTGACCCAGTTGGTGAAAGAATCACAACCAAATTCAATTCAAATTCGGTACAAGATGTTTGTTAATAATTATAAAATAAATTTAACCACTTTTTTAACTGGAACTACTGCAACAACTATTAATATCCCAATTAGTATTGACTATCAAATGGTTGACCAAACTGAGTTGGTTAAAAAAGTTTTTGTAGATGTTGAAACCGAAAAAGCTATTAATCCAATAATTGATTATGAGCAAGTTAGATTTTTACCTTTGGATTTAAAAGGTATTCATATAGATAAAATAATTTATAATGTTGATTTATCAGGTTTGACTGATTATGGCTCTATAGGTTTTACAAATGATGATGTTAAATATCAAACAGAAGCGTTTAAACAAACACTTCTTAATCTTAACTTTTATGATTCAGATAATCCATTGTCGCAAAATTTGATTACAAATATTACGTTATTTTCTGAAATAAGGACAGATAGTTTACTTCCAGACATTTCAACTCAAATAGCACAATTTGGTCGTGTAGTAGGAGTCCCAGGTCAATCAAAACCAGCAAATCAAATACCAATAAGATTTGTTTTAGAAAGCCCTCTTTTAAATCCTAGAGGTTTTGCTGAAGGTTATTATTTATATGATTATAAAGACGAATTAAAAGTAGGTGAATTTAAATATTTATATATGAGAGCTAGTTTTAATAATGCTAAGAATGGTAAATCTATTAATATGATGGTAAAAAATATGGCTTTACCGATTGATGATTTGATTCACCAACTTTATACTAGATATAAATTAATTCGTAATACTACTGGTTATTATTATGAAATAGACGATACTTATCAAGGTAGTAGTGCTTTTACTGGTACAAATAATGTTAGTTATACCTATAATCCAACTCAAAATTCAGTAACAATTAATCTTTATCAAATAAAAGCACTATAATGGAATTAATACAAAGAAAAATATTATTAGAAGATAGTATAGATAGAACGTTTAATAGTCCATCTTGGGGTACAATAACGGCTACTACTTTTTATCTTAATATTTTTTTGACACAAAGTATTGATGATATGGGTTTATTTACTGATATTGAATATTTTTCAGCTAATACTTCTAATCCATCTACGGTAGATTATACAATTTTGATTAATAAATTATCGGTAAGCGGTTATACTTTTCCATTTATGTATAACTCACATGTCTATCCTACAACTGGATTAACAAAAACAGACCAAGTTACATTAAGATTACCTTCAAAAACAGAATCTGATTTTTATAATTACGTAGGTTTAGCTATAACTGGGTCTACTGATAGTAAACTTGATGATTTGAGGTCATATACTGAATTGAATAGATACCGAATAGGTTTTGACATGGAGGCCGAAACCTACATAAATTATAAAAATAATATAGTAAATGGTGTTAGTAGGATTTTGTCAACCAATGAACCTAAAGTTTATGTATTTGATGCGATAACTGGTTCTACTATTGGTACAACAAATCAAGTATATGGTTTGCAATATACGGACTATACTGGTATTACTAGAAATGTAAATATTGATGGTGTAAATGATTTAATACCAGTAACTAATTTTAGATATATAGGTGAAGGTCAAAATGAGACCAATGTATCTTTATCTGCATTAACAAAAGAAGAGTATTTGTTTGGTATAATTTCTCCGCCAGAAGTTAAAAGTGATGTTCAAATAGACAGAGGCGTAACAAGCATTATGGATGTGCATTTAAGACTTTCAGAAATTAAAGATTTGGGAGAATTAAGTAGATATAATAATGGTTTTTACAATTTAACAAAACAATAAAATATACTTTTAAAAATTATAAGTTAAATTAATAAAAAATAAATAATATGGCAACAGGAACGTATGGTATAGTTAGACCAGCAGATATATCTCCAGATGATGTAGAAGTTTTTTATCATTTTACCCCATCTAGGGATAAAATTGGTAATACAAATTTAATAAAATTAAATTCTAATGACGTATTAATTAGGATGGATAACCCAAATAAAGGTCAGTCTAATATTACTGGTTTTGAAGTATTTGGTGGTATGTATACTTTAAAACTACCAGTAGCAAATTTTGGGGTTAAAGGTTTTTATACTATTATTATAAAACCAGTTGAAATTAGAACTAAAATTGTAGATGTAGGAGTTCTATCAGCTTTTCCAGATACTACTGGTATTTTGTTTGATATTTCATCAATACCTCAAAATTTTGTAGCCAAATTTGAAAATAATGGTTTAGTTGGATATCGTATTGAATATCTGAATTCAAATACTAGCGTTAGTGACGTTAAAATAAACAATTTTTTTAGAGTTATTACTTCTAATAATAGAGCTGAACCTGTAAATCAAAACTTAACAAATAGCAATCAAAAAGCTATTCGTTACAGATTCAATGATAATTCAACGCTTACATTTTGTACTTTGTCACCTTCATCAGCATCTAATGTTAAACCAAATGCTTTGCCATTTATAGGTCAACCCAATCAACAAGTTATTTTGACAAACACTTTTTTTAATCCAATAATGATTGAAGTTGAAATGGTTCAACATGATATTGAAACCCTTGCATTTGCATTGTTTGGTAATCAAAGCAAATCTCTTGAAGATGGTATTTACACAGTTTATAACTTTAATAATGATATCTATAAACAATACGATTTGTATGAAATTAAAGATAAGTTTACTGGTTCACTGTTGTTTGAAATTAGAGAACAAAGAACAAGCATAGACTTTACTAAAACATTTACAAGTATAACCACAGTATAATAAGATATGAGCAACAATAGGATAAAAGTAGCTGGTTACGCACAAAAAGTTGTTTATACTGATGGTATAGAGTATAGGAATTTTACACCAGATTTGGTAGGTGTACAATTGGCTAGCAATGGCGGTTCCCCTTTATTTACAATGGGTAATTTTTCTATTACTACAAATCTTGACCCTAAATTAGATAAAAGTTATAACACATCAAAATTTTCTAATTTTTTAACATTAGATGATTTGAATGTTTCTTTATCACAAGCAAAACATTTATTGACCAATAATGCTGGAGTTTTTCTTAACTTAGATAAAAGCAATCTGGATTATTATGCGTTATTTGGCTCTCTAAGCGAATATATAAGGGTAGCTCTTGAAAATATTATTATAAATTGGCCAGCATCTTTGTATGTGACCCCAATATATCTTTCGAATACTGGTTACACTGCTGAAAATTATGTTTATGATAATATTTACGATACCTCTACATTCAAAATAAACACAACATTTATAAATAACAAATTTCAAATTGTTTATACAACAAATGGTAATATATTAAATACATTTAATGCTACAAATGATTTAAGGAACTTTACGGTAAACTATGCTTCTTATTCGTTATTATTAAAAGGTATTGAATACGATATTTTAAGTTACACAGCGTCAACATACGAATCAAATGATTATGCTTATTTTAAAGTAAAAGGAAATCCATTTTCTGGTTTAACTAATTCTACTAGTTATTATCATATAAAACCTAATAAAATTAATGAAGAAAAGTTTTTTAATACTTTACCAGATTTAGAAACTTTTTTATTAAATAGGTATGTGACACCAAAATATACGGCTATTTTTAAATTTCCAATTAAATCTGACCAAGGTGTTATTTTATATACTTCTAGAAGTTTAACTTGGCCAGTATCTGACGGATATAACATTGATTTTAATACAACAAATTATACCGAGTATGCTACTAATTTATTAAATATAGCTTCTTTAAATGATTTGACTTCAAGTAATTTAATGAATAGGTTTTTGGTGTCTGAATCAATAACTCAATTTGATACAACACCAGTACATTTATCTTATTTGGACCAAGATACCTCTGGTCAAAAAATGAATAAAACGTTACAATTATATGGTGTTGAATTTGATGAAATCAATAAATTCATTACAGGTATTAAATTTGCAAATACTGTAACATATGATAAACAAGACAACACACCAGATTTTTATTTAAAAAATATTGCTAGAGTATTAGGTTGGGATTTGGTTTCATCCGTACTTGAAAATGATTTATTAGCAAATTATGTTGTTACCAAACCATCTTCATATAGTGGTCATTCTGTTGGTTTAACAGCAGTAGATGCTGATATAGAATTATGGAGAAGAATAATATTAAATTCTCCATGGTTGTGGAAATCGAAAGGTGCTAGAAAATCTATAGAATTTTTGCTTAAATTTATTGGGGCACCAAAAGGATTATTTAAATTTAATGAATATATTTACAAAGCTGAGGCACCTATAAATGTTGATTTATTTAGGGAAGTTTTAAGGCTTAATGGTTTAAATGATGATATTGCATCTTATCCAATAGATTCTGAAGGTTATCCTAGACCATTTGCAAACACACCAGATATGTATTTTCAAAATAATGGTCTTTGGTATAGAGAAACAGGTGGCTCTGGTTCAACAATTGATATTTTGACTGGAAATAATCCACATCTTGGTCCTTATGATGGCGGCTATAAATATATAGACCAATTTAAAGAACTTATACCTAATTTTTCGCCAGTTGTTGTAAGTTCTATAACTACAACAAGTGAAGCTCAAAATTTATATACTAATTATGATTCTGGTAGTTTTGATAATGGTGTAACTACGGCTACTACTGTAAATACTGTATCTATTGTTGATGAAAATGGTTTAGATTTTAGTAAATGTGTTGTGTTTATCCCATCAATTGAACCAAATCCTAATCCGTTACCATTATTAAATGATTGCGGATGTCAAACTCCATCCAACAATAACATGTTAAGTCTTTGCATTGATAAAAAACAAACTTCAATAAAACCTAAAGACTGTAGCGATTCATTAGTTGGGCCACCAATTGATAATCCGATAAACGGTATATATACGTTTAAATATTATCAATATAGGGCAAATGGAAGCATATATCTTAATAGTGCTAACCCTATTTACAATACAAGTTATTATACAACAAAAGAATGTTGTACTAAATTTAAAGGAACACCTTTTATTTATGATACAGTAGTAAGTGGTATTACAATAAATACTGGTTATGTATGTTGTGATGGCACTAATAATTGTGGTTGTTTTATTGCATGTAAATGGATGGTAGACTTAAATTTAATTTTAGCTTCTACAGTAACACAAATAGCTAATGGTACAAAAAGTCTTTACCTGCAATTTATTAAACCAGATGGAACAATGGCTGTTGTAACTCCAGATGGTTGTAATTGTATTAGCAACTATTCAGTACCAGTTCCTAACGTTGTTGACCCATATACAGGTGTTGTAGGTTATGGTTGTCAAGCAACTGCTAATGGTATAAATGAAATAGCTAAAGGTATTTTAAGTCAAATTTATATTTTTTATCAAAAAAGGTCAAATGGACTTACATCTTGCAAATCTTCTGGATTGTCACCACATAATTAAATTTTTAATACAAAAATAGTTAAACAATATTTATAAATAAAATGCCAAATAGTCCTTTAAATATAAACTGTGTTAAAAATCCAACCATCATTCAAAATTTAGATGGCACAGTATCCGTTTTTGAACAAAGTAATATTTTGGGTCTTATACCTATTACATTAAATAAGTATTGTTGTTTGGGTTTAAACCCTAATTATACTTTTGACGTGAATACGCAAAAATGTATGTGGACAACACGACAAAATTGTAGTATAGAAAGTGTATTTAAAATAATCTTAAATCCTAAAGGAAATGATGGTGCCATTTTTAATATACCTAGTTTTTCGGGTGAAACTTGTGTTTTAGATATTGATTTTGATTATTTGTTTAAAGTAAATTGTGATACTTTATCTAACATATTATTTAACAAATCTTCAAACACTCCAGTACCTTTTGTTGATGCTACTTTACAATCTGAAATAAAATCTTTAGAAGCACAAATCGAACAACAATATGTTACGTGTGAAACAATATCTAATGAGATTTCATTTTTGCAAACTGAAATAGCTAACACTCAATATTCAATTAATTGTGACCCAGCATCTCCAACATATTGTTTAACACCTAATGGACTTTTATCTTGGGCTCATGTTCTTGGTCCTGTAAACTACAATAATTTTTTAAATAACGACCCAACATCATATAATTGTAAAGACGTTGTTGCTTTAGTATTGTTGAATCAAATAAATATTCGTCAAAATTTACCTATTTTATTTACACAATGTAACACACCTTTTGGAACTTTAACAAATTTAAAAAATCAATTAAATCAAGAAATAAAACTTTTACAAGATTGTGAGTTAACATTACAATCATTAAATGATTTATTGACAACATTGAAAGCTAGTGCCGCCACTGAAACAATACTTACTTGTTCAAAACCAATTGATTTTTTTGAGACATTGGATGTTTCAATGACATTAGATGTGGTAACTAGTGCAAATACATTGAGTACTGTATATGAAAGCAATGATGTTCACCCTATGATAGGTAGTGGAAATTTATACACGTATTTAACAACTCATCCAAATAGTGGTTTTTATGTTTGTGGTGGTAATCCATGCATACCGTTAAATTTAAATTTAAACGGCTTGCCAACTTCAAATAATATTTCATGTACTAATGTTTTAGATAATCTACTTCAGTCGTTATATCAAGAATCTGGATTAAGTGGTACAACAAGTGGTTGCACAACATATAGCACAACATTTTCAAATAGTTTATCTAATTTAGCTTTTACGTCAAACTGGTTGCATTTCCATACAACAATATCAGACCCTAATATAATAAATCTTATAGCAAATAAAAAAATAAAGATTAGTTTAAAAGTTAATCATACATGTTCAGATATTTGTATATTAATTGATAATATTAAACTTGATAAAGTTTGTACATTAGTAAAAGAAAGCAATATATTTGTTACAAGTTCGCCAGGTTTTGAAATTGAAAAAATTCGTGACAATAAAAAATCATGGCTTGAAGTTGATACCTTAACAAACAGAAATTTTAAGATAACAGACTACAATGGTTATAATGCAATTCGTCAAACAAATTATGATTTAGAAGATGAGCGTTTGGTTCTTAACTCTAAAGAAATTGATTTAGACATTAGTTTGGCATCTGCAATTGAAACAGATGCTTGGTGTTATATTGTTGATAATCCTTGTTTATTAACTGGCTTTACTAATTGTGACCCTTGTGGTTATAAACAATTCCAAGATGGAATTTATTTTGAATTTATGGACAATAAACCTTATGATTTCCAAGATGAAGGATTTGTAAGCAATGTGTCGCAATCAACATGTTGTGGTGATAACTATATTGAGTTTAATAACTTAATGACACAACCATTATCAGCTGTAACAACAGTTGAAGATTTTGAATATTATATAACATCAGAATTGATTGATGCAAAAAACAGACAAACAATTTCTGGTTATGCAACACTTAGAGCTTTGTATGATAGATACCTTAATAGTTTAGAATACTGTGGCACCAAGAGTTCAGCATTTGATTATCTAACAATAGACCAATTTTCCGATTTAGTTGGAAATTATTGGGTTGATATAATTGAACAAGTAGTACCAGCAACAACAATTTGGGGTAGTGTTAAAATTTATTCAAATACTATATTTGACCAACAAAAATTTAAGTATAAAGCTTATTCATCAATATTTTGTGATAATCCATTTTATGGAAATAATGTTTTAAGTCCTATTGATGCACCTACTGGTTTTTCACAAGATGTTGAAGTTATTATGACAACCATAAATCTTCCTACAACAGCAACAACCTGTCCTACACCTTCGGCACCTATTGTTTGTAATAAAATATGGGTTACACAAATGAATGCTGGTTCAGAATTTATAGGTACTGTAAGTTTGTTTGAATCAAAAGCATGTGCAATACCAAATAATTCAGCAATAAATGAGTGCACACTTCAAGTAAATGTTTTGGTTGAAAATTATACAGCAACTGCTAACTTAATTGGTGCCGCTACACCAGTTACAATTGAATGGAGCAATGGTGGTTTTGGCCAAACAATAACCTTTAGTGGTGCTGGTCAGTATTCAGTTACTGTAATTGATGCTAATTGTTGTTCAGTAACTACTGAATTTGATATACCTATTGTAAAAACATAATAATAAACTTATTTTAATTACATAATAGATATTTATAAATAAAAAAACATGAAATTAACAGATAGAATAGAATATTCAGCGGCCAGTTTAACAGACTTAATACACATTGTTGTTACTGGTGATACATCACAAAATCCAGCTGGTAGTTCTTACAAATTACCATTATCAAAGGTTTTACTTTTAAGTTCGGACAAGCACTGGGTGTCTGGTTCAACTGGTAATTATTCATTAAAAACTGTTAATAATAGTGGATTGGACGCTACTGGCGATTATTCTTTGGCTGAAGGTTATAATACAACAGCTAGTGGTGATAATAGTCATGCTGAAGGTTTTGATTCAATAGCTAGTGGTGATAATAGTCATGCTGAAGGTAATGGTACAAGAGCTAGTGGTTATGCAAGCCATGCTGGTGGTAATAACACGGTAGCTAGTGGTATTCAAAGTTTTGTACATGGTACTGTAAGCACAGCTAGTGGTACCAATACAATAGTTTTAGGTTCTAACATAACAGGTACAACAGATAATACTGTTTATGTAGCCCCATTGGTATTAGCAAAACTTACCGCAACTCAAATAAGTGCTTTAACCGCTGAAAATGGCATGATAGTTTACGATACAACAAACAATAAATTTAAAGGATACGAAAATGGTTCTTGGGTTAATTTAGTATAATTTAAACAAATATGCCGCAGCTAATTAAAAAAATAGAATCTGAATTAATCAATGATATAACAAATGATGTTATATTGATTAAAAGTGTTTTTGGTGAAGTTCAAGAAGAAGATTATATTAAAATAAATGGTTTTGTGGCATATTTACAAAATTTTTCTAAAATAGAAAACGCATCTGCTTTGACATCACCGCTATCTTACGGGTTAAAAAACCAATATAGATTACAAGTTAAAACATTAAATATAAATTACTAATGAGGTATCAAGAACCAATATATATACAAAATGACAATAGTGCTGTTAGAAACAAAGATATTTTAAATGTAAATATGAGTTCTGACATATGTATTTTTGGTGCTCCTTTGTTTGCGATGAGTGGTGCTTCTAAAATAGATTGTACTGGGTTTACTGGTACAACTCATGTCATATCAACAGCTACAACAATTCCTATATCATTTATTTTTACTGGTAATACAGATTCTTTTACTGCAAATAGTGCTACATTTAAATACGAAATTTACGAATATAATTCTAATGCAAACAGTTTTGTATTACCACCAGTTTATCAATCACCAGTTTATCAATATTCTGGGTTTAGCGGTACTAGTATTTTATCACAAAATATACCAGTTAATAGTTTAGGGTTAGATGGTGAATATTTGATAAAAGGTTATTATCAATTTAGTGCATGTACAAATTTCTTAGGCCAACTTGGTAAAACAGTTGATACGATAACGTATAGAAATGGTAGAAAATATGGTCTTTATGATAATTATCTAGATTTTTATTTCATAGCTATAACTACAGCCGATTCACCTAGATTAACAAATAATGGGACAAATACTCCTTCTGCCAGCAGTTTATTTCAACAAGTTATATTACCAACTGATGGTCAAAAAACATTCATTATCGATTACGGTATTGCTGGTGAATTTATATTTACATTAAATGGTTTAGTTTTAGCACCTATTTATGATTACACAATAAGTGGTAGTACAATTACCTTAGTTGAACCAACTGTAAAAGGAGACATAGTAACTTTAATTTATACAACAACTGGTGGAAACAAATTAACTAATGACAATATACAAATAACTTCTGCGATTACAAGTGGTTCTACAAATAATCAAGGCACAAATCAAGTTTACTATAACACAACACAAGATAAATACGAGATTTATGCCAGCACAACACCAAATTATGGTGGTTCTATAATTGTAATGATAAACGGTGTTTCTTTAGCCAATAATATTGATTATTATCAATCGACTTCAAACCCTAAAAGAATTATTTTGGAAGGTGATTTAATGATAGGTGATATAATAACAATAGTATATTTTCCAACAGTTTCTTTAATAAATGGTATATTAACCAGTAATCCTATAATTTCATGGTCAGCAAATGCACCACAAAAGGTAAACGGTACTTATACTTTAGAAGTAAGTACTGGAACCAGTTTTTCAACATTATATAGTTCTAGTTCACAAGATTACATTATTGGTCAAACGTTATATTATAGCACATTTACTGCATCTGGTGAAATTGGAACAAAATTATATTATAGAGTTAAGAATGAAAAAAACTACGTAACTATTTGTGGTAATGTTATTAGTACCACTGCATATAGTGAAACAATACCAATAATAATCCAATCAAACTCAATAAATTCATACTAATATTATTGACTATTGGATATTTATAACTAAAATAAAGGTAAATAAAGATATTTATAAAATATGAGTTACATAATTAATAGCACAAACCCATTTGTCAGCATAAAATTGACTGAGAAAGGTAGAGAACAGTTGGCATTGGGTCAACTTAATTTTACATATTGGAGTATAGGCGACTCTGAAATCAATTATGGTAGGGAAGCAATTGTGGATGCAAATCCAAACGATGTGACATTATCTGCTACCAGCAAAGTTATGAGACCTTTTGATAGACAACCAAACATCAAATATTTCATCACGCCAAGTAATGTTAGTTCTCACTATCAAAACATCAATGCTGGAAATATGAACGTTGTGAAAGCTGTTGTAAATAATGAAGCAGCTGAAAGAGGGTTTTTTGTTGATAACATGACTGGTTTTACAACAGATTTAAGTTCAAACTTAACACCTTATCAAGAATCTGTAGCCAATTCTACATTAAGCGGTGGTACAAATTTAACATTATCATCAACAACCAATATCGCAGTTGGGGATATAATTCTTATTAAATTAACCGATTCTTTAGTAGGTTCTATTTCAACTGATGATACTACAAATGCTATACCTAATTTATGGTTTAAAGTTCAAGGAATTACTGGAAACACAGTAAATGTCGACAGAAATTTACCTAATTATTCAGCGGATTCTGCTTCTTCTAATATTTTAGTTTATAGAGGTGGTGAAATTTATAATACAATTTCAAGCGGAACAACAACTTCTTATTGGGATTCTGGAACGCTTTCATTTAACTCAAATGTAAATATTACCTGCCATGATGTTCCAGTTTGGAATATGAATAATGTATGGTGTGAAAACATGGCTGGTATGAGTGCAAATACGGCATATGAAGATTACACTAAATTTGGTTCTTATCCATACTTAGGTACGAAAAACCCATATTTTGAATATTTGTGTGAAAGCACTGGAACATCAATTAATTTTAATTGTAACGGACCAGGTATAAGCTATCCAGATGATGTTAAAAAATCAATATCCATCATACATTATACAAATAATGCTATTTCAAATCTTTATGGCGAGTTTTTATATGTAGACGCTACAAACAATAAATATGTTAAGTTACATATCCCTAATTTGATGTACCATAGAGCTGGTTATGCTACAAGTAGTGGCACTACGATGGGTATGACATTTATAGCTTCTGGTGCTACACAATTATTAGGAACAAGCCAAATTGAATATATTGATTTAATTGAACACCCAGATATGATATCAACGGCCAATACAACTACAATGGTTGTTGGTAAAGTTTTTCCACAATTAAAAATGATTGTAATAGATGATGACGAAATTGTAGCGGCTATGTCTTATAAATCAAATAGAAACTGGACACTTCCAGCATTGGCTGCCAACATTCAATCACCGTCTGGGGGTACATCAACTGGTGTGTTGCAACCTAACGAAACAATTTATTTAACGTATAGCTTAGAAAATACGGCATCTACTGGTTTAACAAGTAGTTTACCTTGTCAAGAATATATTAAAGTAACCAATAACTCATCATCTCCAAAAGACATTGTGTTTAGAATAAACGAAACAGATTTATTGCCTTATATGCGTAAGCTAGAAAGTGTTTCCTATGATGGTTATGGTTTTTATGCAAATAATTTTAAATTATTATATCAAATAATGCCAGATTCTATTACACGTCCAGACCCATCAATGTGGATGTATTATGATTATACTTCTAATGCGTTAACAAGTATGTCTGGTCAAACTATCGACCCTAAAGCTTTGGAAAATCAATCACCGTTGATAACTGGATTTTTATTAGATAAAATTAAATATTCTGCGTCAACAAACTTTAATTTAATTCCTTTGCTTAATATGGCACCAAACAATCAACCAAATAATTTACAATTTGGTGACGAAAGATTTTTCTACGGTAACTTAGAAACATATATTGGAGCTACAATATATAAAACAATATTTGATTTAAGGATAAACTCTGGTCAATTTAATACTACAACCAACCCAACTAGAAGCCAAGACCCTACCACCAACCCACCAGATATTCGAATAACTGATGTTGGTGTTTATGATTCTGCTCAAAATTTGGTTTGTATAGGTAAACTTAGCAAACCAGTTTTATTGACGGCTGGTAATACAATAATGTTAGAATTATCAATAGATTTTTAATAAACAGGTAAATCATGGGATTTAATACATCAGCATACACATTAACACTAACGGCCAAGTTAACACCAATTGGTAGACAAAGACTTGTATCAACCAATAATGCATTGATATCATCATTTTCTTTAGGTGACTCAGATGCAAATTATAACGTACCATTGCCTTTAACAACAGGACAAGTTCCAGCTGAAGCTGGTGAAATAGGTACCAATGCATCTATAAGCAATAGTACAACAGTAAATGCGTCTATAAAAAGTAAATTAATTCTTAATGCTAGTGGTTCTTTGATTAAACCAGTAGAAAAACAATCTACTTTGGTTTCTGTAGAACAAATGTCAAATGGTTTAACAACTGTAAGTGGTAGCAATATTTCACAAGTAATAGTTAATAGAAATAATTATAATACAGATAGTCTTGTTAATTTATATTATTCTTTTGGTCTTCCATTATCATATTATGATGATAATACATATACTGGTATAACATATGCTAATGGTGGTTATTCGGATACCACTCTTAGTGGTCTAGCACAGACCAATATTCTTGTTTTAGGTATAAAGAATACAACTTATGGTGAATGTTTGGATGGTAAAACAATTAAATTAATTTTACCAACATCTGCTGGTACTTACACTGTTTATAGTACATTTCAAAATAAAGGAGTTTCAACTAATGTTGAAGATGCTAATATTATAGATACTTCAGTTGTTACAGCTGGCATTGATTCAAATATTGCATTATTATTTTCTGATAACATTGTAAAACCAAATGGTGGTGACCCAACTTTATCTTGGGCAACTGGTTTCAATACCGTAAAACCTTTTACTAATAATGGCAAACAATTTTATAATTTACAAACCAATTCAAATTTAGGTCAATCAGCCGATACGATGGTTGGTGTGGCTTATTTAGATAAAGGATTTTTAGTAATCACTCATCCAACAATAGTTAATAATTACACAGTTTCAGCTTCTACAGCCACAACAATAACTTTTGATAGCGTATCTACTGCTGTATATCAAAACATTACATGCATTGCTGGTAGAGGGGAATTCGGTGGCTCTACCAATCCAACATTTACTGGTTCAGATACAGTTAGAATTAGCGAATTAGGATTGTATGATAATTTGGGTAATTTAATTGCTATGGCTAAAACAGACCGTCATATAACTAAAAATATAAATGAATTTAAAGCATTTAATGTAAAAATTACTCTTTAAACTTTACCTTTATAAAACAACCCTTAAATTAAAAATAAAAATTTATGGGAAAAGAACCACAATTTATTTTATCGTTAGACGTTTCAACCAGTTGCATAGGAATTGCTTTGTTTGAGGATTTGGGTACCAAAGGCGATTTGAAATTATTACATCATGTTAGCCCAAAAGTAAAACCTCAACCAAAAAATAAAATGGAAGAATTATTCAGAAAAGTTGAAATTTTTCAATCTGAATTTTTAAACAAATATATTAATTTTGGGATTAAAAAAGTAATAATTGAAGAACCACTACTTCAATCTAATAATGTTTATACAATAGCAACTCTTTTACGTTTTAATGGAATGATTTCCAAATCAGTATTTGATACTATAGGTGTTGTGCCAGAATTTATTTCTTCTTATGATGCTCGTAAATATGCTTTCCCAGAATTAATGGCGGTTAGAAAATTTAAAAAAGATGGTACTCCATTGTTAGAAAAACAAATTAATAAAAATTCTCCAGTTTTATTTGGTGACTATGATTTTGATGTGGAGAAAAAATATATCCTTTGGGAAAAAGTAGCTGAATTAGAACCACAAGTAACTTGGTTCTACGATAAAAACAACAAGCTAAAAAAAGAAACATTTGACACATCAGATGCTTATGTAGCTGCTCGTGGTTACATGATGAAAATGGGTTTTTGGAAAATTTAATAGTTTCTTGTTTTTTAAAAATAAATTTAGTACCTTTGTGGAATGTCACATTTTTTATTAGTTGATATTCTTGAAAGTTTTCTAGGTGAACATAGGAAACATAACGAAGACACTGGCCAAATTTCATTTGATTGCCCAGCGTGTTCGGAAGAAAAGGGTATGTTAGATGGTGACGGTAAAGGTAATTTAGAAATAAATTACAACTTAAATAAGTTTAGATGTTGGGCGTGTCAAGACGTTAACAATATGCATGGTTCTGTCATGAAATTGTTAAAGCGTTATGGTTCTACCAAAAACATACGTGATTATTTATTGGTTAAACCAGATGCAGATGAGGTTCGTGATAAAGAACATAAGGATATAGTAGTTACATTACCAGAGGGTTACAAAAAGTTATCTGAATGTACTGATAAAGATTATAAAGCTAATATAGCTAAGAATTACTTATACGAGCGTGGTATAACTGATGATATCATCAAAGAATTTGATATCGGTTATACTATTAGAGGCAAATTTTATAATAGAATCATAATTCCATCTTATGATATAAATGGTAAATTAAATTACTTTATTGCTAGATGGTTTTCCAAAGAAAAAACCAAGTTAAAATATCTAAATCCAGAAGTTGAAAAGCAAGAAATCATTTTTAATGAGGGGAAATTAAATCTTGATGCCACAATTTACTTAGTAGAAGGTGCAACTGACCATATTGTTGTACCAAATTCAATCCCTTTATTGGGAAAATACGTCTCAATTAAACTTTTAGAGTTATTACATGACCATGCTATGGGTTATATTGTAATTGTTTTAGATGATGATGCTAAAAAAGATTCTATAAATCTATATAGACAATTAAATTTTGTGGATTTACGAAATAGAATTAAAGTATGTTTTCCGCCTAATGGTTATGACCCATCAAAAATTTTTGAGAAATTAGGTAAAAAAGGTATTATTAAGTTATTAACGACTGCAAGATTCTTATCTGAGGATGAATTATGGTGAACTACCCACCCACGCCAAAGGCGATGGGATGGGCTTCGGGTTTCACAGCTTTGTGCTTCTTTGCAGAAGTCTTATTTATAGCTCCACCCTTGTAATCGCACAGTTCCTGACGATATATTTTTAATCCTTCTTTGAGAATGTTCTTTGCAGCATTAAGGTCACGGTCTAATACGTGTCCGTTTTTGCAAGTCCATTCTCTTATTGAAAGATTTAAGTCTTGATTTATCCAACTGCACTCACAACAAGTTTTTGAACTTGGATACCAGCGATTAATTTTAACAATTTGTTTGTCGTTCCAATTTGCCTTGTATTCAAGTAGTCTTACAAAAGTTCCCCAACTGGCATCTGATATGTGTTTTGCAAGTTTATGGTTTTTTACCATACCTTTCACATTCAAATCTTCTAATGCGATTATAT